AGCGGAACAAACGGTAGTAACGGTGCAAATGGTGCTGCTGGTACAAGTGGTAGTAGCAACACAAGCGGTAGTAGCGGAACAAATGGTAGTGCTGGTAAGAGTGGGGCTGCGGGTACAAGCGGTAGTAATAGTACAAGTGGTAGCAGCGGTACACAAGGAACTTCCGGTTTAAGTGCTCCTGCAGGTACAAGTGGTATAAGTGGTGGTTCGTTTACAAATCAACCCGATTATCTTGTAAAAACAACAAGTACAACTACATTACAAAGTGTAAGTTTCTTAAGTGTTTCTGGAACAACGCTTACTGTTGCTGGTTCGTTAGTTGAAACATCTACAGAAGGTAGTAAAACTGATATAACGCCATTAATACCTCCACATTTACAAAAGATACTTTCTTTAGTACCTGTATATTTTAGATATAAAAATGATCCTAAATCTGAATTGATGATAGGTTTGATAGCTGAACAAGTTGAAAAAATTTATCCTGAATTTGTAAGTTATGATCACAATGGTAAATTAAGCGGTGTTAATTATACGAAATTAACCGCAGTGTTAATACAAGGCATAAAAGAAATTGTTGATTTAATTGATAAACAACAAGAACAAATAAATATAATAAATAAAAAGTTGGGATTATAATTATAGTTATATAAAGTATGGCACAATTACAATTAACAGGTGTTACAAGCAGTTTAAGGGTTCTTGTTACATCCGCTACACCGCCTTCATATAAATTAGATCTTACAGGATCATTAGCTTGGAATAATAGTGCAAATTATTGTTTATTTAGAGCTGGAAATGCTGTAGTAGGTAGACATCCATCTTGGGGAGATTATGCTAGCTTTTATCATGCAGCTACAACTAATACCGGCGGTACTACCACTAATTATTGTTTAATGCACGGTCCTGTTGGAAACACATATTTAAACGCTTCATCGGGACAATTAATTTATTTTGTAAATAACGGTGGTACTTATACAGCTAATATTGGAGGTACAGGTCTTTCAGTAGGCAATGGTACAACCGGAGCTGCATATACATTGGATGTGGGAGGTACATGTACTATAACGGGTAATACTGGTATAGGTGCTGCAGCTGGAATAAACTCTACTGATGGAAAATTGCTTATAAATGCGGGTGGTACAAGTAAACCAGCTTTAGAATTTACAAATTGTGGTGGAAATGGATCTACTAACAGTGCAAATTTTAGTGTTTTTAAAGGATGGTTGGCGGTAAAAATTGGCGCCAATGTGGGTCCAGCGACATCCGTTGTAGCTGGAACATATTATATAAGATTGTGGGGATAATATATGAAAAATATTAAATTTAAAATTATAAGATATTCTGATCATAAATTAGGCGAGACTCCCGCTAAAATCGTCGGGTTTAATCTAGTGCATGTGGATGACGAGTCGATATCAGCGTATCACGAAACTGTATTAACAGGATCTCAGTTTATTGGAAAAACCACTGAAGAATGTATTGATACGGCATTTTCCATGTTAAGTTCTTCCATGGCGGTCACAGCAAATAAATTATTAACTGAACAGAGTGTTATAGGTAGTTATTATATACCAAATTGAAAAATATTACACTAACATCGACATACAATTTTGAATCTGGTTATGGAAACTTGTTGTATACTTTATTAAATGATTTGCCAAAAAATGGATATAATGTAATACCGAGATCTTACACTCCAATATCCGAAAAATATCTTTCATTTTTTGACAAAAATTATACTTACGATTCCGATTTATTGGATTTATGTTTGCTTGGTCTATCAAATGATATATCAATGCATAATGTTTTTACACATATTTCGTTTGATAGGCCTAGAGTATTATTTACAATGTGGGAATCTACGAAAATTAATGATTTAATGATTGAAATATTAAGTAAATTCCATCATATAATGGTACCAAACAACTATAATAAAATTAATTTTAAAAACCAAGGATTAAATACAAAAATAGATGTTGTACCTTTATTTTGTGACACAAATTTTTTTTCTTATAAGAAACATAATGATAAAAATAAATTTATATTTGGAGTTGCAAATGAAGATCCTCGTAAAAATTTAAATAAAGTTATTAACTGTTTTATCAAAGCGTTTCGTGGATTTAACGATGTTGAATTACAAGTTAAAACATGTACATCTATTACAAATAAAATATTTGATTCTCGTATAAAATACATCAGTGCCACATACAATCAAAACGAATTATGTGATTGGTATTATAATTTGGATGTATATGTAAGCGGCGTTACCTGTGAAGGATGGGGAATGATGCAACAAGAAAGTATGTGTTGTGGTAGACCCGTGATATATACATCTTATGGAGGATTAAAAGAATTTATTAACAATCAAGTTGGATTTGAAATAAAATACGAAGAAGTGTATAGTAAAAATCACTGGGGCGAACATAGTGGTAAGTGGAGTGAATTTAACGAAGATGATATGATTGAAAAAATGATATATTGTTATAATAACCGAGATGAAGTAAAACACAAAGGTTATTTGGCCGCTAAACATGCTAGTCAATTCACAAAAGAACGATTTTTAAAAAAAATAGATAATATATTAAGTGAATATATATGAATATGAACACGAATAAACCTGTTTTTGAATTGAGTGATATTGAATTAAAAGCGTTTGCATATGATACAACAGTCGAAATTAAAAGGCTGCAAAAAAATTTAGATTTGATAGATATGGAATTGGAGAGACGGAAAAATTCAGTGGTAGTCAGAATGTCACAAGAACAATTTAATCAATCATTAGAAACAAATCAAAAATAAAATAAATATTTTTTTTGACTTTTGAATTTATAGAAAGTATAAGTATAAGCAAGCGCTTTGATGAACTGAAAGTACTTGATGAGATATAAAATATAATAAATGCTTATATAATAAGCTGCTTAAAGCATAGGTACTTTTTATAAAAATAACACTGAATATTACCTATTTATAATAGATGAAAGTACCTAAGTTTAAAGTATATTTGGATATGGATGGAGTAATTGCTGATTGGGCTAAGCAATTTGAACGCTTTAGTGGTGGTATACCTGTTGAACAATATGAAGCTGACAAAGGCAAAGAAGCTCGTTATCAATTAGTTAACGATAAAGGCAGTGAGTATTATGCTACATTGCCGTGGATGACTGATGGTGAATTACTTTACAATTTTTTGAATTGTTGCAACACTGAAATATTAAGTCATGCACCAAACTCAGCTGCAACTAAAGGTAAGTTAATTTGGCTTAAAAATAACAATATTAAGCTTAAGCCTAATCTTGTTAGCAAATCAACCGATAAAGCTAAATTTGCTACACCTGATAGTATATTAATTGATGACAAGCCTCAAAATGTTGATGAGTTTGTAAAAGCTGGTGGTAAAGCCATATTACATAAAAATAGCATAGACACTATTAATAAGTTAAAAGAATTAACCGGTATAAAAGAATCTAATAGAATTTATAATAGTATACTTAACCCCCAACTTTTTGATGAGAATGATAATCTTAAGCAAGATGTGCTTAAATCACTCAAAGAAATAGGCAAAGCCTTTTATGAAAATACTGAATTAGAAGCGCCTATAAAAGATATACTAATGATAGGTAGTAGTGCGGGTTATAACTGGACTCCCACAAGCGATATTGATTTACATATATTAATTGATTTTAAAGATATTGACGAAAATAAAGATTTAGTAAAAGGATATGTTGATGCACTTAAAAGCAATTGGAATCAAAATCATCACATAAGAGTAGGCAATCACCCGGTTGAAGTTTATATACAAGACATAGACGAAAAAAACAAAAGTCAAGCAGTATACAGCATATTAAATGATAAGTGGGTTTTAAAGCCTGAATACGAGGATTTAGATATTGATAAAGACGCTATAAAGAAAAAGTATAAAGATTTAACCGCTAGAATAGATAAAGCAGTAGAAAGTGAAGATATTGATGCACTTAAGAAGTTAATGAAAAAGATATATGATATGCGTCAAACCGGTTTAGATAGTGTAGGTGAATATAGCACGGAAAACTTGGTATTCAAGTTATTGAGAACAAAAGGTTACATCAATAAGATTAAAGACACATCTAAAAACTTGATTGATAAAAAATTAAGTATAGATTAAGTTCCAAATCCATTTACCATTGCCGCAATCCCAAATTCTATCAAAACCGTTCTGTAACATATTTTCCCACTCGGTTAAAGTTGGATCATATTTTTCCAATGCTTTTATAAGCTTATGCTTTTGAAAAGTCATTCTATTATGTAACGATTTGTAATCAGGACTTATGTACCAATAATTTGGTGGTGTATTTTCAATAAAATTAAAGCCGAGGGTTTGGTAAATTGTACCATTAAAATATCTTCTATCACTGTAAGACACTATTGTATCAGGAGAATAGTCTTCCAAAAATTGTTTAAATAATTTAGAAGCACCTCCTATAATGTTTGTGTTTAATTTATTACAATATCTATACATTTCATACTGTATTTTTTTATCAAATCTAGATTTAACAAAGGTCATTACTGATACGAGTTCCCCGTTATTAAACAAACCATATTGAATAGAAGATTTGTCTTTGCCTTGAATATGGTTATGTTCTAAAAAAATATTTTTTTCATTTTGGCTTACATTCTTAACAACACAATTTCTCGCATAAATTTTATTTGTATTAACTTGCAAAATGTTACATAGTATAGATTTAACAATTTCTTTTTTATAAACCCATTCGTTTTCAAAAATATGAATCAACCGTATGCTTTTTGAAATACAACTACGACTTTTATTTAAATGATATGTTTTTTTAATATTATTACCATTCTCACTGTGCCAATAAAGTCCGTTAAATTCAATTGCTATATTTTTTGAAGGTATATAAATATCCAACTCTTTACCATTTAAAACCGTTCTATCTTTTCTTTTTATAACAATATCATTTGCAACAATTGATTTTACAAACAAATATATTTCATTTTCAATTGTATCTTTATCTAAAGGATTACAGTAATTACAAAAAATATGATTGATCCTATAAACATCCGTTTCAAATTGCTTATTACATTTATTACACAAAAACTTATATTTGTTTCTAAATGAATATCCGATATATTCACTGTCACTAAATAATGGCGTTATGTTTCTAACGGTACAATAATTTTTTAAAAATTCATATCTTATTTGTTTTGATTTATTTTTTATTTCGTCACGGATTTTATCGGACTTTAATACATTATCAACGCCGTACTTTTCTAGACAAGTAGATTTTATTTTTTGAATGTTTGTATAGTTTTCATCGCCATAACGATCCAGCTTAGTCTTTCTTACTTTAACATTATACTCTTTAAGCTTGCTATAACTAGTTACGCCATATTTAGCAAGAATTGCTTTTTGAAAATTACTTTGTGTTTCTCTTGTCTGCATCGGATGCAAACCACCATATTTTTCTTTATATGTTTCTGACTGGGAACTTCTCATTTTATTTAAAACATCTATATCGGAATTGGCACACTTCTTACTACAATAAGTGGATTTTTTTCTTTTATAAAATGAAACGCTATATACACCATTACAATGTTTACATGTTTTATTAACAAAGTCTGGATTATTTTTTGGTCTACTCATAATTAACTTTGGGTTCGTATATAGATAAATATTAATAAATTTTTACAATAAATAAAAAATATTTATTTTTTTTATATTTATAATAAACAGTAAAGAAAGGTAAAAATTATGGCAGAATTACTAAATCCGAGTGAAATATTTTATACGGCGTTTGAACCAAAGGTTAAAAACCGATTTATTCTTTATGTTGACGGTATTCCGTCATTTATCGTAAAGAAGGTTAACCGCCCTAAACTTACTCAAGCTAAGAAAGAACTTGATCACATCAATGTCAAGACTTACTATAAGGGTAAGAGCGTTTGGGATGAAGTATCAATGGAACTTTATGATCCAATTGTTCCTTCTGGCGCTCAAGCAGTAATGGAATGGGTTCGTTTGCACCACGAATCTGTAACAGGTCGTGATGGTTATCAAGACTTCTATAAGAAGGATATAACCATTAATGTTCTCGGACCTGTAGGCGATAAAGTAGAAGAATGGCAATTGAAGGGTGCTTTCATTACCAGTGCCGATTTCACCGATATGGATTGGAGCGATGACGGTGCTGCTCAAATGATCACTGTTGGTGTAGCATACGACTACGCAATTCTCCAATACTAAGAGATGTTTTACAAAAAAGAACCCCAGCAAACGCTGGGGTTTTTCTATTTATTATTATATGCAATTAGGTAAAAAATTATTTGTAATTTATCCCGGTAGATTTCATCCTTTCCACAAGGGTCACAAAGGAGTATATGATTATTTAAGTACAAAATACGGTGGTAGTGATGTATATATAACAACTACCGATAAAGTGGAATTACCTAAATCGCCTTTTGATTTCAACGAAAAATTACAAATGATGACATTGACGGGTATACCGGCGAACAAAATACTTAATGTTACTCAAAATTATAATATAACAAATTTAGAAGGTAAAATACCTATTGATTTAAATAGAGATAGTGTAATTTTTGCTGTCAGTGAAAAGGACATGTCTGAGGATCCCAGATTTAGCAAATTTACTAAAAAGGATGGCAGTCCGTCGTATTTACAACCACTTCCTAAAAAATTAGATAAATTACAACCTGCTATAAAACATGGTTATATTGATACTGTGCCTACAACTACATTTACTGTATTGGGTAAACCAGCAACGAGTGCGAGTGAATTAAGAAAACAATATGTATCTTTATCACCGGAAGAAAAGAAATTATTTATAACTGATTTATTTGGAAAGTATAGTAAAATCGTACAAAACATTATGGATACTAAATTAGGCGAATTACAACTTACTGAATCACAAAAAAAAGCTTTAAAATCTATTATTCGTAATATTCTCAAAGAAGATGAAGCTAAAGTAAAGTCGGCAACACACAAAGCTAATTTAGCGTTAGTAGCACAAAGACAAGCAGAACTTGATGACGCTCAAGAAAAATATAATCTTGCCAAAGAAAAGTATGATAATGCTACTACACCTGAAGAAAAAGATGCAGCTGAAGTTACATATAATAATGCTAAGAAAACTGTAGATGCTAAAAAATCAATGGTTGATGCCGCAAAACATCAAGCCAAAACTTAATTATAAAAACATAAAATACTAAGTGTAGACTATATATTGTTATAAAGTTATGAGCGACGAAATTTTTATTCAAAAATTAAAACAAGAACACGAATCTACTTCTACAAAAAGTTCTGTAAATTCAACAACATATCCTGCTGAAAATATCAACCTGCCTTCTAAAGGTTATTTTTATGATGAAAAATCTCCCTTGAGCAAGGGCAGTATTGATATGAAGATGATGACTGCAAAAGAAGAAGATATTTTGACGAATGAAAATTACATAAAGAAGGGTATTGTTCTTGATAAACTTCTTGAAAGTTTGATTGTAACTCCAGGTGTAAATGTGGCGGATTTGTTGATGGTTGACAAGAACGCTTTGTTTATTGCTGCTAGACGATTGGCATATGGCGATAATTACGGGCCCGTTAAGATTGAATGTAAGAGATGTAACACTGAAAACAAAGTTACTATCAATCTAGGTGAAGTTCAAGAAAAAGATGTTGACTTTTCAAACATGGAGAGAGGAGTCAATGAATTTGAGTTTATATTTCCAACTTCAAAGAGAAAAATCACTTTCAAGTTATTAACATCGGGTGATGAAGAAAATATAGATCGTGATTCAAAAGCTATATCCAAAGTCAAAAAGAACGCTAGCGCTGAAGTAACTACTCGTTTAAAGAGAATGATTACAAGTATTGATGATAAGCGTGATCCAGCTTCTATAGCTAAATTCGTAGATAATGAATTACTATCAAGAGACAGCATGGCGCTTAGAGGTTATGTAAAGTCTATTGCTCCGGAACTTGATTTAGGATTTAATTTTGCATGTGAACAGTGTCAGAACGAAGAAAGGATGGATGTACCGATGACGGTACAGTTTTTTTGGCCTGACGCCGGAGTATAAAGTAATTGTACACAAACAAATATTTGAATTGTGTTACTTTTCACAGGGAGCTATAAATGTAGATATTGCTTATAAATTGCCTGTATTCTTGCGTAATTTCTACTATCACCAATTAGTAGATATAAAAAACAGAGAAAACGAATCCTATAAACAACCTTCTAAAAAGCCGGGGAAAATAGATAAACCATTTTGATATAAAAACATGATATATAGTATATTTATATCATATGGCAACCCCATTTGATTCAACAAAAGCTAAAGAAATAGTAGACATTCTTGAAAGAGGTGGTCCTGAAGCCGACGCAATTGTTAATGCATTTAAACGATTAGACTTTGAGTTTACCCGCGTTTCTACTAAAGCTAGACAGTGGGGAGATAATCTTGACAAAGCTTTAGAAACTATTGTAGAAACTAGAAAAAAACAAGCCTTATTGGAAAGTGGACTGTCTCGTATGAATAACGAACAGAAAGCACTTTATCAAAGTGTAGTTAAAACAACCGGTGGTTACGATTTGTCATCTAAAATTCAGGAGGAAATGAATGAGTCAGCTAATAATTTAAAGTACGCTTTAGAACAACAAGCAAAACTACAGGCCACAATAGACGCAAAACAACAAGAAATGTTGGTTACGAGTGGTGATGTTAAAGATGCATTGATGGAAGAAGTTAGGGCTTTAGAAGAACAGAAAAAAGTTTCCGGTAAAATAGTTGAGTTAGAAAAAGAAAGATTTAAAACCGCTAAATTGACACAATCCGTTTTAAAATCAAAAGAATTTATTTTTAAAGAATTAAATATACCGTCTAGTTTTAAAGAAATGTTATCACAGACTTTTGACCGATTTAAGGAAATAGATAAAGTAACAACGCAAGTAAGACAACAATTCGGTTTATTTAGAAAAGACGCCGAAGGATTAGAAAAACAAATAAGAGACACCTCTGTAGATTTAGCACATTTTGGTGTATCCGCAACAGATGTTGCTAATACAATATCAACTGTAGGTAAAAACTTTTCATATATTTCCGGAAGAAATAGTGCAATGGTAAAAGATATAACCGTGTTTAGCAAACAAATGGGTATATCAGCTGATACAAGTGCAAAGTTCTTAAAAACAATTGGTGGTGTAAGCGGTAAGAGTGCTGAGTCTAAAACAAACATGCTGAGTATGGCAGGTGCCGCTGCTAAAGCATATGGTGTTGGACTAGAAGATGTAATGAATGAAGTTGCCGATGCTAGTGATGATGTAAGAATGTTTGCAGGTAAAAACGCGGATGAAATGGTAAGAGCCGCCGCACAAGCAAGACAGATGGGTACCACATTGACTAATATGGCAGCTACTGCTAAGGGTCTTTTGAATTTTGAAAGTAGCATACAAAACGAACTTAAGGCAAGCGCTTTAATTGGCAAGAATATTAACTTTAATGAAGCTCGTAGATTGGCATTCCAAGGAAAAGTGGTTGAAGCTAACAAAGTTATATTAGATCAAGCTAAGAAAATAAAGTTTAATCAACTCAATCCGTTGGCACAAGAAGCGTTTGCTCAAGCAGCTGGTAAATCTGTAAAAGAGTTACAAGACATGTTAGAAGCTGAAACTCGTATAAAAGACGCTTTAAAATCGCAAGATCCGGAAGTTAGAAAATTGGCTGAAGAAAGATTAAAAGAACAAAAAGCTCTTAAAGATAATCCAAAATTGGCTCAACAAAAATATGAACAAGATTTAAAATCTAAGAGTAATCAAGAAAGAATGGCAACTTTGCAAAATAAAATCAATCAACAATTGCAGAAGTTTATGTTGCCTGTTTTAGAAGCAATAACAATTGTCATGGATAAAATTGTTGATTTATTTGAAAAACTTAAACCCGAAGAATTAATTCAACCGTTCTTAAAAATAAGAATGTTTATATCTTTATTTCAAAAAGATACATATTCTGTATTTACAATATTTTCTAAAATAAAAAATGCAATTAGTGGTACAACTCAACCGTTACAAGAATCTGTAACACTTACTAAAAAAATAGGAGACGCATTTAGAAAATTTGGTTCCGAAATTTCGCCTGTAACTAATTCAATTAAGTCTGGTGTTTCAATCATAGGTACTAAAATTAGTAATATTTTTAAACTGGTTACCGAAGGAATTTCAAATTTTCGTACAAAAACAAATAATATTTTAAAATCAATAACCTCCGGAGTTTCAAATGTAGGTTCAAAAATTGGCAACCTTTTTAAACCTGTTACATCAGCTGCTTCGGGATTTGGTAAATTAGTAACTGGAGTTTTTAAACCTGTTACATCAGCTGCTTCGGGATTTGGTAAATTAGTAACTGGAGTTTTTAAACCAATTACACCTATCATTTCGGGATTTGGTAAATTAGTAACGGGCGTATTTAAACCGATACTCGGATTATTTGGCACATTAGGCAAGGTTGGTGCCGGAGCCGCTTTTGGGTGGATCAGTAAAATAGGGCCTTTGTTTGGTACGGTTGCTAAATTTTTAGGACCAATAGGAATTTTAATAACAGTGGTTCAAGGAGTTGCCGCGTTCATAAAAGGATTTACCGAAACAACGGGATCGATGGGAGACAAAATTACCGCTGGGCTAAAAGGAGTATTTAAAAGTTTAATACTAGAACCACTAGAAATGGCGTGGGGATTAATAAAGAAAATACCAGGCTTTCTTGCAGAAGTTGATTTTGGCGCAATATACAAAGACATAACGACGGGTCTTTTAGATGCATTTGTTAAATTACCCGACATGTTTGAAAGTCTTTTCACAGGCAAAGGTGGCGGTGGTGGAAAACCAATAGAATGGGGAAAAATATTTAAAAATGTTGGATCCTTACTTGTTGAAATATTAATATTCTCTTTTTATAAACTGCCGAAAGCGATACTTATAGTAGTCGGAAAACTAGGACTTTTATTGGTAAAAGGTTTAGTTGCTATAGGTCCGATGTTGTACGAAGCTTTAATTTCCGCATTTAAATCTGGATGGGAGTGGATTACATCTTTTTTCGGTGGCAAATCTCCATCTAAATTGGGTTTATCTATAGTAAACGGTATAGTATCAATTGGAAGCATGCTGTTAGACGGATTGTTATCTCCATATAAATTAGCATGGTCAGTTATTAAAAAAATATTTACCACTGATACGATGGAGACCGTATTGTCAACATTGACCGGTTTAGTTGTCAAGGTATTTGACATCGTGACTGCGCCGTACAAAATGGCGTGGAATCTTATAAAGTCAATATTCACCATAGAAATGTTATCAACTATATTAAGTACTCTTAACGGCGCAGTTAGTAGTATATTTGATTCGTTAGTTACACCTTTTAAATTGGGATTTGATTTCATTAAATCTACACTAGAATCCGTAAAACCAATTATTTCTGAAATAGGTACATTATTTGGAAATGTATTCTCTACAGCATTCAACGGTGTATTAAAAGGACTTGAGTTAGTTTGGGAAAAAATAAAGGGTATTGGTGGATTTATAATGGATGTTGTTGGTAAAGGCATATCTTTAGTAACAAACATTGTAGGTGGCGGCACAACTGAACCAACTAAAGCAGTTGGAGAACCTGGAAAAACACCTGTCGGAAATGAACTTGTAGATGCAATTGTTAACTCAAATAGATTAGTTGTAGAAAAATTGGATAAATTGACACAATTAATGAGTTCTGGTCAAATAGCTGTTTATATAGATGGACAAAAGGCAAATCAGTTATTAGCTGCATCTTCTAATAAATTTGGTTCTTTAGGTCAAGCAACAACTTTCTAATTTAATATTTATAATTAATGGCAAATAGTAATACATATGTAGCGGGTCTAGCACCAACTGGTGCGGAAGTAAGCACATTAAGTCAAGTACAATCAAATGGATTGTTACTACCCGTACCAACCGGTCAATTTATTGATACAAGAGCACCCGGTAAATTAGAAGTAATATTTAATACCGGTAACAATAGTGAAGTAATTTATAGCAAAAATAAACCACAAGATCTTTATTTAAAAGGACTAGTACAGTCACAATTAGCTCCACCTTTTTATGTAAATCCAAATCAAGGTCAACGACAAAAAATTAATGCAAATCGTATATTTCCAGTAGAAGCAGCATTAAGAGATACTACCAGAGTAAGTAGATTTTTAGGATCAAGTAAAGGTGTAACATTTTTTACAAAACAATTATTGCTACAAGGATTACAAACATTTGACGAAACCAAGGTTTATAATCCTGCAAGTCCAATATTGGCTGCCTTTTGGCCCGCTTCATTTGGATTACTAAATAGACCACAAAGATTTATTGATACTAGTAATTTATTAGGCGGACTGATTGGTGCAGCTGGTTTAGGTGGAGTAGTAAATACAATAGGCGGTTTATTTGGAAAAACAGCGGCAAATCCGCCACCACCAAGAAGCACAGTTGCTAGTGCTGATAGTGAACCTAAATCTGGATTGGGTGGATTTTTCAATATAGGTGGTATATTTGGTGGTGGTGACAAAAGTGATGTAGTATTACCTATAATGGCACAAGATGGTGCTAAAGGATTGATTAGAGGTAATACTGCTACAAATGCTTATAATGCTTCAAGATATTCATCACTCATACCACCATCCGGTGGTGGTGGATTTTTTGGTAATTTATTAAAAGCAGCCGGATCTTTCTTAAAAAACAATTCTTTGTTGGGTGGTATATTTCCACCTACACAACCTATAGCAGGATTAAAATATCGTGCTGATGAAAACACATATCAATACATGTTGACATCTGATAGGTGGAGTGCATTTGCTACGCAAGCAACTGATACGAATCCAAATTTAAGTACAGGCGTAAATCAAGGCAATTATCTTTTATACAGTGGCACACAATCAAAATCTCAGGGTGGATTTTTTGGTGCTTTATTAAAAGGAATCGGACTTAATACAAATACTGTTACAAACGCCGGATCCGTTGCAATTAGATTCTATAACGGTGGTAATTCAACAAATAAACTTAGATTATATGTAAATGGTAATACAGCCAACAATAGAACAAATAGTAAGCTAGGAATAACATTTGATACAACCGGAAATCTAGGTAAATTAGATTTAAGTGATACCAGTAAAGTCACTCAAGAATCAATAGATTCGGTTAATGGAAGCAATATTTCAAACGGATCAAATCGCTACGGCGATGTTGTAAAAGTAACACCGGATAACGAATTCAGTGATCAATTACTAAACTATAACATCTTTACAGATAAAAAGTTATCCACTAATTACAAAACTACATTTACAGATAAAACATCTCAATTAGTAAGTGAACTTAATAATATTTTTGAATCTACTCAAACTGATGTAAGAAAAGCTAATTATAGTTATACCGCTGCGTTAGGCAAACCACAACAATTTTTAGGGGAAGATATTGGATTTAATTACATAGCTAAAGTAAAATCCGCTAGAAGTAAAACAACACCAGCAAATGATCCTGATAGTATAACTTACCAAGGCAAATATAGAAAAAATCAAGATACCATAAAATTCCCTAGCAGATTTGGACAAAAGCAAGATAAAGATAGATTTATACGACCAACGAATGATGTTGATTATGTAAATTCATTGGGTGTAATGAACGACAGTGAATTTACCGATAAATATGATTCAAAAGATAAATGGAATGGACTGGGACCGGACTTCATTAAGTTTTACTTTTACGATATTGTAAATAACAGATTTATACCATTTAACGCTACTATAAAAGGTATACAAGAAAATAATACTGCAAATTGGGAACCGGTAGAATATTTGGGTCGTCCTGATAAGTTATATTACTATAAAAACTTTTCTAGAGATCTAAATCTCGGATTTAAAGTTGTTGCTCATAGCGTAAAAGAATTGATGCCAATGTGGCAAAGAATAAATTATTTGGTGGGATTAACAAGACCTGCTAATTATACATCTACCGTAAACGGTGGATTCATGATACCTCCAATGGTACAATTAACATTAGGCGATTTTTATAAAAAACATTTCGTTGTCATAACAAGTGTTAATGTTCAAATACCGGACGATGCTTCGTGGGAATTATTAAACGAAGATTATATTAAGAATAATGATTGGAATTTCAACATTGGTAGAATATATAAGGATATGAAAGGTAAAGTCGCTCAATTCCCGAGAGAAGCTGACATAACAATGCAAATGTTTATTATGGAAAAAGATAGAGCTAAAACCGGTAGAGCAGTTTGGGGTAACGCTCCTGTTAGCACATTTGAAATTAATGATGAAAACGGTGAACCGGGTATGTCACAAGATAATTACGGTGATAAATCAGCAAATGTATCAGACAATAGTTTTTCTCTTAACATGAGATATGATACTGATGTACAAGGTCAATAATTATGAGATATCAATTTACTCCAACAGAAAAAAGATTTGATGGTAAATTAGTATACAAAACTACTTTTTATCCTGTTATACCTGAAAGTGAAGACGATATATATGTAACAATCTCAGAAGAGAATTATTTAGATGCTTTGGCTAAAAAGTATTATGGTGACGAAAGTTATTGGTGGGTAATAGCGGTTGCTAATAATATTTCCGATGGAAAGTTGTCAGTTAAAGCAGATAAACAATTAAGAATACCTGGCAACTTACCAACGATATTACAGAATCTAAAGCAAGTTAATAGTTAAGTTATATGGCTAATCAAACCGAAATAGAAGAAGCGCCACAGTGGTGGGAAGTACAAAATATACCGACAGCCTTAGTTCGTGAGTTGAGAAGAAGAAAAAATTCAAACAATATAGGAATGCAGTATCCCACTCCAGGCAATCCTTCTGGAACAGTTTACGATTTTTATAAAAATCACTCAAAGTATAAAGGACCAATGACTCCTTGGGTTAGAATTTTTTCTAACGGCACTGGATTGGCCGGTAATGGTCTGGTTCCTAAATCAAAAATTTTAGAAAAAAACGGCAAAGAAAAAGAATATAAAGGATTTTTGTTCATGTCCGGAAACGGTTTTTATGAATCGTTCGGATATAAACAACAGGGAAATATTCTAAAACAAGATAAAGCTATAATTGGTTATGAAGCAGATGGTACACCACATTACATAGACCCGTCATTTAGAAGTCAATTTAACTATAAATGGGCATCAAACTATTACGGAAATGAATCTTTAAATGGAGAAACTAGATTAGTTGAAAAAACATCAATACAAAAAACAGAGGTTTCACCGATACTTCCTCCACCAAATCTTGAAAGTGTTGAAATAAGAACAAGCAAGGACATGTTGGCTTATGGCAGTTTTAAATTCAAATGTTATAGTTTAGCACAACTAGAATACCTAGCACCTTTTTTCTTGACTCCGAGAATAAATGTTTTTATTGAACTTGGTTGGAATCTTTTCAACATAGAGTCTCTTATTGATTTAAATAATGAACAAGAGTGTTGGAACTTAATTCAAACACCACAAACTGTTGTAGATAGATGGTATAAATCATACGGAAATTATGGGTGTATAACCGGAATTATTACAAAGTACGACTTTTCAACGCAAGATGGTCAGGTTTATAACTGCAATGTAGAATTGACATCAAGACAAGCTTTATACGCAGGAATGCCTGCCGAAAATAATGTAAGTACAACCTTACAAACTACTAAAGACAAAGATGGAAATGATGTACCTAGTGGCACGAAAGAATATTCTGGATTAAAGACATTTATTAAAACAGCATTTCCTAAAATTAAAGAAACAATTATACATCGTAAAAACTTTATGGAGTATGTAGCGGCCACAGTAGGTGGTGCTCAACTTGAGAATGAATATGATGGTGAAATAATTAAACATGTTACAAAAAGTAGTTTTTATGGTGGTAAAAAAGAAAACAGAATTTTTATAGGAAGAACAAATACACCTACTATTTATCAAAAACCAGCTGTACCGGATGGAAACAATTTCATAAAATATAGTTCGCCATCTGGTTATACAGCACTTTCTTATTTAAACGATAAAGATTTTGACTCCAAAAATAATGATGATGTCTGGTTACAATTAGACTTTTTATTTGAAGTTGTTAATAAATTTTGTTCGGTTGAAAAAAACAAAACTTTTACAATTGATGTAGATAAAATAATCAATGCACATCCAAATTTAATATCGTGTGATCCGAGTGTATTAATTCCAAATGGAATTGCGCCGAAGTTTAATATTGGTAAAATTGCACCTTCTCCTGAAATAATACAGTCTTTAAATGGAGATACAACCGATAACGATACCCGACAAGAAGCTGCAACAAATATTGCTAATTTGAATGGTTATGTACCGGTTGGTAGTATAAATGATCCATTTTTCTCTTCACGGTATGATTTGGAAGTAGAAAATTCAAGTGAGATATTTAAGTCTGCTAAAAAAGTAGAAACTGTATTTAAAACAGCGGGTTCATATAGAGATAATTTAGATACTCTAATTAATAGACTTTATTACGATATCGGCGGTGAATATGGAATTTCTGAAACCGATCCACAAACTAATATATCTTTTCCATTCATATTTGATAAAACTGTAACTGTAAGTGGTCAAGAACTAGCTTTGGTTGATCCACAAAAAGGTAGACCTGATACAATTCAAAGAACATATCTTAAACATAAATTTGGTAATCTTAAAAACATATATGTTGCACATAAAAAGATAATGGAGATTTCCGAAGATAAAAATATAACCACTTTACAACAATTTGCGACAGCTGTTTTGAATTTAATTAATGATGCTGTAGATGGTTTCTGGAAGTTTCAAGTATCACAATCGGATTCGGGTGGATTATCTATTGTAGATAACAACTACGCTAATTTAGGTGATAAAGCGCCTACATTAAGTAAGGTTTATGTATTTGATGTCGGAGGTACCGATTCGTTTATAAAATCCGTTACTCTTAACACTTCACTTACTTCTGAACAAGCTACATTAACATTATTTCAAGCGGGACAAAATAAACCAATTAATAGTGACACATCAATGTCTGCTAGAAATTCAAGTCAACCCGCAATTTCTTATATTGATAGATTAGAAAAATTTAATCCAACCGATGACGGTACGGGTGAAAGCAATGAAGTGCCTTCAAAGAGTGAAATAACAGTTGATCAAAATCCACTTATTGCTGGTATACAAACATACGGTAAATCCGAAAATGTTTTGATGATGACTAGTGCTTATGTAAAAGACGGTCAAAATCCAGACAATGCTGATAAAAATTATAAACAACTTAATTTACCACCCGAATTAAAAGATAAATTATCTCAAATAATAGATGACGGTGATGTTGAAAATAACTTGCCATTATATAGTGGTATATCTCCTAACTTTCAAATAACTGTTACATTTGATGGAATATTCGGATTCAGAATGTTTCAACATTTTGGAATAACCAACTTACCAAAACCTTATATACCGGAAAATGTTTTGTTTATGATAACAGATGTAACACATAACATAGTTGAAGGCGGTGGTAAGTGGGAAACAGTTGTTGGTTGTTTAGCTAGATGTGTAGCTGGTCAAGATATTGAATTAGTGCCATTATGAACATAAAAGATACATCTGATTCTGTAAAAATGAAATTAGATCTGGGCGATTTTAATCTAAATCTACCTATAGCGTTTTTGCCACAACCCAATCAAAATGATTATAGAATCGGATTCATAGACCGTTATGTCGTAGGTAGAATTAATTCAAATGAAATAATTGAAGTCTCAAAAGACAATTATAGTTTTGTCTCTACCGTTCTGTATAAAAAAATAAAGTTTAGATGGAAAATAACAGGTACTTTGAACAACAAATATCAAGGAAATATGTTGATACAACAAGGAGTTGTTGATTTTAACCGTAAACAAGTAAATGATGTCAGTAGTGAAATTCCGGGTGTCAAAGATATTTTTACAAACTACACCCAGTTTTATAAACCGAGTTGACAAATAATTTGTTTTGGTGTAGTGTTATATTGTGCGGTTATCCAATAAGATATATTTAAAACTTATCACACAAGACATAAATCGTCATAATGTGTGCAATAAACCTATTGCTGCATTTGTTTATGATTATACAACCGGTGATAAGAATTATATCAATTTTACCCACACAGATTTGCCAAGTGATTGTACATTTGAAGAATTCAAAAACTCATTGAGTGATAAAACTGTTTATGTAAACAATAAGAAGACCTATAAGTATTGGTTGAATTGTGAGTTAATTGATGTAAATCTGTTTAGTTTCATTAGAAACAATGAAGTAATAGATGAACCTGATGATTTATGCAAGAATACATTTTTGATATCAAATCGTAATATAAAAGATTTTAATTTGATATTGCCATATGCAGTTCATCAGAAAATCTTTGATACTGAAGTGGAACAAGTAAAAGACTTGGGTGAATATAAAACGGACACTTATTGTTTCAAATTCTTCAATAATGTTATTAGTGAAACGCTTTATCAAGTGGAAAAGAATGGTATAAAGATTGATAAAGATGTATACGATAAGTACTTTGAAGCACGAACATACAAGAATTTTGTATATACCGACTATCATATCTATAATCCAACCGGTAGACCTAGTAACTGTTATGACGGTGTAAATTATGTAGCACTTAAGAAGGATGATGGGTCTAGAGCTAGTTTTGTATCTAGATATGAAAACGGTCATCTACTGATGGTGGATTTCACGGGATTTCATCCATATATTGTTGCTAATCTGGTAGATTATAAAGTACCGGATAACCAGACGATATACGAACATTTAGCTAAATACTATTATAAAACCGATACTGTAAGTGCTGAATTATTGGGTAAAAGTAAGAAACTTACGATGGTAAACCTATATGGTCAAATACCTAAACAGTATTGTGATATACCATATTTTGCTGCTGTTGAGAAACTTAAGGATGAATATTGGCAAAAGTTTGAATCTAGAGGTTATGTAACCACTCCGATTTATAAGCGTAAGATATCAAATAAACACATCGTAGACGCAAATAAAAATAAACTGTTTGCATATATCATACAAGCTACTGAAACTGAGTATGGTATTGATAGATTGAATGCTTGTTTGAAATATGTAAGTGGTAAAGAAATACTTCCTATATTGTACAATTATGACGCTATATTGTTTGATGTGGGCAATGTAGAAGAATCTGAAATAGTTGATTTGATAGAAATTATTAAGAATAAACGATTTAAGGTAAAGGTTTACAAAGGAAAGAATTACAATGATTTAGTATTAGTTTAAATATATTTATATTTATAATTTATACTAAATGAACTTTAAATCCGTATTAAATGATGTATGTTGCGATAACCGTATTAAAAATGGTGTTATAGATCTGAAAAACGCAGATCATGTTTTTGTGCTTCAAGAATATCTTGAAAACGCTGGTTTTGATATTGAAACAATTGTAAATAAAACCGCACAATTATTTGAAGCTGGTAAATTTCCTGACAGACAGGCTTATAATAAAGATGGTATACTTGTCACATTTCCAAACAAAGAATATCGTGATAGAGCAATAAATAAGGGTACTCATTTTGCTGAAAATCCTAAGAAGGGTGAAACAAACATATTTACGGAACCACCTGTTGATATTGAACAAAAACCTGAAGAGCCAAAAGGCAGTGTGCCTATAGATACGGAATTAGCAAAAAACGCAGACGATGCGTCTGAAGATAGTTATGAAGATAGAACTCCAAAAGAAAAAGTAGTAGATGCACATGCCGTAGATTATATTTTGACTGGAGAAACTCCTTTAGTAAACTATAGTGTAGATGAAGCTAAAAGGTACGGTTTTTACAACAAAGGTTTGACATGGTATGATACTGAAGGAAATCTGATTGGCGAACAAATATTTGATGAAAAAATTAATAAACCGTTAATTGTAACTAATGAATCTCTTTTAACTAAAGTAAGTGATATTTTAAAATCTACTTGGAATAAAGTTAAATCTTATTTTAAAAGTACCGTAAGTCGTTTAGTTGATAATTCAATGGCAGATTTATCACCCGGTGAAGAAACTGATATTACTATTCCATCATCAATTGCTAAAGACAACACTGGTTTAGAAAATCCAGATTCTATAAAAACAGAAGGTGCATTAGAAGCTATAAGAGGCAACTATAATGAAGCATTGACTGTTAAATATGTAATTGAAAAAAATGAAACTCCAATTGATGTTGTATTAACAGAAGGATTGGTTTTTAAAGTTGTACAATTAGACGCAAATGGTAAACGATATATACCCGAAGTAGAAACTACTGTAAATGATTGGGATGCAAAATTAAGAAAAGCTGCCGGTAGTAAGTATGAACAAATCCGATCCGTCATATCATTGGCTAGTAACGATATGGCATCTTACATAATAAATTCGGTTGGTAAAAACAAAGGTAATATATTACAAATATTTCTTGATAATAAATCATTTTTGCAAGGCGCAGAATTTAAAGCGGATATAAGATTAAAGGTCAAAAAATCATCCGGTGAAGAAGTTCTTGATGCATATAGTCTTAAGATGTACCAAACGAAACAAGTTAATTTGGCTAATACTACGAAAAATAGTTTAGTAAAACATTTATGTGGAGAAGATGTTGCTGAACAATTTATGAAAGAATTGAAATCGGATCCTAAATTCAAAGAATTGAATAAAAATGCAAGTGAAGCAAATTTAGCTGTAGCGCATGCTAAAAAAGCTAAGGAAAGTGAAGATTATCTTGAAGCTTTAAGGGGCATCAGAGAAAGAGCAAGATATCCTCTTAATCAATATCTAGCTGAAAAAGTAGCTAATAAATTAAAATCTTTTTATACATCTTCAACCGAAAATAGAGATAAATTTATTAAAAATGTATTAAAAGTAATGGGATTTGAAGATACTGAAACTAAGTTTTTAATGGCACTTGTAGGTACCAAACAAGTTAAATCTGGAAAATCACAAATAATTGATAAACATCCTTCATTAGATTTATCTGACATTGATATTGTAAATGAACCCGGTAAAGTAACAATTAAAATAATAAACAAAAAAACAAATAAGACATTAATTAATTTCACTGCAAAAGAAGGAAAAAATTTTGCTGGTTTTGTAGATGTACTATCTTAACATAACATGAATTTACCACAAAAACAATTATTGTGTACATTTGCTAATAGTACCAATTACAATCAAGTTATAGACGAAGTTAAATATCAATATGATTTAATTGATCGGAAACTGTTTGTTTTTGTGAATGAAAAGAATTTAAAAGAGTTATATCTAACCTTTAATATATTAAAAGGACAACAAAATAATCGTTATAAAGGTACTATTAGTATACATCGTAAAAAACAAACAAATACACTATATACACTCAATGCTATGAACAAGCTCATTGCTGAAGAAAACGGCGGTGTATACGATAAATCATACCAATTAAATTGGGATCTGTATAAGGATTGTATCATCCTAACCAATGAAATTGGGGTAAAAGTTGTTCCATTAAAACTATTTTCTATAGTTTCAGCTTAATATAATACTTTTGTATTTTTGTTTTATATTTATTTATGGCTATTGATATAACTAAACTATATTATGAATATTACTATAAATGATTGTGTATATGAGTGTTTTTATGATAGATCAAAAGATTATCCGTATATTTTAATTAATAATACTAGAAAATACTTTAAAAAATGTGATGGGTGTGAATCTATTCAATTATATGGTCTTAAACTTGATATGATCCGTCAAATTAATAAAAAATCTAAATGTATGATGTGTAGAAATTATAGTGGTCAAAACAACCCCATGCATGGAAAAAATCATACATGTGTCAGTAAAAATAAAATTTCTTCAAAAAACAAAGGAAGAATTTTATCGCCGGAACAAAGAAATAATATAAGTAAAAAAATAAAGGGAAAAAATCATCCTATGTACGGCAAAAAACATACAGATGAAACAAAAGAAAAAATAAGAAATAAACACTTAGGTAAGGTTGGTATGCGAGGTCCAAATCATCCGATGTATGGAAAAAATCATAATGTTGAATCAAAAATAAAAATTAGTGAATCTTTAAAGGGAAAATTTACAGGCGACAAAAATCCGGCTAAAAGAAGTGAAGTCAAAACTAAAATGAGACTTAAAAAACTTCAAGAGTTGGAAATGAAACATGGTAAAATTTGTCCAAATTTCAATTTAAAAGCATGTGAATATTTTGAACAACTTAATAAAGAATATGGATGGAAACTGAGACATGCTTTAAATGGCGGTGAATTTTATATAAAAGAATTGGGTTATTGGCTAGATGCGTATGATGTAGAAAAAAATATTGTAGTTGAATATGATGAACCCCGACATTATTATCCGAATGGATCATTGAGAAAAAAAGATATTAACCGAATGATTAATATTATTAATTTTTTAAAATGTGAATTTTGGCGGTACGACGAGGTTAAAAAATTGTTTACTAAAATAAGTTTACAAGATTATCTTTTGTGATAATATGTATTTATTGATAGTTCGTTTTATACTTGAGTAAGTACTTAAATAATTATCAATTATCTAATTAAACAATTAACAATTAATCAATTAAAATTATGCTAGACATTAGTAAACTAAAGAGTCGTTTGAACTCTCTTTCAAACACAAATCAAAAGTCCAATCTTATTTGGAAGCCCAAGCCGGGCAAGCAAGTTGTTCGTATTGTTCCCTATAAGTATGTTCCGGAAAATCCTTTCATTGAACTCAAGTTTCATTACAACATTAATGGTAAGACATATTTGAGTCCTGATAGTTTCGGTCGTCCAGATCCTATTGTTGAGTTCAGTAACCGTCTCAAGAAGACCGGTGATAAGGAGGATTGGAAGATGGGTCGTAAGATGGAACCCAAGATGCGTACTTTTGCTCCTGTCATCGTTCGCGGTGAGGAACATGAAGGTGTCAAGTTTTGGGGATTTGGCAAGCAAGTTTATCAAGAGCTGCTTTCTATTATCAGCGATCCCGATTTCGGTGATATTACCGACTTGACCAGTGGACGAGACATTGTTGTTGAGTTCAAGACTGGCGATGAATCTGGTAAGAGTTTCCCTGAAACTAATATTCGTGTTAAGCCAAATACGAGTATCGCTGTTGATCCGAAGAACGCTCAGTTGCTTGAAGCACTCAAGTCTCAAGTTAACATTCTTGATCTATTTCCTGAGTTCTCTTATGATGAACTTAAGGATGTCATGGATAAGTGGTTGAATCCTGACACTGCTGAGACAACCGAAACACCAGTAGTTTCTGCTGATGATGACGATGTTCCAGCACAACCAGCAGCTGCTCCAGCTGCTTCCAAGCCGACAGCATCTCCAAGTGCTGCCAAGGCTAAGTCAGCTGCAACGGACGATGTTACCGCTGCTTTTGACGATTTGTTTAACTCCTAAAAAATAAATTAAACCGGTGGTATTTTTATATGCCACCGGTTTTCTAGTTATACCTGTTATGGCAAAAAAATCTAATAAAGAAACTAATCAACGAGATGAACTTGTTGAGTTATTGGCAAATGAGTTAAACAAAGCAAATAAAGACGGTGGTAAGATCGCTTATTTCTTGGATGAAGAAGAAAATCCAGCAGAAGTTAGTGATTGGATCGGTACAGGTTCTTCACTGTTAGATTTAGCTATTAGCAACCGCCCACACGGTGGATTGCCTGTAGGAAAGATGGTTGAATTTAACGGATTGGAAGGTACTGGTAAGAGTCTAGTATCGGCTCATATTTGTGCTGAAACACAACGCAAGGGTGGTGTTGCAGTCGTAATTGATACTGAAAATGCAGCTGCTCCGGAATTCTGGAAGAGCCTTGGTGTAAATCTGTCTAAACTTCTGTATGTTCAATGTGAAACCGTTGAAGATATCTTTGAAAAGATGGAACAAATGATCGCAATCGTTCGTAAGAGCAATAAGGATCGTATTCTTACACTTATCATTGACTCTGTAGCCGCAGCTTCTACAAAGGCTGAGTTGGAAAGTGAACATGGTAAAGATGGTTTCGCTACTGGTAAGAGTATTATTATTAGTAAGGCTATGAGAAAGATCACCAACATGATTGGTAAGCAAAAGGTTCTCACTGTATTTACTAACCAGCTTCGTCAAAACCTAAATGCTATGGCATTCGGTGACAAGTATGTGGTGAGTGGTGGTAAGGCACTTGCTTATCATTGTAGTGTACGAGTTCGTTTGAATAACACTGGTAAGCTCAAGAAGGGTGAAGAAATCATCGGTAATGAGTGTAAGGCGGTTGTTATCAAGAACAGAATGGGTCCGCCTCAGAGACAAGCTAACTTTGAGATCTACTTTGACAGTGGTATTGCTGACTATAGTAGTTGGATTAAGATTCTGAAAGACAATAGTATTATTAAACAAGGCGGCGCTTATTATTCCTATAAGAAGGATAATGGCGAAGATTGGAAGTTTCAATCTAAGGACTTTGTAAGCACAATGCAATCTGATGAAAAACTTAAAGAAGAACTTTATCTTAAGATTTGTGAAGCTGTGATTATGAAGTACAAGGATCCCAATAGTCAAATTGTTGAGGATGCTGTTGTTGATACGGAAGAAGAAACTGCTGGTTCTGAAGAATGAGTGGATTTACTTCCAACGAACGAAAGAAACTGTTCTCGTTATTTGAGAACATAAAAGAAGATGTCGGAGTTAGTGGACTGCAAAAGAATATTAACTCCGATATTCTTCTTGTTGATGGATTAAATACTTACATTAGAAGTTTTATGGCGGTACCATCTCTTAATGATGATGGATTACACACAGGTGGTATTGCTGGATTTCTTAAGAGCGTAGGATATGCAATTAAATTATTAAATCCTACACGGGTTATTGTTGTATTTGACGGTAAAGGTGGTTCTCAAAAGAGAAGAAAAATATATCCCGGTTATAAAAACGGTAGAAGAACTGACATTAGGTTGAATAGAACTTACGAAGAGTTGTCAGACAGTATTACAGAATCGCAAAATTTCAAAAAAGAATTGATTCGTACTGTAAATTATTTGGATGTATTGCCTGTTACTGTAATGGCGCTAGATCAAGTAGAAGCTGATGATACTATTGCTTATTTGGCTAAACAGACATTCAAAGATAGTAATGTAACAATAATGTCTACGGATAAAGATTTTTTGCAGTTAGCTAGTGATAAGATTAATATTTGGAGTCCGGTAAAGAAAAAGATTTTTGGTTGTAAAGAAATTGTAGATGAATACGGAATCAACTGCAAGAATTTTGTTTTCTACAGAGTTATGGAAGGTGATGTAAGTGATAACATACCCGGATTGGATGGTGTTGGATTGAAGAGAGTGTTACAAGCATTTCCTTTTCTAGGTGAAGAACCACAGGTTTGCTTACAACAAATCTACAATTATAGTGAGAATAATAAGGGAAAGTATAAGATTTACGAAAGAGTATTGGATAATAAGCTATTGCTTGAACGCAATTATGAATTGATGCAGTTACACAATACTCAAATACAATCTTTTACACAGTTGAGAATTGAGGAAATAGTTGCTAAACAAATTCCTAAAATTGACAAGATGGGGTTCAGCAAGTTAATAACAGAAGACAAAATGTGGAATAATCTTCCCAATTATATGGTTTGGGTACAGGAAACATTTGGAAAACTAAATAGTTTTGTGTTATAAGCATATAACAAGTTGTAAAACTTAATTACGCAGGTATACTATTTTTATGGAGAACAAACAAATTATTGATAATTTAAAAAAATATGGTCTGGACTTCCAGATTAAGTGCATTTCGTGTCTATTGTCAGATCGTTCTTTTATTGAACGAATTCACGACATTGTAGAAGCTGAGTTTTTTGAGAGTGATGCACATAAGTGGATCCTTAAGGAGAGTTTGAATTATTATAACGAATACAAAGATATTCCTACTCTTACCGTATTTAAAATTAAGATTGATACTGTAGATAATGAAGTGTTAAAGAAATCTATCGTAGATAATCTTAAACTTGTTTATCAAAAGGTAAATGATAACGATCTTAAGTTTGTTAAGGAACAGTTTCTTGAATTTTGTAAGAATCAAAAGTTGAAGAATGCAATCTTTGAAAGTGCCGATTTGCTTGCTACGGGTCAGTATGAAAAGATTAAGAATGTTGTTGACCATGCTTTAAAGGCGGGTATGGAACGCAATATTGGACATGACTATGGTGAAGAAATTGAAAAACGAATGAGCGTGATGAGCCGTAATTGCATCAAAACCAATTGGACAGAAATTGATACAATTATGGACGGTGGACTTGGACCTGGCGAACTTGGCATTATTACAGCTTGTGCCGGTAGTGGTAAGAGCTGGGTACTCTGTAAGCTTGGCGCTGAAGCTATGAGACAAGGTAAGAATGTTGTACATTTTACACTTGAGTTGAATGAAAATTATGTTGGATTGAGATACGACAGTTGTTTTACAGGTATTGATTTCCAAAATATTAGGAACAATATTGATATTGTAAAACAGAAGATTACAGAAGTGCCTGGTAAACTTGTTATTAAGTATTTCCCAATTAAGACTGTTAGTGCCTATAGTCTCAAGGCACATTGTGAACGATTAGCATTACTTGGTACAAAAGTGGATATGATTATTGTTGATTACGCCGATATTCTTCGTCCATCACAGAGTGAACGAAATAGTAACAGTTATAGCGAAGCTGGTGGTATTTATGAAGAACTTCGTGGTGTCGCCGGTGAATTACAAGTTCCTATTTGGAGTGCTTCACAATCAAATAGAGCTGCCATGGATGAAGATATTATTCAGGCGAATAATATTGCTGACAGTTATCGTAAGATTATGACTGCTGACTTTGTTATGAGTTTGAGTCGTAAGGTTCAAGATAAACAAAGTCATACTGCTCGTTTTCATGTTATTAAGAATCGTTTCGGACCAGATGGTTTGACATTCCCGAGTAAGATGAATGCTGGTTGTGGTCAAATTGAAATTTTTGCTGAGAACAGTCGTGAAGGTCTTGCTGTATTGAATGAAATGATGGACGGTGAGAATCAAGTAAAGAAAGTTCTCAAGAACAAGTGGAATGCTCACAATGTTGATGAAGACGATGAGTAATTCATAGTTATAAAATTTATAAAAAGTTATAAAAAAGTTTTTAAAAGTTTTTGATGCAAATAAAATTTTATTTTTTAAATTGATAGTTATTTTCTACCTACAGAAAGGTTCTTATTATGAGTGATATTTTAAGTAAAGATTTTGTCAAGAAGTATGCAAAGAAACAACCCAATTGGGGTTTTAATGGATTGGGCTATATAGTATATAAAAGAACATATGCTAGATTGAAAGATGATGGTAATACCGAAGAATGGCATGAAACCATTGAAAGGTGTATAAACGGTGCGCAAAAGATTGGTGCCCAATATACTAAAGAAGAAGCTGAAAGACTTTTTGATTATGTCTTTAACTTGAAGTGTAATTTTGCCGGAAGAATGCTTTGGCAATTAGGCACTAGCACAGTTGATAGATTCGGTGCAAACAGTCTTCTAAATTGTTGGTTTACAAGTATTAGAGAACCCAAAGCATTTTTGTTTTTATTTGAGAATTTGATGTTGGGTGGAGGTGTTGGATACAGCGTTCGTCGTGAAGATGTACACGAACTTCCTAGAATCAAGAAAGATGTAAATGTTACACATCAACCAACCAAGGATGCTGATTTTATTGTACCTGATACAAGAGAAGGATGGGTCAAGTTGTTGGCTAATGTACTTGATGCTTTTTATGTTACCGGTAAAAGTTTTACATATAGCACAATTCTTGTTCGTGGTGCCGGTGAAAAGATTAGTGGATTTGGTGGTAAAGCAAGTGGTCCATCTATCTTAGTTGATGGTATTGAGAAGATTACAAAAATCTTCCAAAGCAGAGAAGCTAAGAAGCTTAGAAGTATTGATGTACTTGATATTTGTAATATTATTGGTAGCATTGTTGTTGCTGGTAATGTTCGTAGAAGTGCTGAAATTGCTTTGGGTGATCCTGATGATATTCTTTATATAAGAGCTAAGAATTGGAGTGCTGGTAATGTACCTAACTGGAGAGCCATGAGCAACAATACTCTTTATGTTGACGATTATAGTCATTTGATTGATGAGTTTTGGACTAATGGTTATGAGATTAATAAAGAAACCGGTTTTGCTAATGGTGAACCATATGGATTCTTCAATTTACCACTCAGTCAAAAGTATGGACGATTGAAGGATGGTCCTCTTAAGGATAGTAAGTTGTATCCAACAGATGTTGATAATGTTATTGGAACAAATCCGTGTGGTGAAATTAGTTTGAGTGATTATGAATGTTGTAATCTTTGTGAACTTTATTTAAATAATATTGAGTCACAAGACGAATTAAATGATTGTGCTAAGTTGCTTTATAAGACTCAAAAGGCTATTGCAGCACTTCCATTTATTCACGAAGAAACCAATAAGATTGTTCATAAGAACATGAGACTCGGGTTGGGTGTTACTGGTATTTGTCAATCACTTGATAAAGTTCCTTGGTTAGATAAGTGTTATGTTGAACTTCGTAAGTTTGATAAGAGCTGGAGTAAGGAACGAGGATGGCCGGAAAGCATTAAGTTGACCACAGTTAAGCCAAGTGGTACATTGAGTTTGCTTGGAGGAGCTACTCCAGGTGTACATCCTGCTTACAGTAAGTATTATATGCGAACAGTTCGTATGAGCAGTAGTGACAAGCTCGTACAAATTTGTAAAGATTTGGGATACCACACCGAATTCTTGTTGAATTTTGATGGTACGGAAAATCATGATACAGTTGTTGTTTATTTTCCATGTGAAACTCCGGAAGGTGCAATCTTAGCGGATGATATGGGTGTTATTAAACAATTGAACATGGTTAAGGAACTTCAAAAGGTATGGAGTGATAATGCTGTAAGTGTTACGGCTTATTATGAACCATCTGAGTTGAATGAGCTTAAGGGTTGGTTGAAAGATAATTATAAGAATAATGTCAAGAGTGTAAGTTTCTTGTTAAGACAGAAACACGGCTTTAAGCAAGCTCCTTATCAAGAAATAGATAAAGATGCTTATTTGAAGGCTAAAGAGAAGGTTAAACCACTCAGTAACCTTACTATCAATACAAGTGGAGAACTTCTACAAGGCATTGAATGTGAAAGTGGTGTATGTCCAGTTAGATAATATAAAAAACATTTAAAAAAGAGCACTTATTAAGTTAAGTGCTTTTTTATTTATATTTATATAAACAATTATTTTTATAATATGATGAACCTTATTTTTTCCATTCTTCAAACTATAATAGCATTGGTAACTGTTGGTGGATTTTTATTTGTAGTATTTAAGTGGGTTAATAATCTAAATAAGAATATTAAAGATATTCTTGAAGAAGTTAAACCTAATGGTGGTAAGTCTTTAAAAGATAGAGTTACCGCTATACAAACTCAGGTGAACAAAGATTCAGATGCAATAAATACCATATGTTGTAGACAAAAGTGGATATTGGATAATAGACCCGAACCTATATTTGAATGTAATACGAGTGGTAGTTGTACATGGGTAAATGAGAAATATTGTCAATTATTGAAACACGATGTTGAATATTTCTTGGGTAATGGATGGAAAAATGGAGTACATGGTGAAGATTTAGAACATGTTGAAAAAGAATGGGATAAAGCTATAAGAGATAAAAGAAGTAGTATCAGTGAACATAGAGTAGTAGATAGAGAAGGTAATATTTATAATGTAAAGGTAACTGCTATAAGAAACGAAAATTACGGTTATATTGGACATATACATGTATTAGAAGAAATTAAAAAATAATAATAATTATATAACAGATACTATTTATATATAGAGATATGAGCTATTCCAAAAAAACCGTAAATAAGCTAGTTAAAGAAACGCTTGAACAAAAATACACGAACGCATCGGAATCTTTTGCTGATATGATGGAGGAGTTAGCGAAGGAGATAAAGAAGCCGGTAGTATTAGATGATAAGGGTAACTATAATGTATGTGAGTGTGAGCCACATCATATCAGCATTAGACCGATAACTCATAATATTTACGATATACAAGCATTTAAAGACGGTACCGATAGAGTAAAGAAACTATATGTAAAGTACGAAGATGTAAAGAAGTTCGTTAAGGATTATTTAGATGAAAATGAACTAAATTATGTAGATAGTACATATAGTAGAAATGTTGAGAATAGTAAGGATAAAGAAGGTGGTAAGAAAGGTGATAAGTTATCTGATGAAAGTATGGTAGATCCTGAAAAGGACAATAAACCTTCTAAGCAAATAAAAGCCGAACCAATGAATAAAGAGGTTGATGATCCAACACAACCAATGCGAGAAGTTGGTAAGTTTGAAAGACAAGTAGATTATAAATCAAAGAAGCCAGATTATACTCCACCAACACTACCAAAAAATTTACAAAAGCTAGTAGTTAAATATACAAAAGGCGGTAAGACTAAGAAAAAATAAGTTATAGGATAAAAAATGAGCGATTTATTGTCTTCTTCGGATTTAACAAATTTTTATGTTACACTAAACAGTATCAAAAAAGATGTTGAACATATAAAACTTACAGTAGATAAAACCGATCAAAATGTAATAAAAATAAAAGATTTTATTGGTTATGTTGAAAATGTTAGTGAAGCAAAACCTGGTATTCACGAAAAATTTAAAGGTCTTTATGATAGAGTTTCTAAACTAGAACATTTTAGAACTTGGATAACTACTAGTTGTACAATCATAGTAGGCGTAGCCGTTTTTATTGCGATATCTTATTATAATCATCAAAAAGATTTTTCAATACATAAACTAGAGTCGGGTGTAAAAACACAATCTACTTTAGCAAATAAATAATTTGATAATATTTTGTAATCTGTTATACTTAAATTAGTTTAATAACTATATGAAAAAATCAATTATTCTAGCTGCTTTAACAAGCATATTCTCTATTGCATCTGTACAAGCAGGTGGCTTTAGTTGGGGAATATCTTTCGGAATCGGTGGTGGATGTGCTCGTGTATATGCTCCTCCGGTTGTTTATGTTCCTGTAGTTTATACACAACCAGTAGTAATTGCTCAACCTGTTGTACAACAAGTGGTTTATACTGCCCCGGCTCCTATAGTTGTTCAACCTAATTGTACAATACCCGTAGTAAATTATTATCGTCCTGACTGTTATCGTTCTCCAGTAACAGGTACCGTATGGGTGGGTGGTGCAAGTGGAGGTCATAGATACCATCGCGGTCGTCGTTAATAAAAACAAAGTATTATGGACCGCTGAAGAAATTCAGCGGTTTTTTTATTTTGTCAGTTGACTTTCTTTAAAACTGTGGTAATATTGTCTTATAACATTAAAACAATATGAAAAACAACAAGAACGACAACATTAACCTTCTCACTTCTAAAAACTTCAATATCAAGGATTATCTTGATAAGTGTATTAATTTGCGTCCTACTTCTCTTATCATGGATGATTTGAAGTGGAAGTACATGGTTAGGTCCGCTATTCGTGGCAAGAACATTTTGCTTCTAGGGCCTACTGGATGTGGTAAGACTCTTGCTGCACAAACCGTCGCTAAGGTACTTGGTAAGGAATCCTCTTTCTTTTATTTCAATCTGGGTGCTACGCAAGATGCTAGGTCTGCACTTATTGGTAATACTCATTTTGATAAGAGCACTGGTACGCTTTTTAAGGAGTCCAGTTTTGTCAAGGCTATTCGTACTCCAAGTGCTATTATTCTTCTTGACGAGATTAGCCGTGCTCATCACGACGGTGTGAACATTTTGATGACTGTGCTTGACGATCTTCAACGATATCTTCGTTTGGATGAAAAGGAAGACAGTGAAATTGTGAAGGTTGCCGATGGTGTTACTTTTATTGCTACTGCTAATGTTGGTAACGAGTATACGGCTACCCGTGTTATGGATCGTGCTCTACTTAGCCGTTTTCCGGTTAAGATTGAGATGAATCCGTTGGATGTTGATAGTGAGTTTAATCTTCTTAAGACTCGTTTCAATATTGCTGATGATAGTCAGCTACATACACTCAAGTCTGTTTGTGAGATTGCCGATCACACTCGTAAGCAAGTCAAGCAAGATGATAGTAAGTTGACTAATTTTATTCCTACTCGTAGTACGGTTGAAATTGCTGAACTTATTGTTGACGGATTTAATTTGCTTGAAATCGCTGAGAGTACCATCTATCCTAATTTTACTGAGGACGGTGGAGTTGACAGTGAACGAACCTACATGAAGCAGCTTGTACAGAAGTATGTTCCTAGCGAGACTAAGGATACTCTGTTCAATGACCCGCTTAAGAGTGACCAACCTCCGTTCGAACCTCCGTTCTAATTAGAACATTTAACTTAATAATAATATGAGCGGCCTAAGTGATTTTTGGCTAACAGAGTATGACGAGTGGGATTTTATTGATGATGCTCGTCGTGACGAAGAGAATGCTGATGACAATTCAATCATCGATAATGATCGTCAAAGCGAACATACTCGTCAGTTGATTAAGTTGTCTTCGGCTCGTCGTGCCATTGCTAACTATGTTAGTATTCTGACGAACAAAAATATTCCGGTATCATTTAATGATTCAAATATTAATTGTACTGACGGTACTCAAGTTTATCTTAGCAGTGATATCAATAAAAAGGATAATTTTGATGTTGCTGTAGGATTGGCTCTACATGAGGCTAGTCATGTTAAGTACAGTGATTTTGAATTGTTCAAGACTACATGGATGAAAATTCCCCGTAGCATTTACGATATTACAGAACCTCTTAATATTAATAAAGAGGATGTGGGTCATTTTTGTAAGGATCTTTTCAATTATGTTGAGGATCGTTTTATTGACTACACTGTACATGCTAACGCACCCGGTTATAGAGGTTATTATGAAGCGTTGTACGATAAATATTTTAATGCTAAGGTTATTACCGAAGCATTGGAGAGTGATCTGTACAAGGTACCAAGTGCAGAGTCATATATGTTTCGTATTATTAATTTTACAAATCCTAATACGGATCTGAAGGCATTGCCTGGATTGATTGAGATTGCGAGGAAGCTTGATCTTAGTAATATTAAGCGTTTGACTTCTCCTCAAGATCGTTTGAATGTTGCACTCGATATTGCTGAAATTGTTTTCAAGAATATTAATGAATATAAGTATGAGAGCGAGGTTGTTAGTACCGGTAGTGGATCAGGCGATGGTTCTGATCCTAATAAGGATGACACTAATAATGTTGGATCCTCTATGGTTTCTATTGACGACCTTCTAGGCGGTCAATCGTCTGAAGTTATTCAAGAAAATAATCCTATTGTTGATAATATTGGACAAGACTCTAACATTTCCAAAGCTAAGTTGGAACGAATCAAGAAGGCTTTTGCTAAACAGAAGGATTTCTTGAAGGGTACGATTAAAAAGAAGAAGGTATCTCGTCGTGACAAGAATGTTCTTGATACGCTTGAAAAGAGTAAGGTTGAACTTGTTGATGTGGCACATGATCTGGTCAAGCGTCACAATCTGACGGGTGCTGTAGAGTGTATTCTTGTTAAGAATATGACAAAGGAACTACTCTTTTCCGATGAGTGTCCCATGTTTGTAAATGATTCTAGCGGTGAAATGGTTAGGATTAATACAAATATTGTTAACGAAGGAATTATTCTTGGTACTAAGATTGGTCGTCGTCTACAAGTTCGTAATGAAGTTAATACTCATAAGTTTTCTCGTAGATATACTGGAAAGCTGGATAAGCGTTTGATTCACGAACTAGGATTTAGCGACGAGAACATTTTTTATACTACCGTTACTGAAAAGTATAAGAAGATTAATTTTCATGTTAGTGTTGACGCTAGTTCTAGCATGAGGGGTAAAAAGTGGCATCGTGCTCTTCGTATGTGTGTTGCTTTGGCAAAAGCAGCGTCAATGCTTGATAATGTACATCTTACTATTAGCTTTAGAACTACTACACATCGTAATCCATACATTCTGATAGCGTATAATTCTAAGGTTGATAAGTTTAGTAAGATTCGTAATTTGTTTCCGTATTTAGACTGTACGGGTGTTACACCTGAAGGTTTGTGTTACGAAGCGATTATGAAGTATTTGCCTGTTGTTGATAATGATACAAATAGTTATTTTGTTAACTTGAGTGACGGTGAACCGTATTTTCATTATACTGGAGATGGTGGTAGTATGTTTTCATATAATGGACCTGAAGCGGCTAAACATACACAGACTCAAGTGAAGAAGATTCGTAACAATGGATACAATGTTATTAGTTATTTTATCTATGACTATATGAATCCGGATAGTAAGAATCTTTTCAACATGATGTATGGCAGTGATGCTAATTACATTAATACGGAGAGCTTTGTACAGATTACAAACACTCTTAATAAAAAGATGATGGAAAGTGTTGACATATAATATAAGAGTGATATAATATAATTTATGGTGTAATAAACCAGCAAACATAAACAAAAATAATAAGGAGAAATAAAAATGAAGAAGACTGATCGTAAGAACAAGACCAACCTAACTATTACTTGGCCTACCAATATCTTTACAATTAAGGAGTTGAATGAGGCTAACAAGGAGTTTGTAGAGATTACTCTACGAGTTCGTTTGAAGAGGGCTATTGAAACTGGTGAAGTTAATGATATTGGAGTACTACACAATGGTAAGGGTCGTCCTACTATTGTATTTGTACACGGCAATCCTACGGCCGCTCATATTGAGGAAGCTAAGTCCCGTGAGGTTATTCTCAAGGATGGGTTGACTGTTAATGTTATGAAGATTGATGCTGCTGCATCTAGTAAGATTGTTACAATCGATGCCGATGTTAGCGATAAGGTAACTGCTTAATCTTTCACTGTCATAATAATGAAGAGCAGATTCTTAATTTAAGAGTCTGCTTTTTCTATTTATATGGGTATGGCTGAAAATAAAGATAAAATAATATTGTATTTGGATAAAACCGATAAAAAAATATTTTTGGTTTATGATGAAAAAGAATTTCTCGACGGTAAGAAACCGTTGGAATTTATAGATAATGGTACGAACAAGTATATAGATCAGTTTAAAGAAAAATGGGAATTGCAGACTGTTAAAAGATCTAAAAATAGATTGTCTATCGAATTCAAATTAATACAAAGAAAAATATAATATAACTTCGAATTGAGTTTTTTTGAGTGGGGTGATATAGTGTATATATGGACGCATTACAAGAATTTTTTGGTGTAGAAGCATTTGATTTTGATTCTAATAAGAAAAGTTTGATAACAAATTTAGATTATTTAAAAGCGATGTCTGTGGAAGAACAGACATTCTATAAGAAGTGGTTAGAGACTCAAAATTATAGAGATGTCGCTAGTAAATTAAATACTATTAAAGCTAAGATCTGGCATCCTACGGATATAAATGATGAGGTATCTACGATTAAAGAAATTGAGAATTGTCAACCTGAGTTGGTATATGTAGAAACCAAACAACAAAATGAAGATTGGACATTGCTTAGGGTATTTGTAAGCACATTTGAGTTTAATCAAACACCTGGTAGATTTCTTAAGTTTCTTATTGTAGATAGAAATAAACCCGAAACACCATATATCGGTGTATTGGCTGTAAGTAGTGATGTTATTACAATTACCGACCGTGACAATTATATTGGTTGGAACAAGAACAATAAGATAAAGGATAAGAAATTAGCTCACAGTGCTATTGGTAGTAGTATTATTAGTACACAACCATTTGGTTATAATTTTTTGGGTGGTAAACTTGCGGCTGCTATGGTTGTAAGTAAAGGTGTACAAGATAAATGGAAAGAACTATACAATCAAACTCTTGTAGGTATGACTACAACTAGTTTGTATGGTAGTTATAGTATGTATAATAGTTTGAAGTGGTGGCATAAATGTGGTACCAGTGCTGGTAAGATTGCAATTAAACCGGATGATACCATTTACAAAGTTTGGCATGAATGGGTAAAAGAAAATTATGCTGATAAATATGAGAAAGCAATGACTCAAAAGGAAGGTGTATCCGGTCCTGTAACAGGTGCTAAGAGTAGGGTGATATCCATGATCTTTAGTAAATGTGGAATAAAACAAAGTCATTATATGCATGGATACGAACGTGGTGTGTATTATAGTTGTTTTTATGAGAATACTAAAGAGTACCTTCAAAATAAAATTAACGATGATCAATTGAAGATAAAAGACCTCTTTAAGAAGGATATAACTGGTATTTTGGAATGGTGGAGACCTAAAGCGATAGAAAGATATAAAAAATTAAAGAGTGAAGGTAATTTAAAGCCTGAAATACATTATTATAATAAAATGATAGGTATGAGTTACGATGAAGCCAAAGACGCTTATTTTAAAGAAGTAGGACGATAATTAGTTATAAATTACTTAAAGTGTTATCTATTTATAATTATTAAATAGATGATATCGTAATTTATGGCTAATACTCCTATTAACGCAATGACTGCTACGTTTGGTATAGGTGATCAAACAGCAATATTAATGAATGTGACCGATTCCGGTCCATCCGACGCGAGTAGTAAATTAATAGATTTACAAATAGGTGGTACTTCTAAGTTTAAAGTAACAAAAGAAGGTTATGTAACAGCTACTAATTATACAGGCAGCGTAAGTGGTAGTGTATATGTCAAAAACTCAACTTCTCTAGTTGGATACTCAAGTGTGTTATTTGTAAGTCCAAGTGGTGATGGTAGACGTGTGCTAAGAACGGATAGTACTAGCTTTTTATATGATGCCGCAAATGATAATTTGACTGTAGATGGTACAATCTACGCGGGTATTTCATTTGAAACAAATAATACTTCTTTTAATTTGTTATCAAACCCACAAAGTATAAACTTTGGAGCTAGTGCTACAGATCTTATCATAGGTAGTAATGGTGTGGGCACATACTCAAAGTTTTTATCAAATCAAGTCCGCGCACGCAATTTTACTGGTAGCTTTACCGGAAGTATATCGGGTAGCAACGGTAGGTTCAGAAGTTTAAATGTTTCAAATTTAACAGCTAGTATAAGTGGAAGTACATCTAATTTTACCAGATTAAGCGGCAGTAACGCTAAAATTACCGGAAGAGTAGTAGCGAATTCTTTTACAGGAAGTATAAGTGCTAGTTTAGCTACACTTATTAATACAAATATTTCAAAATTAAGTGGAAGTAACGCTAGGATAAGTGGAAAAGTTATAGCAACAAACTTTACAGGCAGTATAAGTGGTAGTAGAGCTAATTTCACAAAATTAAGTGGAAGTAATGCTAAAATTGAAGGCCGAGTAGTAGCTAAATCATTTACAGGCAGTTTTAGCGGAAGCGTTGCCAATATAGACGGTACAATTGATTATGTACCTAAATTTACATCCAACAGTTCGTTGGGAAATAGTTTAATTTTTGATGATGGCACCAATATCGGTATTGGTACAAGCAATCCTGCCGAAATATTACATATATCTTCTAGTTCAGCCGCAGAATTAAGAATTCAAGGTTCAAACGATTCTACTGTACAGTTTGTTGGTCCTGATACACACAGTTTTACACTTGGGTTGGATGTTACAGACGATAAGTTTAAAATAAGTTATGCAGCTTCAAAAACACCGCCTATTTTAGGCGTAAATAACAGATTAGTAATTGATACAAATGGAAATGTTGGTATTAATAAAGCATCACCTTTAGCAAATTTAGAAATAGACGGAAATGTTAAAGCCACGGATTTTACAGGCAGTTTTAGTGGGAGTCTTGCTAAAATTACAAATTTGACCGGAGCAAACATTTATTCGATGAATAGAGTTACCGCGTTAAATTTTAGTGGTAGTGCTAGTGGTAGTAGGGCTATTTTTACCAGATTAAGTGGTAGTAATGCTAGAATAAGCGGCCGAGTCATAGCAACATCATTTACCGGAAGTATAACAGGCACAAGAGGATTTTTTACAAGAATCACTAGTAGTACAGCTAGATTCACAATAAGAGCGATCGCTCCTGAATTTTCCGGCAGCATAAGTGGTAGCAAAGGTATATTTACGAAATTAAGTGGTAGCAATGCTAAAATCGTTGGTTATGTAAATGCAGCGGAATTTACGGGAAGTATAAAAGGAAATTTAGCTAGTTTTACTAAGTTAAGCGCGAGTAATGCAACTATAGAAGGTCGTGTAATCGCTACATCGTTCACTGGTAGTATAAGTGGATCAAATGCGGTATTTGTTGATAATGTGGTTGCAAGATCATTTACCGGTAGTATAAGTGGAAGTAACGGTATTTTTACACAACTCACTTCGAGTAACGCTAAATTTATCTCATTGAAAGTTACGAATATAACTTCGAGTATAAGTGGATCCATTAATGTTTCACTAATTAATGTTGATACCGATTTATATGTACCTTTGGTAGATAAAACTGTAGGACAAAGTAATTTATATACAGATGGAGGTATTCAATACAATCCTTTTAGAAATGAATGTACTATTGATGGTAATTTATACATAGGTTATGACTTAGGAAGCACTTCTTTAACTACAGCCAGTTTGTTTAGAGATGTACCTCAAGTTTATGTAGGTAATAATTCTAATTTTGTAAATGTAGGCAATATTGCTCCAAGAATTAAAATAGGAAATCTTTCTAGTTTTGTAATGATATCAGGCAGTCTTACGGGTAGCAATGCTAGATTTAGTAAATTTAGTGCTAGTAGAGCTAGAATAGAAAGGCTTACCAGTAGTCGTACATATGCTTATACATCGTCTATAGAAAAAGCTAATATAAATTATTTAACAAGTAGTAATAACAAATTAATAAACACATCTGGAAGTACTGCGTATTTTACAACTTTGACGGGAAGCACGGTTTTAGTTCAAAACGATATTAGAATATTGGATGATGTTGAAATAAGTGGTAGTCTAAAATTTAGATTTCCTTTGACCGGATCCGGACCCTCATCTCACAAATTGTTTATTTCTGGTGCAGGTGCTTTACAAGGATATATGGGAATTATGATTAATGGAACTAAATATAAAATTCCATTATACGCTTGGTAATAAAAATTGACATAATATAAAAACTGTGTTATAAGTAGAGAGATGAATAAATCTCTTTGCTGCATTTCCCTTAAACTACAAGAACAAGGTATCAAAGCGTCTACAATGACTAAGACGCGATTTTTTACACTTAAACGCAATGAAGCTGAAAAAATCGTAGCGGATCGTACACTCAACAATATTTTTGTTACTCGTAGAACACTTGAATTTTGTGCACAAAACAAGTGGAACTACCGTATCAGTAGTGGAATGATGCCACTAGAAACACTTCCAGAAGCCAATTTATTGCTTGAAAATACTTACAATTTCAAAGCTATTAAGAATGAATTTGATCTGTGTGCTAAAATAATCAAGGAAAATAATATTCGTTGTAGTACACATCCAGACCAATTTGTTGTACCTGCAAGTGCAAATTCTAATGTAGTTAAGAAATCCGTTGAAGAATTGAACATGCATGCTAAAATGATGGACATGATGGGATTACCTCAAAGTTATGAATCTCCTATCAACATTCATATGAACTGTTATAAAGGTAACATAAATGACATCGCCTTGCGTTTTATTGATGTATATAACAGCCTTTCTCATAATGTGAAGTCTAGATTGACCCTCGAAAACGAAGACAAACCTAATAGTTGGAAAATTGAACAGTTGTATGATCTAATTTATTCTAAGACTGGTATTCCAATTACCTATGACAATCTTCATTTTCGTTGTAATGGTGGTAAATTGACTGCTAAAGAAGCTGTAAATCTAGCTAAATCTACTTGGGGTAAGTATCGACCACTATTTCATTTTAGTGACAACGATCCTAATAATAGTAATCCTCGAGCACACGGTGATTATGTTCGTGAATTGCCTAGTGAGTATGTTAATTTTGATGCAGACTTTGAGTTCGAGTTCAAGGCGAAAGACTATGCCATTGAACGATTTGAGAAAGAATATAAAATTTAATCAAAAAAGTTGTTGACAGTTTTAACAACCTATAGTAAGATTAATCTAAGTTAGCGAACAACTAACGAAACAAAACAAACAAAAAATAAAAGGAAAATAAGTAATATGTATACTCGTAAGAATACTCGTAACAAGACTAACTTCGTCGGCCACAACTCCACTGGTGTTGAGATTTATCTCTCTACTCCATTTCCGAAGGCTAAGAAGGCTTCACGATTGACTGTCCGTGCTGGAAACGCTCGTGTTGATCTCACCGGTCGTCAGATCAATGCTCTTCGTGAAGTTTTGGCAGCTGGGTATAGCTCCAATGCTACCAGTGCTACACGTACCGCTACTCGCACTACCCGTGCTAGCCGCGCTTAATTGTTGACGAATGAACGAAAACCATAACTTGGTTTGGATGTGGTTGCTAGTTATACTAGCAACCACATTTTCTTTAATTAATACCTATTTGTTCTATAGGTTGTTAAAGAAATTGGATGACAATATGCTTGTTGTGTCAGAAGCACTTGAAGTATATAATGAACAATTATCTCAAATTGTAAAAGATATTGAGTTGTTGAAGAAAAGTGTTAGAATGATGAACAATGAAGTCAAAGAAAACAGCCGTAGCCGAAAAGCCAAAGACTAAAGGATTGTTTGATCACATCAATCACATTCGTGAGGTAAAAGATCCTAATTATTATGTTAATTTGACCGATGAAGAAAAGAAGTCATTTAACAAATATATGCTTGTGCGTATATTGAGTATGGATAGTGATGTGATTGAAGAAATGGCGATAGTATCAAAATATTTTCAAGTTATACCTGAAGAACAATTTTATAAAGTATTGATTGATGTGATACCACATGGTCGTAAGTTTTGTAAGTATATTAAGAAAAGTACTGAAAGTATAAACCAAACTATATTGGATTGTATATGTAATAAATTTAAAGTGGGTGAACGAGATGCCACAGATTATTACAACATACTTATGTCTAACGATAAAGGTATTCAAGAACTAGTATCTCTAATCGAGGGATACGGTTATAGTGAAAAGGAAATTGAAAAGTTATTTAAATAATATGAAGATTATAGGAATAAGTGGATTGGCTAGAAGTGGTAAAGATTTGTTTACTACAGTTGCACAAAAGATTTTAACTGATAAAGGTTTTAAGACTGAACGACACGCACTTGCATATGAATTGAAGAGCGATTTGAAGGGATTGCTTAAAGACAAAACCGGTATAGATGTTTTTACAGAAAAGACTGAAGAGAAAAATGTTATTAGACCATTGCTTGTTGCGTATGGTGATGTAATGCGTAAAATCAGCGAAGGTAAGTATTGGACTACTAAAGTAGAAACTCGGATGAGTACATCCAAGGCTGATTTTGTTTTTATTACTGATATAAGGTACGATGTTTATCCACAAGATGAGTGTTATTGGTTACAACGAAAGATGGATGGTAAGTTGATTCATATTACTAAATATCAGATGGCTGAAGCTCCTTCTAAACGAAGAATTAGTACAGCTAAACCTGTAAAGATTTATGAAGCTGCTCCCAATGAACATGAATTGTTTAATAACCCTAAAGTTAAGGCTAAAGCAGATTATGCGTTTGAGTGGGAGGATTATAAGTTTAAACTAAATGATGTTAAGCTAGAAGAACATCCATATATTCTAGAGAATGTAACTACGGCTCTAAAGAAGATTAACGCAATTTAATTCTTTTAATTTCATGACTACCGTTGTAATAAAATATTATTTCATCATCGGTAGTTTTTGTTTTTAAATAATCTACCATGTTTGAAATTGTAGAATTTATCAAGTTAATATAAACTTTATTACATTCTTCCGATTTTAAATGTTTTCTTTGTTTTTGACAATTGCAAATTTTTCCTAGTATCAATAAACAATTTTTTAAATTATCTATTGATGGTATATTGTCAGCGCCAAATTTATTTATAAAGTCCTGATAACCACCTACAGTCATAATAATTTTCTAATAATTAGATAAAAGAATAAACTAAAAATATAGTTTATAGAAAAAATAATTAAAAAATATAGTTGGGGAAATCCTAAATAATATAAAAGTACATTACCAAGAATTAAATTTGTCCAAAAACATAAACAAATTGGACAACTAATCAATTTCGTTAGATAGCCAGGATATTTTGCATATAAAAAGTTAGCGTAATTGGACATTATGTCTTCTTCAAGTTTATATTTTTCAAACTCCGGTATCTTAAGTAAATTCCGAGTCTTTGTTAATTTAGCAAAGGTTTGTACTATATCACTTTCAAACCACACTATTAATATAAAAGAAATAAAACATAGTAACGAAAAATCTATTATAAAGTAATTTATCATGTGAAATAAAGTCATTTTCTTAAATTGGTTTTATGTTTCTATACAAATTATGCCTTCATAATCAAATAATTTGTTTACAAAATTTTCTCCAGGCATATATCCTATTTTTTTAACTACGGATAAAACATTCGATGAAATTAGTTCATCGACTGCTTGTTTAACTGGGGGAAATGCACCATAATCGTCGTATATAAAGTATAATTTTTTGTTTTCAATCGAAGATTCTTTTTTACTATTTATACAATTAAATGTGTCTATTTTAACACATTCATACGTATGTACAGCGTCAATCATAAAAACATCTATTTCACCGACATATGGAAATTTTCGATTATATAAATCGTGAAGTAAAAAATCAAAATTATTTAAATTATTCTTTTTTAAAAAATTTGTAGCTATATCAATTTGTTTTTGTGAATATTCTATTCCAATTACATGTTTAAATAAATTACATAATAAAAGTGTAGAATCGCCATTAAAAATGCCTAATTCAGCACATTTAAAGTCTTTATATTTTTCTTCGTTAAAAAAGTTGTAAAGATCCGTTTTAAATTTTTTTGAGGTGGTTCGTTTACTAGCAAATTTATCTGGTAATATCGATAGAATTTTTTCTATGTTCATGATATTTGTTTAGTTACAATAATTTATTTTTGTACCAATTATCGTTAATACTTATTAAGTTTTTACTATAATCACTTAAATTTTTTATTTTTAATTTAAATATATCAAATTCAGAATCACCTATTTGACCACTATCTTCGAGTATAAGTTGTAACGAGTTAAAAAATTCAAAACTTTCGTTGGTTAATTTATTAGCATCAAATTCTATGATAACATCATTAATCTTTTGATCTTCATATCGTTTGAGTTTCTTATCTAAATCAAACTTAGTATTTTTTTGTTCAATATTGATGTATTGATCATATGGTACATCGGTATAGATTGTATCACACCACGGTTCTAACAAAGCTAATTTATAAGCATCACAATTCTTAACAACGAATCCAATATCATATCGTTTAGGTACGATAGGTTTCATTGTATCATTGTGTTTAACAAAGTGACCCCACTTACGAATGAAGTTTCTAGCACTACGATTGTTTTGAGCTAACCATTCGTCACTTTCTTTACCTACAGTGGTGATAGTTGGATTATATCTACTGCCTCTACAAGTCATATGATATACACAACCTTCCCATGTCTGAATAAACTTATAACCATTAAGTAAGAAACGATTAAATATATCACTGTCTTCTTTACTTTGAGGTGCATATAGTTCATCATGACCTCCTATAGATTGGAAATCCTTCTTATAAAGGGCCCACGGCGCAAAAATACCCTCTGTGGTTTTATCTTTACGGGATAGACTGGTATCTTTGAACCATTTTAAGAATTCTTGTTCCTTAAACTCTTCTGGCTCTTGACCAAATCCAACACAAATTTTTTCTGGTCCTGGTGGATGTAGAGGTGGTTCTATACGAGTTAAACTAACAATTGTGCCTGGTTGAATATATTTTTCAACATATTTATCAAAATTAGGACATGCGTACATATCTGCGTGGTAGATCATTACCACATCATTAGTTGCAACTTCATTGATTAAACGATCATATAAAATAGTATGTCCCAACCGAGTTGGACCGTTATTACGAATATATTTAAAATTTGGATCTTTTGCTGCGGTTTCTTTACACCAATCCTCTGTACCATCATTACTAAAATCGTCTGCTACACATATTTCGTGTTCTTTATGGCTTAGATTTTTACGAATAGCTTCATAACTCCATTTAAGATATTTTAGGTTATTTCTACTCGGCTGAATGAAACTTATTTTCATAATAAAACTGTTTTAACTCAATTAATTGATCTTCAATATTCTTTATTAAATAGTCACTTTTTAAACTTCTATTAATAAACTCCGTACTAATAGATATTATGTTTTTTTTACATTCAAATATTTTATTTAAAAAACATAAAAGATCATACTTAGTTATGGGAGTTGTACCTAACTGAATTAAGTTATCCGATCTATCCCAGTTCTCTATTAATTTTAAGCACTGTTTTGTCCATTCTAAGGTAGTTATACCATTCCAATAATGGTTATTATAACCGTGTATATCTTTATTTTGTCTAAAAAACCATTCCATTAAACACACTTTACCTTTTATTTCCGGTCCTATTAATGAAGATCTTATTTGTTTTACATTATTATAGTTTAATAAAATATTTGTTGTATGTGATTTACTTATTCCATAATCATCTGTAACATCTTTCATATGGTTTTTTTCGTAAAACTTGCCTAATTTTATATTTCCAGAAAACTCACAATCGGATGTGGGATTTATTATTTTACCGTTGAAATTTTTTATTAAAAAAATCGGTAAATCGATATTTGTTTCTTTATATAAATTCCATGTAGAATATTTTTGTGGAATACATGCTATACAATTTATTAAAAAGTCTGAATTAGAATTTTTAATTGATTCCGTGAATTCATTTGATGGCCATCGTTGTTCTATTATTTCATGATTTATCTGAAGGTGAGATACATATTTCATCACCATATGTCCTAACATTCCTTTATGTCCTAGTATTAAAATCTTCACGGAATACAGTGAATTTTTACAGTTGGAAAAGGAATTATATATTTGAAATTTTCGGATTTTAATTTTTCCATTATCATATCCGAATAGTTCCAAGCCAAAATTAAAATATAATTCGGTTTATTTAAGTTTAAATAGTTTTTATTGAATATGGGAATGTCAGTACCACCTACATAACGATCGTAACGTTCGGGTGATTCATCTATTATAAATGATATATCATTTGAAGTAAACTTACACATGTTAAGTAACACATTACCTCGACCAGATGCACCGTACCCAGCTATAGTAAAACCTTCGTTCTTTAAATTTTTTATTATATTTTGTAAAGAAATGATATGGTTCTTAACTTTGAGACTGTAATTTTCAAAATACTCAAAATTTGTCATTCCGATATTTTTTTCAAAATTTAATTGATTATCCACCTTTTCATTTGTTTTTTTATTTTTTGAAGCGTATACTCTTATACTACCCGAATGAATAGAGATTTCTTCAAAATCTACAATTGATAATCCGTGTAAATTAAATAAATAATTTAAAGCTGATAACGAGTAATAATATAAATGTTCATGATATACGAAGTCATATTGTAACTGTTCGATTAAGTTTTTTAAATAATGTACTTCAATTATGAAATGTCCATCTGGTTTTAAACTATATGATACTCCTTCCAGTATAGAATGAATGTCATCGATATGTGCAAAACAATTATTTGAACAAATTATGTCATAATCATTTTCTTTTAGGTATTTAGTTGCCGTCGTTTTGCTAAAATAATCTACAATTACATTACATCCCTTTTCTTGTGCTACTTTAGATATATTTATGGATGGATCAAATCCCATACACGGTATACCTAAATCCATGAATGGTTTTAATAAAACTCCATCATTGGATCCTATTTCTAATACTTTACTGTTATTATTTAAGCCGAACTTTTCTTTGTACAACATTGCTACAGAAGAAAAATGTTTACTTAAACCTATAGATGACATGTAACGATAATCTTTGAATAAAAAATCCGAATTAATTATACTATCTGTCTGTACCAAAGAACAGTTTGTACAATATTTTAATTTTAAAGGATATTTTTTACAGTGATTTAGTTCATCTTTTTTTGGAAAATTTCCCGCTAAAGATATTTCATCGAAATCAAAAATTGTTTTTAGTTCTAAATTTTTACAAATTGCACAACTGGTTCTTAATTTATACTCTGGATACATATTATTCAAAATAATTAAAGGATTTCAAAATATTGTTTAGTTTTTCTTTACTTATACATACATCTTTACTAGAGAATTCATTATTTGGAAACGATACTCGATTATATGTTTCTTTGTAATGCATATAAAAATATGCATCTTCTTTTTTAACACGCGGTATTTCTTCACTCGATATCATGATTTCGTGGAGTTTTTCTGAAATTCGGGGTTTATCTACATCGTATTTCAAACCAAATAATTCGGCGTATATTTCAAATAAATCTTGTATACGAAAACTTTTTACTTCGGGTATTACATTATACCCATTAACTTTTAATGAAGCTTCTATTAAATCAATAGCCTCATCGACTGATATCATAAATCGAGTCATTTCCGTAGAATACAATTTTAATGCATATTTGTTTTGTAAAGCGTTCCAAATTAGTGGAATTATACTACCTGTCGAGTTTAATACATTTCCGTAAATAGCCGTGCTTAGTTTTGGGAAATTTGCGTCTGAATTTACAATAAAACTTTCACCTGCGACGAATTTCATAGATCCATAAAGCGTTGTAGCGGATCGACTTTTATCAGAAGAAATGAAACATGCAGATTCAAAATTATTTTCTTCAGAGACTCTTCTACTATTAATGGCACCATTAATTATAATTTTTACCGATTCTTCAACATTTTGATCGACAGCTTCAATTTGCTTTAAACTTGCAGCAAATATTCCTACTTCGTGATTTTTACTGCTTCTTTTAAGCAGATCATAATTTCTTATATCACCAACAACACATTTTATTTTAGGAAATTGCTTTTTTAAATAATAGTGTTTTGCTTCATCACGACTAAATACAGTTATTTCATTATCGTCATAATATCTTTTGACGATATTTTTACCTAAAAAGCCTGCTCCTCCTGTGATAAATATTTTCTTGTTTTTCATTTAAAAACTGTTTTTATTGTTTCTAATAATTCCGTGTAATCTCTATATCCTCTTTCTTGTATATTTTTTTCTGGATCTTTTATTGGATAAAAATCACAATTTGAAAGTTTCCTATAATAGGAATTTTTACCAAAGTAATTATCTCTCATTTCTTTTGTAGTAGTAAAATAAGAAACTACAGGTTGTTTAAAATAACAACTCAATAGGGTGTTTCCACCTCCCATCGAAATAAAACCGGAAGATTTAGAAAATAATTGTAATTGAAAAACATTGTAAGATAAATGTGAATATTCTTTATGTAAATCATCAAATACGATAACATTATCATACATTCGGCTTATTTGTTTATCATCAACAACATTTCCATTTGCATCTTCTGCTTTAATGCCGTATTTATTTATGATATCACTAGTTTCATTACAATCAACTGGAAATTCATTATTTTCAGGTCGTTTATAAATTACTTTGTAATTAATTTTATTAAAGTATTCAAAGATATCTTGTAAAAGTGGAATATCAAAGTATCCATATGGAAAGTGTCCGTGTTCAAGATTAAATCTATTGCATATTACTACGAATTTTTCTTTTATATTTATTTCATTATTTTTAAGATAATGTTCCCTTATGGGAGGTGGAGTCCATTCTCTATAATCTAATACACCATTTACATTTCTTTTTTCTTCGTCTGTTAGTTCACTATAATCTTTACCGGTTATTGCTAATGCATTGTGGTGTATCCAATTATTCGGTACATCTTTTAAAGCCACTTTATTATCTACAGATCGATCATTATAATATTCTTCAATTTGGTCTGTAAAAAAATAAAATGGTTTCATGCCTTTAACAGTTCTAACGGTTCCCAATTCATTCTTTAGATGGAGATGATATGCATATGGTAGGGTTAAAGTTAACTCACAACCAAATTCTGGATTTCCATTGATGTTCTTTTTAGTTATCATACAATTTTTTAAAAGTTTTATTCATATAATATTCTACTTTTGAACCGTAAGTTTCATCAGGTATACCATTAAAATGATAAACCCATCCTAAATTTGTAAAAATTAAATCTTCGTTCAAACCTTCAGATAGATGTAATCCCGTCATGTTAAATTCATACGGTAGAATTTTAGTATCAACATTATTTATTTGTAGAAAGAAATTCATAGGTGTTTGATCTGTACCTAATTTTATATTGGATTCAACTTGATAAATTTCCTCTCGGTTATTTATATAAAATTCTTTGAACTTATTTATATGATTTTTATGTGATTCGTTGATTATTTGAAATCCACCATTAATATAATTCCAAACATTTAAGTTATAGTTGTTAAATAATAATTTGCTGTAACACTCTACACTTCTCATTACCCATTCATATACTACACCATCGTGTACGCCGGTATATTTGTTTTCAGTTAATTCAAAAAAGTTAGGACAATTTGGATGTACAATAGTATCCGCATCTACTATTAAGACTTGATTGTATTTAATATTACTTTGTTCCAATAAATCTAAAACATAATATCTTTGCCACGCCATACTAGTAACATTAGTATCTAATATTGGTTCGTCTAAAACAACTACTGTACAATTATGTTTATTAGCAAAGTATTTCCAACTTCGTATACTATAGTCAAATATTTTTTTGATTAAAGGAGTGTTTCTCAACTTTTTTTCTCCTTTGTCAGAAATTACTGCTGGGATAAATATTATGTTTTTCATTAATATAAGTGTTTTGTTTGAGACCAAAGTTGTCTAATAATATTAGTTCTTTCCTCAATTGAAAATCCGGTAAAGTGCCATATATTTCCATATTTTATAAAAAAAGGAGTAAAATCTTGTAACTTATCATTATAAAAAAACATTCCTTTTTTTATCATAGAAACTGTGTTCCAACTATATGGAAAATATTTCTTTTTAATATTAAGTTTTTTTAAAACTAAGTTTAGAATAGTTTGATCTCGACCGGTGTTTGAAACACTCCAATTATCTAAAACCGTTTTGTTATTGAAATAAAAGTGCTTCATTTCCTCAAAAACAAATTTGTGATTTTTTGTAAAAAATAAGACTCCGCTATTTATGTATTCGCTTATTTTTATATCGACATCCAATTCTTGAAATGTAGATTTATATGCATTTAGACTATTGTTTAACCAATTTAAATTACAATTATCAATAACTCCACAAAATTCATCATTATACAATTCAAACGGATTAGGCATATCCCACTTAGGTATAGTATCGAAATCTACCATTCCTATCTTTTCATATTTATCTTCAATATAATCAAATAAAAAATGTTTTGTCCATTTTGAATGTGGAATTGAATTTAATTTTTTATCAATTAAGATAAAATCTATACTGTTTTTAGTACAATATTTCTTCCAAGCTTCAATTGAAATTTCAAAATAGTCTTTATGGTTGTATTTTGAAAAATTATCTTCAATTGCGATCATTACTATACAATTAGCATTCATAAAAATTAAATATTGATAATTGATTTATTAAAAAGTTTGTTATTTTTTAAATAAAATTCGTTCTTTTTTTCAATCAATCGTTTCCGTTCACGGACTAATCCTAAAGGGCGTTTAAAGTGTTTGATATATTCGTAAATATCAAAGTTATTTGTTAATAACCGGCCTAATTTTAAATCGTGGTCAAATTTTTTAAAACATGATTCCAATACAAAATTATCGGCATATTGTTTTTCATTTTTAAAAACATCGCCGCTTGTATAATATTCTAAATACTTTAAACAAAAATTTTTAACACGGTCGTCATTTAGTTTAAAAACTTGAAATCCGGTTTCAATAGTTACTCCCCACTCTTCTCTGAAAATACAACACCAATCATTATTTGATAACTGGTTTAAAAATCTTTGGTCAAATGGTTTGATAACAGTAGAATCACAATCAAACCAAATACCATATTCGGTTTCATTTGCAGTCATAATAAAATCTACAAGACTTACTACTTTTCTAAACCAATATTCCGAATTTCTTATCCAATAATTAGAATGATTAGATAGTTTTGAAAAATGACTTGTTTTTAAGTAATTTTCTAACCACGGAAATTTTTCATATAAATCGTATAATATAACATTGTCCGATTTGTCAGAAAAATCGATTGATATGTTATCTACTTTTGAATCAAAAGAATTTTCGTGATAGACATAAAATTTACTATTTTTGAAAATTTTTGGTAGACTTTTATATGCAATTTGATGTGGATCTTTAAAAAGTCTATGATTAAAACTAGTACATATGGTAAATTTATCTTCAATCATAATTCAAATAACATTATTTTTTTTGATCATTTCTTCATTACTTTTTAACACACTTTTTAAAATTGAAAGATTTATATCAACTTTATCTCCCAATTTGACTAAAGCTTTTGTGTCTTTTGGAAAACATTTTCCTCCGAATCCACGGTCATTTGCAAATACAGCTGTATGGGATTTAGTAGTACGGGGATCTAATAACCATAAATCTCTCATTTCATAATAATTTATTCCGAGTTTTTCACACAAATCGTATATTTCATTGCAATATGCAACTTTCATAGCTAGATGTGTATTTGTTACATATTTTGTAATCTCCGCGCTGATTGTATCTGTTACCCGGTATGTTTTGCTTGGACCGGTTATAGGTGTGTAAATTTCAATTAATTTGTAACATAGTTCTTTTTTACCACCAAATATAAAGAATGGTGTTTGTTTAACATCAGTTGTAAATCCATCCGGTGTCCAATATTTTGACTCACCTGCAAATTCGGGACTAAATACAATTTCTTTATTAAAAGTGTTGATTAGTTTATCGGTTGTGCCAATTTCAACTGTACTTTTTAAAAGAATTAATTCCGTTTTTAACCAACTAATTGTTTCTTCCACAATACTCGTATCACAACTACCATCTTGTTTTTCGGGAGTAGGAACGCATACAACTGCTAAATTACATTTATTGATTTCGTCTTTGGTTACGCTTGTATTTAAGTTTGGATCATAAATTAAACATTCGTAATGATTTTTAAAAAAATTATGAAACGCTTTTCCAACATATCCGTAACCAACAATGCCAATTTTAAATTTGTTCATAAATTTTATTCCAATTTTGTAACCACTTTTCTTCTGTATAATATATTTGATATAATTCTTTAGAATGAAAAGAACAATTATTATAAAAATCTACATCATCTCTTAATTGTATAGCTAATTCGTTTGCTTTTTCTATATTACCTACATCAACCGTTAATAATGGATGTAATATTTGTTGAGTATCCAATCCTTTATAACCGATACACGGTATACCTAAATAAGCACAATTAAGGGCAAATGTACCAGCCGCATGTGTTCTCATCAAATGAATACCTATGTTGAATTGAGATAGTGTATGGATCCATTGCGTCCATTGCATATAAGGTAAATGTTTTAAGTTTGGGAAGTTTTCCTCATTGGTTATTTTCCTACCCATACTAGGTATGTATATATCTTTATTAAAATTACGGGCAACAAAATAACTATCTACTCCACCGTACCAGCTACAAAAGTTACCACCGATGATTGGATATCCACTATTTTTATTAATTATATTTTTAACTGTATCTTCAATCATTAAAGATTGTAGATTAAATGTAGGTTTCTTAAATATACCTTTAAAATAAGCTACATCACTTTTATTATGGACTAATAAAAAGTCCATCTCATTCAAAAAGTTTATATAATTAACTTGATCTTCGTATTTGTAATCTTGGTAATACCAACACGGACCTTCTTGCATTACTGTTACTTTTTTACCAATAGATTTACAAATATCTAATATTTGATTGATATTAATCAATTCAAGTTTCTTCGGTAGAATTATTATAACTAAGTCGTACGATTGTACTTTGTTTTTACAAATATAATCAAAAGATAGATGATCCGAGTTTAATGCAATTTGCCAAGCAAACTCTACTCTACAATTTTCAAAATTTCGTGGTAGTTTTCCTATATGACCGTTTTGGCTTACAAAACATACATTCATACACTAGCATGATTCATTTTTATATCTTTGAATCCTTCTTCGTATTTCTCTACCATTTCATTTTTAATTCCAACTCGAATCTTATTCTTACCTCGAATCATAATTGCTCGTCTACCAACTTCTTCAAGTCCGAGTATATTCTCCTTACCTTTTCTAATGTCGGATTCCAAATCCCAAATTTCTCCGTTTATCTGATACAGTCTTTCTAAATAACTTTGTATACCTTCGTACTTATTTAATTCTTGTAAATAGGCATTTAATTCATCTGTTAGATTTACTCCTTCAATTCGTTCACTTTTTAAAAGAGTTATACTATATCTATCTGCTATTTCTGATATTGGCATTTTCATATGTTTTTTATTTTATCAAATACATCGTCAAATGTATAGAATTTATTTTGATTATTTAATAAAATGTTTAAATTGGATTTAGAGTAATCTTGTAAAATTTTCCACCAATCACCCTTTTCTTTACCACAAAAACCACGGGGATTGTTTTCATTTAAAATATACATTCTTTTTTTGGGATGTCTTCTAGCATGTACTTTTAATATATTTTTAACGACGATTTGTATGAATTTATCTCCCAGAAGTTGTTTTGCAATTACGCCTAAACTACTATCATCACCACTACACAAAAGACTGTGAGGAATGTTGACTCCACATTTAATCAAATCTGAACTGATTACTAAACAACTGCCATCAATTTTAGGTTCATTTGTTACTCTGATATCTATATCTACAGTTTTTGAATTTATTAAATTCATTTTTTCGATGGACAACGGAGATTTAGCATAATTTTCATTATCAACTTGATCCGGTGTATCTACAAAAATTATATTTTCATAGTCAACATGTTCAGTAACTTTCCAAGATTCATCCCACATTTTCCGTTCCGACCACGATAAGATATAACGATGAAAATTATTTTTATCTGTATAATTTTTTAAAGATTCGAGTACTTTAAATGATTCTTTTGGAAAGAAACTGTCAGTTTCTCCCCACATTAAAAAATCAACTTTTTTGCAATAGTTGTTGTTAAAGTCTCTTCTATAATCTGCTATATTGTAAATTTCATCGTTGATGTTTTTAATATCAGTTTTTATGTTATTATAACCCAATGCTTTTAATTTTTCTATACCACTATTAAACTTAATGAACAAGTTATCTAAACTTATTTTGTTTTTATCAATCTTTTCAAAATATTCAGATGTATTAAAACAAAAATCTAAGTAGACATTTTCTTTGTTCTCTACAGCTTCTAATAGATTTATTAATCCGTTTATAAAATCCGGATACATTTCTATTTCATAGAACATAACATGTGTGCCTATTGCATATTTATTTTGTAATTTCATTTATAATCGATGATGTGGTTATTGTTAATAATAGTTTCAATATCAATATCGGATATATAGTTTGGATGTGATTTTATAGCTTCTGGGTGATTTATTTTTACTGCACTTAAATATCTGTATGTACCTTGTTTATCAGGCTTAGCACATACACGTGCGTATTTTAATTCATCTATGTAATTTAAAGCCTGAGAAAAGTATTTCCAATAATAATCGGGTCTATTAAGTTGATCGTATCTTAAGTCTAAATATTTTCCAAATCTAAACCACGGATAGTGGTATGTTACTAGTTCTGTAGAATACAACGCTTCATAATTTCTAGATTCAAAATTTCCTATAACAGATTCGTAAAATTTTTGAGTGCCATATTTTATGCAAATTTTTCTGGTACTACCCTCTTGATTTTTAAAGAATGGTTTGAGACTTTTAAGTTCCGCGTAATATTGATTTTGTACGAAATCTACCCATATACTTCTAAAACCGGTGTCTGGATTTAATTGGGACATGTACGATTCAATCGAATCTTTATCACTCTCTAGATGAAATACATCTCCTTCAAATGGAAATATAAAATCACCAACATTAACATCAATATTTAATTCTTTAAAATTACTACACGCTTTTGTATAATGTTTGGTAGCAGATTTTTCATTTGGATCGTATTCCATCTCATTTAATATAATTTTCTTATTACTATATTTTTTTTGAGCTTCAAATATTATTTCTTGTAATTCCGGATAGTCAAACCCTCGTTTTCCTTCACTATTTAGAGTATATTTTTCTTTAAATCCGGCCATATTAGTACAACTTTCGGGACCATGAGGAAACATTCCTTCGTTGTAAATTAATATATCTGGATCAATCGTATTAAATATATTATCTATTTGAAGTTTAATTAAGTGAGTTTCACAAAATACTGGAACTATTACAATTTTTTTACTCATATTTTTTAATCATGTAACAACCACACGGAACATTTTTTGAGTCGATGTTCAATAAATCTATTTTTTCGTGTTTTGCTGTATAAAAATTTATATTTGGCTGTTGTTTTTCGATTATGAAAAAATCTTTGATAGCATCCATAGCTTCATAACAACATGTATCATCGAACACTACTACGCCATTTAAAACAACTTTGTCATATAAATATCTTAATACTTCACGGGTTGCACTATAACTATCAACATCTACTCTAAGCAGTAATATTTTATTTATATCACATGTAGGTAATGTATCTTTTACCCAACCCTCTAAATAAATTATTCGATTCTTATCTAAAATGTTAAATTTTTTGAAGTTATTTTTTACTTCTTCTATGGAAGCTGAAAATTCTCCATCTTTCCATCTTTCTTCTTTTTCATATTTAAATAAAGCGTTTTTTAAAGGTTGACATCCTCTAAATGAATCTACCACCCATATTTTTTTTAAAGGAAATAGATGAGCTAAAAATATAGCCATACCTCCTTTATAAACTCCACATTCTACTATATCGCCATCATGAGATTCAACCTGCTGTTTTAAATCAATAATACAATCAAATCTTTCTCTATCAATTAGAGTCAATTTTTTATTTAAAATTTCGTTGATTATGTTGTTCATGTATTATTTTTTATGATTAGAAGACCGGGATTGGTTTTTATATTTTTATATATTGTCCAATTTCTATTCGTTTCTAAAAATTCAATGATGGCGTTATTTAACTCCGGAAACAAAACTGTATCGTGAAATGCTATATATTTTTTAACTTTATTAGCGTGTAAATTTAATTCTTTTTTAAGATGTTGGTAAGTGTGTTTCGTATCGATAAATAATAAATCTGTTTCTTCAATTTCTATTTTAGTGGTATCATCTTCTATTAATGTTAAATCTACATTTTCTTTTTTAGATAAAGCTTTTAATGATTCTAACCAAATGTGATCTTCAAAATTAACTCTTTTATAAGCATAAGAAAATGTAATATCAATACATACTAATTTTTTGGGCCTCGCTTTTAAGAATGCCCATGAACTATTTACTTCATTCACACCCATCTCGGTAATATGATTACATTCTTTAGCAAGTTGATATAACTCATCCATATACAAGTATATCCATTGTATGGAATTTTTTCCACGTTGGTTTTCAGGATTGGATTTTATAAAGTCATAGGTTTCATCTACCGATGAAAACACGCCGTATTCGATTAGTTCGGATTCTGTAAGAATGTCAAATTTTATTTTTTTCATAACTAAAAATTTATTTCCAGTAATTATAAATTCCTTTTTCAATTTCGTACTTTTGCCATATAAATTGATTTTTTCGTGGTTGATTTTTTGCCCAAGTCCACATATCGGTTAACCCATTTTCTAAATTAGTTTGATGATTAAATTTCAAAATATCTATGGATTTTTGATAAGTAGAATATGCATGTTTTACTTCATGTCTTTTTTCGAGATGCACCTTAGTTCCACCTCCCATAACTTTAATTAAAATATCACATGCTTCATTGATACTTGTTTCATAAATTCCTCCTAAATTAATTATTTGTTTAGAAGCCTCTGGGAAAATTGCAGCATTCCATAAAGGTTCAACGCTGTCGTCGATATAAGAAAACGCTCGGGTTTGTTTTCCATCCCCATAGATTGTTAATGGTTTATTATTTAAATGTAAATTCATCCAAATACCTAAAACATTTCTATATTTGTCCCAGATATTTTGTTTTTTACCATAAACATTATGTGGTCTGATTATACACCAGTCTAATCCATGTTGTTCTCCAGCAACTTTTATATCCAGTTCACAAGCATATTTTGCAATACCATATGGATCAATGGGATTTGGTAAGTATTTTTCATCAAACGGCAAAGTGTTTTCACCATAAACTGCCATAGTAGATGTGAATATGAGTCGTTTTACATTGTGATTCACACAACAGTTTACAATATTTGTTGTAGCAATTAAATTATTATTATAATTATAATTTCGTATAAAAGGACTTAATCCTTCAGCGGCATATGCTGCCATGTGATAAACAAAATCGATCTTGAATGTATTAAATAATTCGTTTAAACGAGTGACATCGTTTATTAAATTTAGTTTGTGAAAATTTACCTTATCATTAACATTTTCAATATATCCGCCACTTAAATCGTCTATACCGATTACATTAATATTTTTATTGATTAAATAATCAGCTAAATTAGATCCGAGTAAACCCGCAACACCTGTTATTAATACATTCATAGTAAATCTTTATATTGTTGATCTATTTCATTTTTATTTCGTGATCTACCTTCATTCGATTTTCTAAGTCTCTTTTCATTTACTATGAACTTATCTATGGAGGGTGTATCGCTTTGTACTTGTTTTAAACGCTCTCTATCAGATTCTCCGATATTAATGTCATTAATTATCAACTCTTCCAACGATTCTACAATTGTATTTTCATTAAAAGTTCTTTTTTCGGAAAAATAATCATATTGTTTATTTTCATAAGTATCTCTCAATAGAGTACGGATTTTGTTTTTTATTTCTTCAATTATTAATTTTTGATGATTACTTTTTTCTGTTAAATTATCTTTTTCAAAAAAATATAATTTAATATTTTCCGTTATTAATCGATCAAATAATGCTGATAAAGTATCTATATTTGTAATATATTTCATAAATTTATTTTACACTATATCCCCTATTTTCATCTTCCGTAAACAACTGATTGTATTTTATATTTGTTTGTCGTTGTTTTTCTATAGTTTTTTCATGTATCAATGCAATATCTTTTTGCGCAGGAATAAATACATAACTTTTATATCCTTCAACTTTCTCATGTAATCTGCGTTCATATTTAATATGAGGTAAATTTTTATATAATCTAGATTGATAGTCTGGAAAGTTAATCATACCGTCGTTATATTGCCATCCCCATGTTAATATGTCTTGTTGAGTTACTCCGTAAAAATAATTTAACCTCGGTAACCAAATCGCTTCATTTGAATCGTTTGCTTTTAAAATGTCGTCTATATTTTCTAAAAGCAAGTCTGTCGGACATTCATCTGCATCTATTTGAAATATCCACTTACCTTTGCAAAGACTTATACCATAGTTTTTATGTGCTCCATAATCTTTGTCTAATTTTTTTTGATAAAAATTAATATTTGATTTACAACTGTTTATTATAGAAATAGTTTCCGGATTATCCGAATAATCATCTAATAAAACTATTTCATGGTTTTCTTTTTTAAATGAAAGCAATTTCTGTAGAAGTTTACTCAAACAAACCTCTTCATTATGAGATGTTATTAAATAAGATAAAAACATTTTAATCAAATTTTTAATTTAGGTAAAACAATTTTGTTCTGATCTGTTTTATTAGCTATGGGTTTTAGTTTTGGTAAGACAAAACTATTTTCGACTGCAAATTTAGGAACATACTTATCAAGAATACCCCACAATTTTTGATCCATTGCTTGTAAACTGAATTTTTCGAAATTCTCGGCTCTTAGAAATTCCGCTGGTTTATTAAACTTATCTTGTTTACGGAATGAATAAACATCTTTCATTTTAGTCTCAGCTAATGAATATGAAACTTTGAACCATTTACTTTCTTTTAAAATCCAATTATTTACCGACGATCTATTCACATCTACTAAATTGCCTGGTAACAAATTTGCATATTGTGGGTTTAAATAATCTAAATGTCCACTCCAGTCAGGTGCTAATAAAGGTTTTCCACTCATTGTTGCTAACAACAATGGATGACCAAATCCTTCTCCATGAGTAAATGAAACATGTGCTATTATTTTTTCATGATTTAAAAGTGCGTTCATTTCCACATCACTTAATTCTCCGTGTAAGAGATAAACATTTGGCAAATTATCACCTAATCCACTTTTAATTCTTTTTATTTTGTCTAAGATATCAAACCGATCTACAGTTGAATAGTTTGCACCACTCGTTTTTATAATTAAGCACGGTTTATCATTTTTGTCATTATTTTTAAATGCATTACAAAATGTTTTAATTAAATTACCAATATCTTTTCTGTCATTAAATAAACCGCCGTGTGTCCATTGACCAATAAAAAGGAAAGCGGACTTTTCTTCAATTTTAGATAAAGCTTGATCAACTGTTTCTGATTTTTCTTCCGTTTTCTTATAAATGTTTGTATCTACACCCCAAAAACACACTTCAATGGGTTTATCAACCTGAACACTTACCGTTTGTCCATTTTCAAGTTTTTTAGACATTTTAGTGTCCATAAATATTTTTTTAACATGGTTAGACAAACCTATAGTTAAATTCATTTTGTTAATTCCCTCTAACCAAGGGCCCGGTGAAATTGTAGTTTCAATACCAGCAGTCATACCAATATTATATTTGCCAATTGGTTGAAATTCTTCCGGTATTGTGAGTTGAATAAATAATTCGGGTTGTTTGTTTAATTGTCCTTGTAAAAATTTACTCGATAACATCTTATCTTCGGGATCTGTAATTTCTTCAAAAAATCGTTTTGTTTGACAGTTTCCCCATCTAGTTGGTGCGATTTTAACATCATATTTGTCATAACGAATAATACTTTTAGCAACAGCAGTTGCCCAATCGCCATATCCGCTACGATTAAAAACTGGTCCTGAAATTAAACATAATGGTTTGTTCATATTTATTTTTGATTAAAAAATTGTTGATCTCTTTCCTTAATTGTTTGACTGTATTTTTTTGTTGGCGTGGACACATTGTTTGTCATATTATTGTACAAGTGTTCCATTGTAGACATTTGTTTAGCAGCCACACTAGCGTTTTCTGATTTTTTGTTATCGGTGCTTCCAAATCCACCTTCACCTCTATTTGTGGAGTCTAATTCATTTACAAGTTCGAAGTTAACATTCTCTACTCTTGTTACTTTAAGTTGACAGATCTTATCTCCTTTTTTATAGATTTTACTTGAATTAACTTTTCCGCCTATATAAGTGTATAATTCACCTTTGACTGCATCTCCGGCTTCATGTGTATATAAATTATAATCTTCCGGTTGCCATAGATAATTAAAACGAAGTAGTAATTCTCCTCTGTAATCGGCATCAATCAATCCAATACTATTGGCCAATTGAAGATTGTACTTACTAACACTGCTACGAGGAAATGCTAAAATATCATAGTCGGTAAGTTCGAGACTAAAACCTGTCAATGACTTTTCTTCTTTCTGTACAGCAACTTTAAGATTAGTTTTATATTGAATGTAATCAATTCTTTTATAAGATCCATTTTCATTCTTTTCACCAACGATTTCTGGTTCACTTGTAGCAACTATATCATATCCTGTGGCACGTTCCGTACCTTTTGATGGTAAGTTTGAAACTTCTTGATAGTCTTCGTTTTTAAGTACTTGTATCTTCATTGTATTTCACTTTTGATTTTATCTACATTCACTTTATGTAATTCAAATCCCAATTTTCCTTGAGGTAGATTTTTAGTATCATAACCATCCGTTGTAAAAATGTCAAATTTATTAACAGATGTGAAATTTTCAAGTGTAAAATCCATCGCTTTAATAAATTGATCACACATATTTTTAGAATTTATACCACCTTCATTCATTGCCCATCTTCTACCCTCCAATCCACATTTTTCTCGTTTTTCATTTCCCAAAAAGTACCAATAAGCAATTGCATCAGCTATATCATCATAGTTTGTCAAATCATCCATGATATATGGTGTTGGTGGACTGCCTTGAAGGTTTTGTACCTTAGTCCAAATCGGTTTAGCCCATATACCATGTTTCTTGTATTTACCGGTAACATTGGTACCGAATTCAAGATTAAATTTGACTGGGTTGTTATTATCATCTACAATGCCTAATTGGTCTTGTAATCCACCAGTAACAGTTGCAATAACAGGCGTACCACACATTATACTTTCAGCGATACTAAGACCGAATCCTTCGTTTGAACTTATATTTGCAGTCACATCCGCTAAGTTATAGAAAGCAACCATCTCTTCCGGTGATTTTCTACTTTCATCTAATACGACTTTATATTCTGGACAAATTGCTTGTATTGTAGCAACCAAATCTGTACCCGCTTCACATACTTTATCAGTATGCATTATCAATGCACATTTCTTTGCCGATTCTTGATCGATTGAAGCACAGAATGACTTGAACGCCATAATCAAATTTGCAGGATGTTTACGATGTGCATTACGACTGTTAAATGCCACTATAAAGTTATATTCGCCGTCGCCTAAATATTCTTTTTTAAGTTTTAACACTTCTTTATCATTTTTTGGAAGTGGTTTAAATTCGTCGCTGTTGATACCATGTGGTACTAAATGTAATAAATGTTTTCCTTTTACTGGCATAAATTATCCTTTAATAATGTTTCCGTTACTATCAAAATCACCATAAATACTAGTACAGTTTTCTGGTCCTAAAACCCATTTGTTGATATTATCAGTTTGTTTACTAATTGCAAATAAAGCATCACAACTCTTGTAGAATGGTTTATTCCACATAGGATACGGTAAGTCATCCCAAATATCAAGATATGTAAGTGGAATTTTACTACGAATTTGGTGTTCTATAGCATAGAGCCACCCCCAAAATCTAGGATCAGTAAAATGCATTATAGCATCTGGTTTTTCCATAGCTATAATTTGAAAAAGAGTTTCTTCATCACCGTATCCATTAACGGGATATAATTTAAGATAATTGTCAGTTCTACCATTTAACTTATCACAAGCTTCTTTCATATCAATGATTTTACCTTGTTCAGGATGTTCAATTGCGCCTGCTACTTGTACCCAATTATAATGGTGAAGTGTGCCTAGTACCAATTCACGACTCATAGTAGCTATACCACTATGCATTCGTAAATCATCACTTAATAAAAGTATTTTCTTTTTACTCATTTAATTCCTTTTGATAATGAAAATGGGGTGTTATGGCTCAACTTTTGACAGATACTCTCACTAATTTCACTTTGAAAGTCGATATCATCCAAATACTTCTCAAGACACTTATTTACAAAATCTTGGAAAGATATCTTTCCACGAATGTTTAGTTCTTTAAACCGATTATATAATTCTTGATTGAGTTTTACTGTCGTAACAAATTGGTCCATAACATATTCACATATACATATATTTACATATGTACATATGCTTAATTATAATTTGTCGGCTTTGCCATCACATGTCTTTTTATAATGTAAACAATACTTGCAATTTTTCTTTCTATCACCTGGTATCTTGGGGTAGTGATTCTTATCATTGTATGTACCGTCACTGTTAAATCCATAATCCAAGAATTGAATAAAGTTATTTATAGATTCTTTAATTATTTGTGGACCGCTTGCTGGCTTAAATACTTGAATTCGGCTTTGAGGAAATGTAGCCTTTTCAAAAAGTTTTCTCTTAACAATAAAGAACTCTACATCAATAGCATTAAGTGGTACATTGAATTTTTTGCTGTAAACACTTTTATAAAGGTGTAGTTGTGAATATTTACTTTCATCTTCTCTCTGATATTGATTCCAACCATTACTAGATGTCTTAAAGTCGATGATCCTATATCGTTCTTTATTAGTTTCTTTAAGTACAATATCAACGAAACCTACAAAGTCTACATTGTTCTTAATAGGAATTTCTAGTGGAATTTCAATACCAACCAATTCATAATCACCGTGTGGAAAATGTTTGATTCTATTAGCACTCTTTAGAAATGTATCAATAATATCGTGTCCATCAAAAATAAAGTCGGTGTATTCAGATTCATCTAGTTGTTTGATCTTCTTTACTTCTTCGGCAAATTTATCTTGAAACAATTTTTTAACATCTAATGAATCCGCAACACTAACACTTTGTTTGTACAAAGCATCTAGGTAGGTCTGAAATGCATGATGTATAGCAGTACCAAATGTGGTATTGATATTGTCTTCCTTTTCCCGTAAGTTCTTTACATAATCAAGATACCATTTATGTGGACACTTTAGGTATGTAGAATATTGGCTAAAACTTACTCTATTTTTCTTCGTTTCATTAGATTCCATTTAATCATGGTATCTTATAATTAATTTAAGTCAATCTATAACAACTATTTATTAACATATGAAACGATTAATCTCAATATTTTCAATGGCTTTTGCACTGTGTGCTAACGATGTGTTTATTTATGATTTCACGGGTCAACCGGAACTGAGTGAAGTTATAAACAACAAGGTAAACAACTTGGAAATTCTTGTAGGTAAATCTTATAATCTTAAAAATAATCTAAGTTTAACTACGGACACCAATTCAACAACGACCTATACCTTTCCACACAGAATTGCTTTTACACAAAAAGAATCTACGGGAGTTTATTTTACTTATGACGATATAAAGTATGTAAACGATTTTAAGTTGCCTGAAGTAATTAAGGTTAATGAATCATTATTTGCGCCTTCTGTAAATGGTGAGGTTTATGTAATTAGTGATTGTGATAAACAAAATGTAGTGGGTACATCTATGGCGAATATATTGTTTAATAAAGCCAAGTTATTTGTTAAATCAACTGATAAATATACACACATATATGTAAGTGAAGGTAAGTGTATTGTACAAGACAGTAAATCATCTAAAAAGAAAAAGGAATTAAAAGAAGGTGACTATTTAGTAGTGACTCCACAAATTGTTATGAGTGCAAAGGATGCAAGGGTAGCTACAGGTAATTCATTTAGTACCAAAGATATTGAAGATGAAGAAAAAAGTTATCATAAAAAAGAGTTAGATACGCTTCAAAGTAAACTTGACAATGTTTTGTTTGTAAATTATAATAATGATATATTTGGCGTTAAGATAAGATAATTTAGGGTTGCCATAATCCGATTCCACCGTAATGTTCTTGTTGTCCCCATAAATTATAATTGGCGTTGGATTTTTGACAAATAATTTCAGTTTTACTTCCAAAATTTAATTCTTGCCAAAATTTATAAACTTGTCCACCTGCATTATCTTTAAAGACATGATTCGGATCTATATCGTGAAATCCAATATATCCTCTTGGGCTTAATAAATTTTTATAAAGTTCAAAATCTTTTTTTACACCGTCATACGAATGATCTCCATCTATAAAAACAAAGTCGAATGATGTACAAATATTTTTTACCTTATTAAATGTCTCTTCTAGTTGAGAGTTTGCATGTATAAATGTGAAGTCTTGTCCATATGAATAAAAGTGCATATTCATTTCATATTGGTTGTCGATATCTAAGCCAATTTTTTTACCAGTAGAAAATTTATTAAACAGATAAAAAGTACCACCTTTACATCCTATTTCTAAAATGTTGTGTGGTTTAAAAGAATTTAAAAAATAAGCTAATACTGTAAATTCTTCTTTTACTTGTTGAATATAACATTTGTTGATAATCAACGGGTTTAAACAATGGTTAATAACATTTTTTACTTCATCTATTTGCATAACTATGATATAGTATATATAGAGTATGACAAGAGATCAATTAAAAAGCCTATCAGATGACGAAATGGCAATGTTATGGGGAATTGTTAATATTGTGAATCCACCTGTTATGGCAGGTTATCAAATAGATCCGTCATTGTTTCCGTCAATAAATCATAAAATGTTGATGGATAGAGTAATGCAATGTAAAAGATTCTTAAAAGAAGAACATTATGTTATTTTTGATGGACTTGTCAACAAATTGAAGGTATCATAGACGAATGTATCAGAATATATTTATTTCAAAGAAGGACGGTTTAGTACATCTTTGGGACGATCAAAAGGGTTATATAAAGTTTCCTTATCGTCCTTATGCTTATCGTAAGCGTTCTAATGGACTTTATAAAAGTATTTATGGTGACGAACTCGAAAAGGTTTATAAATTCAATCCAAAAGATCCCAGTTTGTTTGAAAGTGATGTACCAGCAGAAACTAGGGTGCTTATTGATGCCTATGAAGATAGTGATGAACCATCTGTAGGACATCGTGTTGTTTATTTTGATATTGAGGTAAGTACTGAAGGTGGATTTCCAAAGGTTGATGAAGCTGATAAGGAAGTTACTGCTATTGCTTTGTATGATGCTGCTACTGAACAGTATACTGCCTTTATTTTGGATAAAGAAATGCGGTTGCAAGATTATACTGCCGATAATGTAAGTGTTCGTAGTTTTAATAATGAAGAAAGTCTATTGACACACTTTCTTACCAAATGGGAAGAAATCCAACCAACAATTGCTACTGGTTGGAATATTGATGAGTTTGATACGCCTTATTTGTTCAATCGAATAAAGAGAGTGTTGGATGATCGTAGTGCAAAACGACTTTCTCCGATCCAAGTCTGTTACAGAAACGATTGGAATAAAAAAATCGTTGTTGCTGGTATTTCATTTATTGACTACATGGTTCTTTATAAGAAGTGGAATATCAAACAAGAACCAAGTTACGCTTTGGGTGCAATTGGTAAAAAGGTTGTAAAGATGGAGAAGATTACTTATAAGGGTAGTCTTGATGATTTGTACAAGAGTGATCTAAACAAGTATATTGAATACAATCTAAACGATGTAAAGATCATTGTAGCACTTGAGAAGAAACTTCAGTTTATTGAACAGGCTAGAGCAATCTGTCATAAAGGTCATGTACCATATGATTGTTTTACTATGAGTTCACGATTCATTGAGGGTGCTATTTTGATGTATCTTCGTCGTAAAGGTCAAGTTGCTAAAAATAAACCTATTGATGGACGAGAAGAATATGAAAATAGGTTGGAAGAAGGTGAAGAGGGATTTGAAGGTGCATATGTAAAAGATCCGATTCCCGGCCGTTATGATTGGGTATTTGATTTGGATCTTACATCAATGTATCCGAATATCATTATTAGTTTGAATATTAGTCCCGAAACAAAGATTGGTAAGGTTGAGAATTGGGATCCTGAAAAGTTTGTAAAGAACGAACTTGATACTATTCAAGTGGGATCTGCTACTTATTCTAAAGAAGAGTTTAAAGAATTACTTGAGAAGTCACAGTACAGTATCGCTAGTAATGGTGTTATGTACAAACAGAATTATCAAGGTGTCATACCCGAAATTCTTGTCAAGTGGTTCGATGAACGAAAAGATCTTCGTAAACTAGCTAAAAAGCACGGTGATGCGAAGGAATGGGACAAGTATGAATTTTACGATCAACGACAAAAGGTTCAAAAGGTACTTCTCAACTCCATTTATGGTGTATTGGGTCTACCGATTTTCAGATTTTATGATAAGGATAATGCGAGCGCTGTCACTTTGACTGGTCAAGATATTATCAAAACTGCAAATAAGGCGATCAATCAATATTATCGTAAAACTCTTGGGGTTAATGATAATACCGATTATGTTATTTATGTAGATACTGACAGTTGTTTTGCCAGTGCTTTACCGATTATTAAACATACAATGCCTGATATTAATCTGGATGATGAAAAACAGATGACATCGGCAATTCTAAAGGTATGTACCGAAGCACAGAATCATGTAAATGAAACATTTCATATAATGGCTAAACGAATGTTTAATGTTACCAAACATCGTTTTGATGCAAAACAAGAGGTTATTGCTAAGACTTCGTTTTGGTTGGCAAAGAAACGATATGCTCAGTTCATTATTAATAAAGGTGGTATTGAATGTGATGAACTTGAAGTGAAGGGTATTGATGTAGTTAGAACTTCGTTTCCTATGAGATTTAGGAAGTTTATGGAACAGTTTTTGCAAGATATTCTTCGTAAAGTAAATAAAGAAACGATCGACGCAAATATTATTCAGTTGGTTGAAGATTTGCCAAAGTTTAATGTTATTGAGATTGCAAAGAATACGAGTGTTAAATTCAAGAGTCAAGATGGTAGAAAAGAATATAGTCCTAAGACTCGTTCTCCATTTAAGTATGTTTTGGGTACTCCTGCTCAAGCTAAAGCTGCTATATTCTATAATGATTTACTTGAACATTATGGATTGACTAAGAATATTCCTAAGATTCTTCATGGTCAAAAAATTAAGTGGGTATATCTTAAACAAAATGAATATGGAGCTGAAGGTATTGCTTTGAAGGCAGACGGTACTGATCCTGATCAAATACTTGAGTTTATTGAAAAGTATGTGGATAGAAATGCTATGTATGAACAAGAGCTTAGGGGTAAGTTGAAAGACTTTTATGATGTTCTCAACTGGGAATATCCGTCAATAAACGATGCAAAAGCAAGTGAATTTTTTAGTTTTTAATTGTTATGAAAAAATATAGTGAAATGTTAACCATCCCAATTGATGGTGCAAAGATCCCGTTATTTGTAAATTATCCAAATTTAATTGCATATGGATATCAACGAGTTGTTATTGGTCAACGAGGTCCATATGTAGAATTTACTAAAAATCAAATACTTGATACGGAATTGTATATTCCAAAGAGTCAATTGTATAGATTAAGCGATCCAAAAGTATATTATATAGAGTTTAGAACCATTGAAAATAATGTTAAGGTCTACTATCAAATGAGAAATGTAGCATATGCTGATTATTTAATTAATCATTTTTATATTAGTCCGTTTGATTTATATAAAGAAGACGAATCTCCGTGTATAATTGACAACGAAGATTATCAAAAAACAGCAGAAGAATTTTTCGATTTTGCGGTATAAAAAATTGAACAAAAGAGAAAGTGTAGTAATATTAAGTTATATGAAAAAACAAACATTAAATTCATTCATCGACAAGTATTCACTCAACGGCACTATTGAAAGTGTTAAGTGGGTAGTAGACAACAACGATAAACAGATTAAGACATCATCCATTAGTGATGACAAGAATGTGCTTAGTTTTGTAGTTATCAAGGATACGGCTGGACTTGATAATGCCGAACTAGGTGTGAACGATACAACTAAGCTCAAGAAGTTGTTGAATGTTCTTGGTGAAGAAGTGAATATTGCATTCAACAAGAGAGATGAGAAGATTGTTTCACTATCAATTAGTGGTGAACAAACGGATGTACAGTATGTAACTGCTGATCTCAGTGTTATTCCAAATGTTCCGGCATTGAAGAAGTTGCCTCCGTTTAATCTTGAGATTCCCCTTAGTAAGGAATTTGTAAGTACATTCGTAAAGGCTAAAAGTGCTTTGAGTGATGTAGACACTCTTACCTTTATCAAGGACAAGAAGGATAAGATTAAGTTGGTTATTGGTTATAGCAATGTTAATAGCAACCGTATCAATATTGATATCAAACCAACTGAAGGTAAAGACACTCTTGGTAAGACATTACATTTTAGCGCTAAATATCTTAAGGAGATTCTTACAAGTAACTGTGATTGTGAGAATGCTGTATTGAAGGTTAGTGATGCTGGATTGGCACATGTAGAGTTTAATAACGATACATTTAACAGCAATTATTACTTGGTTGAAATTAAGAATGTTGACTAATATTTTATGAGTTTCTTTAGTGAAGAAAATTCTGTTTCTGTAAGCAATCACAGTCTTTGGGCTGAAAAGTACCGTCCTGATACATTAGAAGGATATATTTGCGATGGTAATCTGAGAAGTATTGTTACCGATTTTATCAATCGTAAGGATATTCCCCATATTTTGTTACACGGTAATGCTGGTACGGGTAAGACCACTCTAGCTAAGATCATTGTAAAGAATATACTATGTGACTGTGTTTATATTAACGCAAGTGATACAAATGGTATTGAAATGGTAAGAACCAAGATTAAAGGATTTGCTGGATCCGCTGGGTTTCAATCATTGAAGGTTGTGATTCTTGACGAAGCAGATTTCTTCACTACAGAAGCTCAAGCGGCTCTTCGTAACTTGATGGAAACATATAGTCAAACTACGCGATTTATTTTGACCTGTAATTATGTTGAAAAGATTATCAAACCGCTTATTAGTCGGTGTCAAGTGTTTGATATTGAACCACCCACTCAAAAGGATGTAGCCTTACATATTAAGGGTATACTGGATAAAGAGAAGATTGGTTATGAATTGACAGATTTAAAGACTGTTCTTGATGATTTTTATCCAGATGTTCGTAAGATTATTAACTTTGTTCAACAGAATAGTACTAGTGGTAAGTTGAAGATTGTTAAGACTCAAAGTGCAAGTTTTGATCTTAAGAATAAGATTATTGAATTGATTAAGGGTAGTAAGACTAATTCAAAGGCTTTTAATGAGATTCGTCAACTTGTAAATGATGCTGGTACTAAGGTATTTGAAGAATTGTACAGTGAACTCTATAGCAGGGTGAATGAATATGCTTTAAATAAAGAAACTTCTGTAATTATTGATATAGCGGAACATATATATCAAAGTAGTATGGTTGTAGATAAAGAAATTACATTTATGGCCTGTATTGCTAAAATTATTAAAACTGTTTCTAAATGATAAAGTGTGTAAAATTTAAAAAGTCTGTAGAAGAAACTATTTTTTCAGTAAAAATAAATTTTGACAATGTTTTAAAATATATTGGACAATCTGGTACATGTGGATACGCATGTGCTGCTAAGGGTTATATAGCAGATTATGTTCTTAGAAATATTAACATATCATGGCATCCTTTATATTTCGATGATAGTAAAAATGACAGAAATTATTATGTAGATGCTTTATGTGAAAGTGTTTTAAATAAAAATTATAATAAATATGAACGATTAATAATGCATAGTACACCCGATTTATGGGAATCATTCATTAAAGAAAATAAAAATATATCTGATGTAATTGGTTATTGTACATGGGAGACCAATAAATTACCCGATAAATGGGTTGAACATATAAATTTAGCATCTGAAGTTTGGGTACCTAGTAATTTTAATAAAGAGTGTTTTATAAATTCTGGTGTAAAATCTAAGATTGAGGTTATACCTCATATATGGCATAAACAAAAATTATTTAATAAAAACGAAGTTAAGATTTATGATTTTTGGGGAAATAAAGTGCCAGACAGTAAATTTACATTTTATAGTATAGGAGAATTGAATTGTAGAAAGGGTATTGAGGATTTAGTTAAAGTGTTTGATGAGTTTAATAATAATTTTCCGGATACACAATTAATTTTAAAACTTCATTACAAAGAATATAGTTTTACGAATAAACATTATTGTATTGATAAAATATCAAAATTAACTAATAAATTGGGTAAAAGTATATTTTTATTGTTAGATAATTTATCTAATGATCATATATTAGGATTACATAGTTTTGGTGACTGTTATGTTAGTTTAAACAAAGGAGAAGGTTTCGGTTTAACTATATTTGATGCTTATAATCTAGGAAAAAACATCATAACTACTGGATATGGTGGACAAGTAGATTATTTGGGTAAAGATTATAAAGGTTTGGTAGATTTTAAAATTAATAAAGTTACAGGCATGAATGGGTTTAGTACTTCTTATACCGAAGACCAAGAATGGGGATATCCCGATTTGAATCATACATATGAATTAATGAAAATGTTTTATGAAAATAAATTATAAAAAATTAGACGATTCAAAAAAATTAGTTCAATTTTTAGAAGGAATTTTTCCATTAGAAACTGACAAAAAATTTTTTTGGGTTTGGACTTCAACTAAAGTATATGGTATTGTTTCAAATGTTAAATCTATTACAATCAAAGCATTTAGTGAAATTGATAATGTATTATTGTACGACGATAAAGAGTCGGAAATAAAATCGGATTGTCTTAACATTATTAATTTAAACATGACTGATAAAAATGAATTTTTATTTGAACTGAAAAATGAATTTACTGTTGTTAATGATGATCGTGTGTTGGGAATTAGAATAATAGGAATTTTAGTCGATGATGAGGTAATTTTTCCATGAAAATTAAACGATTCAAATTGAACTTATTTAATATGTATTATTATGTTTTATTACCATACATTTAAAGATTTAAATATTACTGGAATATACGACCACGAACCATACTTACATTTGTTTAAATTTCCAGACTTAAAAAACAAAGATGTATTAGATGTTGGATGTGCATCTGGTTATTTCTCTAAACTATTTTGTGAGATGGGAGCTAGTTCTGTTACAAGTGTTGACATAAACACTGATGTTATCAATCTAGTAAAAGAAAAAACTGGGTATAATATGAATATTGTTAGAAAAGATCTATACGATATAGATTATATTAATAAATTTGATTTTGTATTTTGTGGATCCCTGTTGATGCATGTTTTTTATCCGATGAGTTTATTAAAAATCATACATACATCATTAAAAGATAATGGTCAGTTTACTTTATCAACTGGTGGAATTGATGTGGATGAACCGTATATAAGAACTGAATCATATCTTGGTAGAGGTAAAGGTGATGTTGAAAGTGAAGTTAAATCTGCAAACGAATCAATATGGTGGTTATCTAAAAAATCCGGGATTAATATCATGAATACAGTTGGTTTCAAAAACATTCAGTGCAATGATTCATATGTGTTATCTTCAACCGAATACGGAAAATCTATAGGGCACAATTATTCGTCTTTACATCACATATGGATAGGATATAAATAATTAATTTTTAATATGTCTAATAAATATTATTATTGTACTAGCCTATCAGGAGAAACTTCATATAATACGTGTATAAATTCCGATTTAACCGTTTCTTGTAATTGCAACGATGCTGATGGATCCGGCCAAATTGGAGATTTAAACATTGATTCATTTGAAAGTATTTGGAAAGATGAAAATAAAGGTGCTTTTACTTGGAATGATGATGAAGAAGAAATAAACAGAGCCATAGAAATGGCAAAATCAATAGGATGTGATAAAATAAGTTTTTGTATTGGTTATACATTAGATGGGACTAAAAGCGATTTATTTAATAAATTGTTTTTTAAAAACAAAAAAACTATAGATGAAGGGTACTATAAAGTAATATATTTTAAATGATATGAAAAATGGATTATATTGTTCAGCAGGCTATAATTGGTTTAGCATTGGAAGTGAAGGACGTGTTAGTACATGCAATGCTTTAATTTACCGAAAAGATGCATATTTAGGTAATATCATAAAAGATACAATAAAGTTAAGAGAAGACGAATTTGGATTTAGATGTCCAAACCAACAATGCTTACAAGTATGTGATCGTCATTGGGCTAGAAAAAAAATTTATAAAGATGATAATGAAGTAGATTATCAGGAAATTATAAACTTAGATCCTTATTCGTTAAAAAAGAAAGCTGTTTCTATATTATTTGCGCCTACTTGGAAATGTAATTATTCTTGCAAATATTGTACTCTTCCTACAAAAGAAACTTATCCCGATATTCCAGATGTATGTGATCAATTTACCGCGGAAGAATGGATAGAAGCTTTTACTAGATTTTTTAATATAAATGGAATTGATGGTGGTATTTGGCATACAAATGGCGGTGAACCATTATATTATAATGGTATTGAAAAACTTTTTACATTTTTTTCTCAAAAGAATTTTAAAATTGCATTAACGAGTAATATAAGTGCTGATGTTTTCAAAAAAATAGTAATGGCGGCGCCTCCTGAATCTTTTGGTGCTATTAATTGTAGTTTACATCCGACTGATAAAAATTTCAGATGGGAATTATATAAGAGTCGTGTTGAATTATTAAAGAGTTTTAATTATCCAGTTTCTGTTAATTTTGTAGGTCATCCAGATCAATTAATGTTAACATCTACATATGCAGATTGGTGTAAATCAATCGATGTTGGATTTTCTTTGATTCCTATGGTTGGTACGTTTGACGGCATTAACTTTCCAACGGTTGAACATTATCCGTTACCTCTTAAAAATATAATAAAAAAATATTCAAATGAAAGTTTATCCGACGTTAATAAATTTATAAACGGAGAACGTGTTGGATAAACTTATCATAACCCAATTATATTCATCCTCGTAATATATATTGTGTAGTTATGATGTTTAATTTAAATAATTTACAAGTAGATATACTTAAAAAATTTGACGGTGTTGCCAATTATTTCAATCCATCACATTTTAATGGTAAAACTATTTTTCGCAGAGAAAGTAAGTTTGAAAATAAACTACTTGTAAGTGATATTGTGGATGATCAAGATAATGTAATCTTACATCATTTTGTGGATGACAATTATTTATGTAGTTATGAGGATGCTAGATTTATAAATGAAAATGAAATAAGTGTTTGTTGTTGTAAACGAGACAAAAACGATTTGGTTAAAATTATAAATGTGGAGTTTAAAAAGTACAATTTAACCACAAAAGAATTTACACATTTCAAAACTCAAAATGCACATTTTGAAAAACACTGGCAGTTTTACAGTGATAAGATTATTTATCATGTTAATCCATATACAATTTTAGATGAAAATGAAAATGTAATTTTTAAACAGAAAATAAATTGGCAACCGTGGATCGAAAGATTTGGTTGTCCAGGTTTAAGTACAAACATATTTGAAGTGGATGGATTAAAATACTTACTTTTTCACAGTTATAAAAATGTGAATTTTATAAATTTAAATTATTACTGTGGACTGTTGAGATTGGATTCCCAATTAAAACCTATAGCTTACTATTGGGACACATTATTTCCATCGTTTAACAAATATGAATGTAATCTTCAACTTGAATATTATAATTGGAGACGAAACTTAAATTCATTTCCTACCATTGTGGATGTGATATTTCCATCTACAGTTAATGTAACCAGTGATAAAATAGAAATTTACGCTGGAATAAACGATTGTATATCATCAAAAATTATTATCAAAAAAGCAGATTTTTTAAATATAATATATAATGTCCCCGCGATGATTTTATGAATTTTAATAATATTAAAAAATATGAGTGTACATTGGATGAATATGATTTAACTATTCCTGGCTATTTTAAAAGAAAAGATTTATTACTATTTAATTATATTTCAAATATTCAATTTTCGAACAATCTAATAGAAAATGCATTGGAAATCGGTGTATATTTTGGCAGAGTGACGATACATCTTTCAAATTTAGATTTTAAATCTGTTATTGGAATTGATTTATTTGAAAATCAAGAGGAAAATATATCTCAGTCTGGAAAATGTAATACAAACATACAGTCTGAGTTGTTGAATTTAATTAAAAAATATGGTTGTTTAGATAAAATTAAATTAATTAAAGACAATTCTCGTAATTTAGTTAATCATAAATTTAATAATATTTCTTTTTATCATATTGACGGAGGTCATTCACTTGATGAATGTTTGTCCGATTTAAATCTTTGTAAAGAAAATTCAATTGATCAAACTGTTATATGTGTTGATGATGCATTTAATGCATTTTGGCCAAATGTCTCGGCTGCTATTTCTATCTTTTTAAATGAAAATAAAAATTGGAACTCTTTTTTGATAAGTGATAATAAAATATATTTATGTAGATCTAAATTTTACGATTTTTATTACAAAAATATAAAAATGAGTATCACAGACGATTTAAGAATATTTGAAGGTCATTTTATTAATTATTATAATGTACCAATTATTAAAGTTTAATATGAATAAATTAAATATCGTAGCTGCTTCGTGGTTGGGGAATCCTCACCGAGTTAATTATCATACTCAATATGTAGAAAGTTGTCTGCGGCAAAACAATTTTGATAAGATAAATTTTATATTTTTTTATGAACCAGAGTCGCAGGTTCAATCTTTTTTAAAAAAGCTTAGTATTTACGAAAACTTTGATTTGAAAATAAATCCTTATAGATTCGGTGCCAATTTAAATCATTTTATTTGTTTAAATTATTGTTTTGAAAATCTAAAATTGGATCATGTACTCATGAGTGAAGATGATGTAGAATTTTCTAATGATGTATATGATATAGTAAATTTTTATATAAATTCTAAATATTATGACGATAACAATATTTTCTCCTTATTAAATAAAGAAAATTTTATTAAAAACCTAATTTATAAGGAAAACGATCATGAAGTTGTAGAAATAAAAAATTTCATGAATGACGGTATAGATTTTTTCAATTCATGTGGTTGGTTGGTTACAAAAAGAGTTTGGACCGAAGTTTTAAAATATTGGGACAAAAAACGATCTTACGACTGGGAAATTGTTGAGAAATACAAAACCGATACATCAATCATTGTTCCAAAAGAATCTAGAGTAAAACATATCGGTGAATTTGGTATTAATTATAATGAAAAATATTACGAAGCACATGGGTGGAAAAATTATTCTTTAAAAAAATACAACAATAACATCAATTATAAATTCGTAAATTGTATTTAATTTAAATTAATATGATATATCAATTTATCATAATCGATTCAAAGTTTATATATTCTTGAAAAAATTTACTATTTTTTTTGAATTATTATCTATAATATTGTTAAATAATTTTATTCGTTCTTCATATTTACCAATAGGTTTAAAATTTTCAATATAATTTTTAAAATAATTTTCATTTACAAAAAAAGATTTTCTAATCATAAATTTATTATCTACATTATCAGAACAATACAAATATGATGTATCTATTTTTTCTTGTGTTGGTATGAAATGTACAAGATCCGGATCTAATTGTTCTTTAAATATGGGTATATCACTACATATTATTTCTGCACCTGTAGATAACCCTTCAAATAAATAATGTCCCCAACTTTCATATAAACTGCAGCATATATGTATATTGTGTGAATTTAATAAATAATTTATTTGTTCATCTGTTTGATAAGTATTGATGTGATCAAAGTTTGTATTCGGTCTGTATCTGTTATATGGATCAATTAAAGTTATATTTACATTTTGGTTTAAAACCACTTCAGTATTTTTTTGAATCGATCTACCCATGAAATGTAGGCATTTTCTATTTTTAGAAATGTTTTTATCATGAAAATTCCGTGAAACAAACGGTATATATATTATATTTTTATTAAATTTAGTATAATTGATTATTAAGTTGTAAGCATATTTAGATTTACAAATTACATGATCGAATAAATTTAAGTTGTTTAGCTCTTGTGTCCCAGACCATTCTTCATTTATAAAAAATATGTTTTTTTTGAAATTAGAAAGATGATTTATATCAAAGTTTTGAATCCAAACCCCAACATCTGCGTTTTTTATATCTTCATTTATGAATTCCACGGTCACATTCTCAGTAATGTTATTCTCTATAATTTTTTTTAAAAGAAATGCATCTGTAACTATACCAACGCCATTATTATATGTTAAAATATTTATTTTTTTCATTTATATAAACTACATATTTGTGTGAATATTATTAATAATTTTTTCAAAGATGTCTATGTAATAACTACATCGGTAGATACTGAACGGCAAAAATATATAATCGATTATTTAAAAAAAAATGATTTATCTTTTGAAATTAGAACTGCCGTGCCGTCTCATTTTTTAAATAATTATCCGGTTAAAGATTTGTGGAATTCGCCTAGAATAACTAATTCAAATGAAATTAGTTTGTGTCTTTGTTATTTATCAATATTAAAAGAATGTATTTATATGCAAAAAGATAAAATTTTAATACTGGAAGATGATATTGTTTTTGAAAAAGATTATGAAATTAAATTTTTAAATTTTATGGAAAATGTTGATAATTGTTGGAATATATTAAATTTTGGTTATCATCATAAAAAATATGATGGATTTTGGAAGTTTACAGAAATTAATAAATATGTATCCGACGCCGAAGTAAGTTGGACCACGCATATGATTGCGTTTAATGGTTTAAATATATTAAGTACAATTGCGGAAAAAATCATATCATCGACGATTCCTATAGATTTTATAATCAACTATTTCACGCATATTTGTAAATGTGAAAAGAAAAAAGAGGTCATGAAATGTTATATTCCGAATGAAATAATATGTAAACAACTTTCATTTAGAGAAAAAGAAAACAAACCCGAAAATTTAGTATTTAAAAGTTTGATCGAATAATGATACCAAAAGTTTTGCATTTTATATGGGTTGGAAATAATCCGCTGCCGGAATATTCTTTGAAAAACATTAATGCGTTTAAGTCTATTTATGATGATTACCGAGTAATATTGTGGACAGATGGTGATGTAATTAAAAATAATTTAATACCTGATTTTTTACATGAATATTATTTTAATAACGAGTTTGCACATGCTTTTAAAGCCGATATATTAAGATATATAATTTTATATAAATTTGGCGGATTATATTTTGATACTGATTTTGAACCTTTAAAAAAACTCAATGACAGTTTTTTATCATTTGATTTTCTAGGTGGTATTCAAACTAATAATGAAGTTGCTATAGGATTTATTGGATCTGCCGAAAATAATGAATTAATAAAAAATGCCATAAATGCTATACCTATTAGTATACGATTTGCAATCGATAATCATTTTTATCTACCGAGTGAAATTCATAAGATAACAGGCCCTGAATTTTTTAATAAAATTGCTTGTCAATATAAAAATGAATCTACATATTTTTTCTTTACAAAAGAATATTTTTACCCATATTGGTTTACGGAAATAGATAGACGAAACGAAAATTTTAAAGAAACTTCTCCACTGGCATATGCAGTACATCATTGGGAAAAAAGTTGGAAATAAATTTTATGGAAGCATATTTGGCAACAACTGTAAATGGTTTGAGTAACAGATTGAAAAACTTAATTTCTGTTTTAAGATTATCAAATCAAAGTAAAAGTAACTTTACTCAATTTAGTGACATTTTTGAAAACGATTTTGTTACATTAGATACGACGATTAATTATATACCATTGTGTACTTGGAGAATAATAATAAAAGATGATGACATTGAAATTCCCGATTATTTTAATAATGTTACTCTTGATTTGCCGGAAAGAGATTTAAGATGTAGAGATGTAGATTCGGAATATGATCGTATACCTCCTATATTTCGTGAAAAAATATTATCAATAATAAATTCTTTTATAGTAAGAAAAGAAATACATGATATAGTTAATAATTTTCAAATTAATAATTTAACAGGTTTTCATATTAGAACTTGGTGGTCTACTTACCATAAAGAATATGATGATTGGTCAACTTTTTTAAAATCTAAATCAAATGAACATTATCTCATCAATTTTGAAAAAAAATTATCTTCTACAAATGAAAATGTATTTCTATCCTGTGATGATTTTAAATTTAAATTTTATTTAAAAAACAAATATTCTAACATTATTACATATGAACGAGATGAAAAATTATCAGATATTCAAAATGATTTCGTAGATATGTTGTTACTATCAAAGTGTAAATATTTTTACGGAACAAAACTTAGCACCTTTTCTGAGATGAGTTGGTGGTTTGGTGGATGTGAACAAAAAGTTTTATTTACTTAAATATAACTTTTCAAAATGGTTTTTAATTGCTGTATATCTACTATCATTAGTTTGTACGGCATAGTGAAAGAAGAAAATATCATTATGAAACATTTCAGGTGTAGTCCATTTCATGGATCTTTTATGCATGATTTGTAATTCTATATTAAAATGTTGCATTAAAGCTTTTAGAGAATTCTGTTCCCATTTCGGACCAATTCCAAACAGATCATCGTTTTTTACATCTTTTAAAAACAATAATGTATCGATTAATTTTAAATTGTAGTCCGCATTCTTAATCAGAATATGACTTAAACAAATTCCGTTTTCATCGGATGTAACCATAAAATTAGATTGATCATTGAAATCGTTTATTTTTAAAAAATTTTCATTTATACCGGTAAATAAAGAATCCGCATCGCTCCAAAATACCACATCATATTTTTTAAAGCTTTCTTTTATTGCTAATAGTTTATTCCACGATGGATGTAAATTTGAATCGAATAATTTATCATATACTTGAATATCAAATGAATTTATTTCACAAAAATTTTCGAATGATTTTAAAACATACGGTATAAATTTTTCGAAATTTTTATCGTACAATGTTGTTAAACAAATTTTCATTTTAAAACACAAACATCATCGGACCAAAATGAATAAATATCATAACCTAAATTTTTAAGTTGATTTCTAAAATTTAAAACCATATCGGTGTTAGAATTATCAAATTCATAGACTAAAACTTTTATTCTATATTTAGAGAAATCTATTTTATTTAAAATTACTAAATCATGTCCTTCCGTATCTATATACAATAAATCTAAATCGACGGGTATATTATATTTATATAAAACTGAATTTATAGATACCGATTTTATTAAGTTACATTCTACATCTTTTTCAGTATATTTAAAATAATCTTTTAATTTCATTAAAACAGGTTCATAAAAAGAATTTAATTCTGTGAATTTACATAGTTTTTTATCATTACCTTCTATTTTTCCAATATTTTCATTTAATGTATAAAATATTTTTTCTTCATCCTTATCAGATACAGCATAATTCTCAAAAGAAAATCTAAAATCGTTATTGTAATTAATTTTTAATTCTTCAAATAATTTTTTGTGAGGTTCAAAAAAAATTCCGGTCCATGTTTTATTTGATTTTATTATTTCATACAATGCACATGTTGTTCCATCATGAGCACCTATTTTTAAAAAACGAACATTGTCTTTATTTTTAAAAATAGTTTCTAAAAGAAATTTTTCTTCAGGTGCATAACTCATAATAATTTTTTAAATAATTCATTAAAATTCCAATCATGTAAAATAAACGGTTTATTTTTTAAATCACTTTTATGAAAATACGATAAATTTCCAAAATAATATATTTTATGATTAGGTATAAACAGTTGTACATATTTAAATCTAAATAACGAGTCTCCCCATCTATACTTTAAAAATCCATCGGAAATTTCATTTAAATATTTAAATAAATTTAAGTGGTTTTCTGAAAAAAATGTTTTTGTTTTTAACATTTCAAAATTATTATAATATGCTAAATTTGTATCTAGTAAATTGTCTATTATAACATTTTTATTGAATTTTAAATTGTTATTTAATATATATTTTTTTATTTCACAAGAAAGATTTGCACACAGTTCATTGCATTCATTATAAATTGAAATATATCCATACTCCATATCTAAACTTATAAATTCGTCAAATAAATTTCTTATTGGTGCATAAAATCTAGAATCCGTATCCAATCTAATACTATAATCATATCCTAAGTTATTAAGTATCGTAAATATATCTCCCGCAAAAAATTTACACATCATTCTATAACCAATATCAAACCAAAAAACTTTTTCGGGAATTTGATTATAATTTTTTAAATTTTTATGTTCAAAGTTATCTAAATGATAAAAAATTATTTTACCACCGTTATAATTTAAGTTTGTCGGAACATATTCGATACAATTTTTTTCAATAAAGAATATTATGTCAACATTTGGGTTATTAGGTGAAAAAAATTCATTTAAATTATTTAATATATTTTGAATTTTTCCAATATAATTTTTATGTACTAATATTGTTATGCAACATTTCATAAACTAATTTTTCATTTAAATAAAAAAACAAACAGTCATTTGGATTAGCTTTTTTATAAAAAACGGTATATTATTTTTTTCAAGTAATTTTATTATTTTTTTACCTTTTATACCTTTATCATTTACATCATCAACTATAATTAGAGATTCGGAAGATATTTTTTCTATTATATTAATAAATTCGTTAAAGATTAAATCTGAATCATTCAGAGAATCTAACAGAACAACATCTATTTTTTCGTTTATTTTTTTAATAATATCCACTGAGTTGCCGTTTAAAAAAATTATTTTAGATAACTGATGATTTGTTAGTATGTGTCTACAATACTCTTCTGTTGTAGAAAACCCGGAAAAATTCTCTGAATCGTTATCTATTGAATAACATTTTTTAATACACGGTTGATTTGAGAAAAAATCCGTTGAATTTCCATCACTAGTTTTCCAGTCTGGGTTTCTAATTCGACCCGTTTCTAAAAATATTAAATTTTCTTTTTTACTAAAATTATTTAGTGCTTCTTGCCACACTATTTGTTTCTCATTAAAGACATTTGTTGTCATTATTAATAAAATATATAATATTTATATATATGTCTAACTTACAAGAACTAGGTGATACCGGTGATAGAATGATGCAAGGATTGCCTTATAATCAAGGAGGTGCTGTTACCGGAGCATCTAATTGGGATACATTTAGTAGTCCCGATATATCTCAAAATCCAGATAAATTCGGTACATTAACCGATAAAAGCAAGATTACCGCAACAGATAAAGAATCTATGCAAGTAATTGCTCCATTTGGTCCGTACACCGGTCAAAATCCGGAAGATTATGAAAAAGGAGTGGATCAAGTCAAATATAAGGTTACTCCGGATGAAGTTTTAGCGGGTATAGACTATGAAATGAAAAAACTCGTATTAAAGGATAAACAAGTGGCTAAACAAAATGTCGTTAATAATCTAAAGAAAGATCCTCAATATTATAGTAAATTAAGAATGTTGGGTGTAGACGAAGAAAATGAATCTGATAAACCACAAGATTTTCGTACACCACAAGAAAAAGCTATAGCGGAAATTATGCAACAAATGTATAAAGATAAGCTAAATCGTCGTAATTGGAGTTAATATTTATTATATATACTATGAGAAACTTTGCTAAAGATGGTCCTCCTGAATATTGTAAGCCGGATCCACTTAAAAAGGGGTGGCACTATATTGGTGATGGTAAACCGCACGATCCTACAAAAGGACATCCCGAAATGCGTGGTAGAACTTGGATGATTGATCCTAGTTATCATAGTGGTAAGAGTTTTGAAAAGTTCCAACAAGGATTAAAAAATGATTGACAATTTAAATAAATTGCTCGGAGGTGTAGGTGATAATGCTGACACATCTAAAGTAGATCCTGTACAACTTTCTTTAGGAATACAAATTGAAATGGAACACACTAATGATCCCGAAATCGCCAAAGAAATTTCATTAGATCATTTGATGGAAGATCCGCAGTATTATACAAAATTAGTAAAAGCTGGATTAGCTTCCGAATTTAAACCTTCACATAATAGTGGTTTCGGCGATCCGGATCAATCTTTTAATGATGCTGCTAGAACCGGTAATGGTGGATTTAAAAAAGGAAATATGCATGGTAAAATAGGCGGAACATCCAATGGTCAAGTAGATGGTAGAAATAGCGAACCTATTGTTAACAAAACCATTGATATAGAATTGGACGAAAAGAAGGGTAAAAAGAAACCTAAACCAACCAATCCTGCTTTGTGGGCTAGAGCTAAATCGGCTGCTAGATCAAAGTTTGATGTTTATCCAAGTGCTTATGCTAATGCTTGGGCTGCTAGATGGTATAAGAGTAAGGGCGGTGGATGGAGAATGAGTGAAGATATGGAATCAAGCCCTATCGGTTCAGTTGAAAGTCCATTTCCAGCAGAAGTATCACCTGAAGGACAAGGTACATATGGCAGCGGATATGATTTTGTAGGATATGCAGAAAACAAGGAAAATAACATGAAAAAAGAACAATTAAAAGAAGCTATCAAAAAGTTAATTAAACAAACAATCGTTGAACAAGAACAAGATCCGGTTGATGTAGAAGCTGAAAAAGAAACAGTTACCATCACATTGGACAAAGAACTTGCTCAAAAACTTCATGACTTGTTGATGACACAACTTCAACCGGAACCGGAAGCTGAAACTCCAGCTGGTCCGGAAGACTCTGAAGCTGTAGGTAGTCCCGAAGACGCCCCTCAAGATACAGCAGCTGATATGAGTAGTGATCAATTGCCAGTACAAACGGATGATGAAGGTGAAAGTGTAGATGAAATCACTTTTGAAGAATCTGAATCAATGGATGAAGCTAAAAAGAAGTGGATTCAAAAAGCAATCAGCAAGCCAGGTGCTCTTCATAAACAACTTGGTGTAGCTACTGGTGAAAAAATTCCAGCTGGTAAGTTAGCTGCAGCTGCTAAGAAGGGTGGTAAACTTGGTAAGAGAGCCAGATTAGCACAAACATTAAGTAAGATTGCAAAGAAGAAGTAACATTCCTTGAAGACATATCCTATACAGATTGGTAGCTTTGAGTATATGGTAGGAGGCCCAGGCGATATGATGGGCACTCCACCATCTGCTAGAGGTTTTACATTAAAAGTGTTTGAAAAGGGCCTCAACAAGTATACTACTGTATTTAAAGGTAATGAAGAAAATGGTTATGGATTTTTGATATATAATGACGGTGATAAAAAGTTAATATTAAAAGGTGGTAAAGGATCCGATCACAACGAAACGATTTATGCTGGTAGTAAAGAATTACAAGACATTCGTAAAGAAAAGTATAGTAAACAAGATAACATGGAATTTTTACGAAAAACTTGTTTAAGTGGAAGAGCTTGGATAGTAAAATTACAGAACAAAGATTATTATTTTATTGGTATTTGGAATACTTCTATTACTCAAGAACAGTATAATGCTTTACTAGAGTATTTATCTAAGTTTCCAAAACAACAAACATATATACAGATGGGTATGGTGGGTACCGGACCATCAAGTGAATTCAAACTAGTAAACAGTTTTACGCCAAAGATTACCAGTGGGGTTTCTAAATTGTCCGATAAAGAAAAGGAGTTTGTCAAAACGGCACATATGCGTACTCCGGAATTACCTGCTAGTTATGCCAAAGCATTAAAGAAATTACAAGCTATGACTGAAAATACACAATATGAAGCATATAAAAATATTGCTTTGAAATTAATCGGTAAATTGGAAAAGATTAAGTTGCTTGGTAAAGCAAAAACTCCTACAAGTGATATTGTTACACAAAGCGTTGTAGATGCAGTATTGAGTGGTTTGGGTAAGAACTTTCCGGAATTGACTGCTAAATTAAACGATTTACATAAATACGCATTTCATTATTCTGATTTAGGTAAGTTACATCAAAAGAGTAAGATTGATGCTACAAGTTGGTCGGATCCTTCGTTGGATGAAAATGCTGAGATGGCACAAAGTGATGTTACTAAACTTATTGATTATAGTGAAAAACTACAGTCAATGTTTAGTGTAGATGATAATTTAGAAGACTGGGTAAAAGCTAAGTTGAATCATGCTTGTGATTATGTGGCTACAGTAAGAGATTATTTGAAGTTTTATCGTGATGAAAAGGAAGCTGGTACTCCGATAGATCAAATAGATGAAAAATGGAGTAACAAATATAAGAAGACTATTAATTGTAGCAATCCAAAGGGATTTAGTCAAAAAGCACATTGTAGAGCTAGAAAGTTAAGACAAGCTGGTAAACACACAAAAAGTAAACCAGTAAGAGAAATTTATAAAGAAGTAACGAATCAATTGTTGAAAGAGTTCAATAGTAGCATGGCTATGGGTGCGTTGAAACAAATCAACAATGATGCTAAAGAGTTGGAATCAATGTTGCAACCAACCACTGAGTTAGAGGATTGGGTAAAAGCTAAGTTAAACTTAGCCGGTGAATACTTGGACGATGTGTATCACCACCTAGATCACTTCGGTCCAGAAGGTAGAAAGCTGGATGAAGTGAAACTTGCGCAAGAACTTAAAGAGGGATGGCGAGACTGGGTTGCTGCCGGTGCAATTGGATTGGGTGCTTTAACTGGTGGCGGTTTACATGCCGCTAAACCAATTAAAGTATCTCGTCAATTGGTAAGTAGACCTGGCATAACACAAACTGTTCAAAAAACTACACCTACAAAATCAACAGCTACATTAGATCAATCGTTTGTAGATTATATAAAGAGTGTAGAAAACGCTGGTAAGAAAGGATTTGATAAAAAGAGAAATTTATGGTTTCCACACAAAAGTTTTGAAGGTGGTAGTGATACAATTGGATACGGTCATAAAATTCAACCAGGAGAAGATTTTAGTAAGGGTATAACTGATGTACAAGCTGAAACATTGTTAAAGAAAGATTTACAAAAAGCTTTAAGTCAAGTCAATAAAGAAGTGGGTGGTAGACCATTAAGTAAGAAACAAATGGAAATGTTTGTTGATTTTGTGTTTAACATGGGAACGCTTAAGAAATTTCCAAAGTTTACTCAAGCTGCTCTTAAAAATGATTTGAAAGGCATGAAAGATCAGTACAAGAGATTTGCTGGTGGTAAAGAACTTAAAGGAAGAAATTCAGCGTTCTTACAAAGATTCTTGACCGAATATTTTGGTTTTAATTATTATTTTTGAGTTATGAATTATCCAGCGTTTGATCCGTATCAAATGTTGTTGCGTAGAAAACAACGAGAAGAAGATCCACAGAGTTTTCCTACGATTGAATATGATCAAAATGACATTCGTGAATTAGAAGAATTTTGTAAACAATATAATATATTGGGGTTTAACTGTGGTAGAATGACACCTAAAGCAGCTTTAAATATGCTTAGGAATAAGTTAGGTATATTAACTGAGAAGACTGAGAATAAAAAAATATTACTCGGTTAATTTTCACTAATTATTGAGCATGATTATTTTAGTAAGCAAAAAAACCGATCCATTATTTATTGAATTTACTGTAAACGGCATTGATGAAAATGAATCTGTGATGTTTATTTGGGAAGATGATTTTTATAAATCGTTATTACATTGTGATTTAACGCAAGTTCGTAATAAAGTTACATATTTTTCTGGTTTAAATAAACCATTTTCTTTTTTTAAAAACGATGTAACATTTAAAATAGTTAGATTGAAGAATTATAAAGTTTTGTTTGAACACAAATTTACAAATTTATCTTTTATTGAAGGTAATATAATTAATTTTATTTCAGCTAACAATAAAACTGGTTACGGTTATGCTAGTAGAAATTACATTTATCAATTACAAAATCAAAAATATGATGTTTACTGGAATGTTAAAAACTATTTTGAATCAAACTATGAACCCACATGCATTTCAGAAAAAAATATTTTTGAAAAATTGGATAAACAGACTGATAACAATGAATATGATACATGTATAATTAAAACAACGCCGAACGAGTGGCAAAAAATCATACAAAATGAAAATATAATTTGCAAAAAATTATTAGCGAGCACTGTGTGGGAAACTACAAAACTGAATAAAAATTGGGTAAATTTAATTAATGAAAGTGCTGTCGAAGAGGTGATTATACCATCACAATTTAATTATGAAATATTTAAAAATTCAGGAGTAGAAAAACCTTTACACATTTGGAAATATGATATTTTACCGCCAGAAATTAACAATTTAGTATCAATTAAAAGTTTGACAGAGAAAATGCGATTGTACAAAGAATCTAAATTTATTAGACACGACATTCAAATTGAAAATATTTTAAATACAAAAACTGTTTATTATAATATAAGTCAATATACTGAACGGAAAAATCTTGATCAAATGATAAAAACTTTTTGTACAAGATTTACTAAAAACGACAATGTTTGTTTATTTGTTAAAACATCTTTAAAAGATGTTATTCCCTCTCAAACCGAATGGTTAAAATATAAAATAAATGAAATTGTTAAACATTTTAAAAATCCACCCGATTTAATTTTTTGCTTTCAAGATTTAAGTGAGATTGAAATTCAAAGTTTACATAATAATTTTGATGTTTATTTTACATTAAATCGAGGAGAAGGATTTGGACTGTGCAGTTACACTGCTAAAAAATTTGGTAATAAAGTAATATGTGGTAAATTTGGTGCGGAAAAAGAATTTTTAGATGGATCGGATATATTGATAGATTATGAATTAATTCCCACATTTAATATGTATCATTTTCATTCTTATTACGATGATAATGATCAAATGTGGGCGTCTTATAAAAACACCGATGTTCTAAAAGCACTAGAATATATACCTAAAAAAATTTAATAAAAAACCCGCTTTTCAGCGGGTTTCATTTTATTGTTCTAATGTAAACTTAGGTTTCTTGAGTTCTGTAGGTAACAGTTCATCTAAAGCTGCCATACAGTTTACACAATATGGTACATTAATTGGTACCAAAGCATCTTTATCAGTACCTGCTAGAATCTTGCTTACTTTTCTAAAGATGACACCGTTTTGAAAAACATCACCTTTACATTCAGCACAAACAACTGGTTGTGTGTCTTTAAGACCAAAATTTACATTTGGTTGTGGTATATTCATTCCTTCAATTTTATTATTAAACATAACTAATTAATTCCCTTTCTTTTTTTATAATCTTCTAAAGCTGCATTTAATGCTTCACTGGCTAAAACGCTACAATGTATCTTCACTGGTGGAAGACCGCCTAAAGCATCTACAATTTGTTGATTATCAAAATTCTTTTCTAAATCTTCTATGGATCTACCTTTTATAAGTTCTGTAGCCATAGATGATGCTGCTATAGCACTACCGCAACCAAAGGTCTTGAAACGTGCATCAATTACTTTATTAGTCTTTTCATCTATCTTAAGACTTATTTTCATAATATCGCCACACGCAGCTGCACCCACTTCACCTATAGCATCAGCATCTTTTAAATCGCCCATATTTCGTGGGTTAATAAAATGATCCATTACGGTATTATTGTATAATGTATAAGTGTCACTCATATTACCTATAACTATATTATAATCCAATTAAATTTAAATCATTTTTTACCATTTTCTGAACCAATTGTTCAAATGTTGTTTTAGGTTTCCAATTCAGTTCAGTTCTAGCCTTGGTACTATCACCTAATAATAAATCTACTTCAGCTGGTCTAAAGAACTTAGGATTAATTTTAACCATAACACTTGATTTAGGATTGTAAGTTGTATAATCATTATGACTTATACTGAATTGTTCACTTAATCCGTTACCATGCCAATTACCTCCTATATCAGCATATTTAAATGCGAGTGAAACGAATTCACGGATTGTATGTGTTTCATTGCTACTGAGCACATATTCATTTGGTTTATTTTGATTCATCATCAACCATATACCATCGACAAAATCTTCAGCATCACTCCAATCTCGTTTTGCATCTACATTGCCTAATTCTATAGATTCAAATGATTTGTTTTCCAACAAAGCTTGTTTAATTCTAGCTACACCTTTTGTGATCTTACGAGTTACAAATTCTTCACCTCTTCTAGTACCTTCATGATTAAACAACAAACCTTGAACTGCATATAAATTATAACTTTCACGATATACTTTAACTAATTGTCTAGCAGCTGATTTACTCGCTCCGTACGGACTACGAGGTTTAGATGGATGTTTTTCATCTTGTGGAGTATATTCTACATTGCCATATTCTTCGCTACTACCTGCGTTGTAAAATCTACAATTCGGTTTATGTTGTTTAATTGCTTCTAGTATATGAATTACACCCGTTGTATTACATTCCCAAGTTTGGGCTGGAAAATCCCACGACGATCCAACGAATGTTTGGGCTGCCAAATTAATAAAATAGTCTGGTTTAATCGTTTCTACTATTTTACTAATACTATGTGCATCACTTAAATCAAAGTTAACTATTTTAAACCTTGGATTGTTTTCAAGATGTTTTATATTTTCATGATTTTTAATACTTAACCTTCTAACACCACCGATGATGATATGATCCGTATTTTTAAGAAGATAATCAACTATATGACTGCCATCTTGTCCAGTAACACCTGTTACAAAAACAACTTTCTTATTTTTATCTAAGAAAGATAAACTATCATTTATGTTTAAAATATCCATAACATTTTTCATTAAAATTAAAATTCGTCATTATCATCTTCATCTAAATAGTCATCATCACTATCCGAATCTAAATTATATTTTTCCTTAAATCTTTGTACATCACTGTTTGTTATTTTAAGAATGTGAAATATTGCTTGTACTAATATTATAACATCTTCTTTCGTAAAATCATTTGACTCACAGTACAGTGTAATGTCGTTTGATAATTTAACCAACTTTTTTTGTTTTTTCGGATTTATTTTAATTTCCGAATTGCCTGGCTCTAAACCCGGTATTTCATGTTCTTCTAAAAATTTTTTGGTATTATTAATAATTTGTTTATCAATTTCTTCTTCTATAGTTTCAGCATTTAAACCCTTCTTTTCTAATCGTTTTCTTATTGTATTGATTTGAGATTTTTTAATCCTTTTAGCGATATTAAATGAAGTAAGAATACCGTGCTTAGTTAAAAGATGTTGAAATTCGTTAATCATTAATATTAAATAGTTTAGAATCTTTGTTTAAGTATCTTTTTACTATCTTGTAATGTATCTGGATCAAATATTTTTGGTCCTTTGCTTATATAACCTTTACCACATGTAAATGTACAATTATAACAAAGTAATCTTATATTTTCTATTTTATGATTTTTATTGTTACCGTCCTCAAAATTAAGCAATAATGGTATCTTTCCATCTGTCAATCTTCTTTCCTTATATCCACATTGTTCACATTCAGCCTGTTTAATACCACTTCTTATCAATTTATCTTTGAGTCTATGTATTGGGAAATCTGGATGTTTACCGTCTAATATATCTTGTATTGGGAATTTACCTTTTTTAGGATCTATTGGTCCTCTACAACATACACCTTTCTTTACAGGCCATCCCTTAGTTACATGTATACCATATGTTTTAGCATATTTCTTAAATGTAATATAACTTATACCCAATAGTCTAGCAGCTTTTTTAGCACTCGGTGCTCTATCTATTGCTTCTTGGATTTCCGATTGTAAGAATGGTTTTTGTTTGCTACTATGAGTCTTTCGTTTGGGATACAGTGTATCTGCAAACTGTTTTTCTAAATGTGGAATAGTAACACCTTTAGATTGTAGTATCTTGAATTGTTCTAATTCTTGACGAACATCTTGACCCATTTGACTCAAGCTAAGAAGTTCTTGAACTTGTGTTTTAAGTTGTTCAAGTTCTTGTAGTCTCTTTTCTATATCAGATGGATCCATTATATCTTAGATGCTGATAGTGGTTCGTGTGCTAAATCTACTTGTGTACTCATGTAAAATACTCGTCGTAACATTTCAGCTCGTTTGGGTAAACCAGCATTTAATAATACCTTATATGTATTTATAATCTTAGTTTTAGCATTCTTTCTTTTCAGTGATCTTACCAACATAACTGGATTTACCAAGAAGTCATTACCTTCTTCAAGTCCCAGTATTTTACTTTCAATACTGACTGTACAAGCTTCTACATGCGGATCGTCAAATATATCTTCATCCACATACACATCCATAGTCCAACCGGCCGTTTTTACATTATAATTAGTTTTATTTGGCATAATTCATATCTCCATCGTTAAGCAAATCCAAATTAGCTAGTTTTTGATTGACGCTATCACATACTTTTTCTTCAACTGTATTTGCAACAAATACTATTTTTTGAAGACTCTTACTCTTAGCACTATCACGCCATACTCTACCAGTAGCCTGACGCATATTTACTGCTGAATATGAAGGACTAATCAATGCCAACCTTGGATGTTTACCAGTTATATCGTGTAAGTTCAATCCAGCACCACCCGCTGCTAGATTTATTAGGATAACTCGTTGTCTATCCATCTGAAAATCATCTATGTTTTGTTGTCTTACTTTATCTTTTATTTCACCGTTAACAATACATTGTGTGTTTAATCTTTGAGACAACGCTTTAATTGTTTCGGTAAAATTACAGAATACAACAACGCTCATTCCATTCTCTAAACCTTCTTCTACCATTTCCACAAACAATGGCACCTTAACAATCTCAACTTTCTGGCGTGCGCGCAATATAGCGGTTAATTCGGATGTCTTTTGATCTTTTTTAGCTAATTTCTCAATCTTAAGAAGTTCAAGTCTCATCTCATCATAAGCAGAGTTAATCTTATCTTGATCTTCTTTTTCCATTTCATAACATTCCGCTATAATTTGACTTTCTGGAAAGTTAGGAATTTTATCTCGTTTAAGTCTTACACCTCTATTGTTGAATATATCATTATTTAATTTAGCAAGTGCTTTACGATCACCTGTAAATTCCATACCAAATCTACCTCTCACAACACCGTGTGCATATGCCCAATCATAGTATTGTTTATTGGTTTTAAACAATTGAATACATTGACCTACCGTCTTTAGTTCTAGTGGATTGGTTGCCATAGTAGCCGAACAGAATAACATCTTATATCCAGCTTTTAAAGCAGCCATACACATTTCACTATTCTTGGTTTTAGCATTCTTCAACTTTTGTGCTTCATCCCATACAATTAATGTATTCTTGGGTACTTTCCACACAAATTCTTTACGACGGGTATCTCTTCTTTTAACAATAGATGCAAACATACTATCTGTTCTACCTATACGAAGAGATTCATAGTTAACAATACCAATACATTTACCCCAATATTTGAAATGGTTTTTTATAACTCTTTTCCAACTTTCCATGACTGCTTTTGGACATACAACCATAATGTCCATATCTAGTTCTCTGGCAACAGCAGTCGCTGTGTATGTATTATGTGTAACGGTGAAATCTTCTAAAAGATATCTATGATTGTTGTCTAATGTAAAACCAAAATACTCTCCGATGCCTTTTGGAATAATCTTAAAACCACTTGATAACACTGATTTTTTTTGTTTTCTAGACGATGATTTTTTCCGATCAAGTAATATTGGTAAATCATGTGCGCCTGATATTTGAATTTTATAATAAACATTTCCGTTTATACCAAAATTATTGTTTTTTGATACTTTATCATGTATTGAAACTTTATATCCAAGTGAACGAGACAGTTCAACTATGTCATTTCTCAACTTTTCCCATTTGGTTATAATACCATAACAACCATTTGAATCTTTCCAACCATCCGAATCTATAAGACCGGCTAAAATTGATTTGCGAGTATTAATATCATTTATCAAAAATTCTTTGGGTATAAATTTTTCTTTATTTTTACCGAAGCCATATTTTTTAAATTCATTCCATAAAATATTTTTACCAATAATATTACTTCTTAAGTAATATGTATTACAGTTTGATAACTCACGGTTTTTAGATTTATAAATCCGTACATTTAAATCTACTTGGTTTTCAAAATTGTATAAATAGTTAATTATGGAAGTATCTTTTTTATGTGTAGTAATTGATAATGAATTCCAAGTTCCATCTCCAATCCATAATCCCATTAGATATGGATCAATATTAACTTTTTTATATGGATAGTTTACAACAACCCGTTTTAAAGTCCAATTATGGCGATTAGTTTTATATTTTGTAAGAAAATCTTTTACAGAAATTTCAATTGTTTGTTTTCTAGATGTATAGTTTAAAACTAATATGTGTTCGCTATTACATCCCCACGAAATTCCACCATTTGTTGGGACAATTTCGTACATTTGATCAATTCCGTTAGCTAATGATAAAACTGTTCTGGGTGAAGAATCATCTCCCATTAATAGATCACCAACTATTATATCTTCAACATTTTTTAACGATCCATCATACATTCTAATTTTCGTTCCTTTTGAATGACATTTGCCAATGCCTACATCACTACCGTCCACAGCAGCGCCCCATTTATTTATTGATGCTACTATTTTGCTTACAGCATCAACTTGCCATGGACGTAGGCCATTTGGATTCTTCACTTCATATAACGGTAATTTTTCGTCAACGGTTTCTTTCGTCTTCTTAGGATCTTTAAAGAAAGTAGGGTTATCTTTAACTTCTGTAAGAATCCATTTATCAACCAGTTTAGTTACACCATAACCTCTTTCTTTTAAAGCAAACTTATTGACTTTCCAATAAGTAAAGAACTGATTAAGATATTCTGGCGGTATAACCCAACTTCTCTGAAAGAGAACTTCTCCGTTTTTTTCAATTTGAACTGGATCAGACCACTGTATGTTCAAATTAAGCATAGACTAGTCACCCATTTCGTTTCTATACTTTAAATTCCTTTGTAATTCATGTATGTTGGTTTTTACATGACGACCATCATCTCTTAATACACCAATATTAAAATAACCGCTCATCAGTTCGGTAAAGTAAACTCCTTGTGCATCATCAAAACCATGACCGAGAGTTTGCATTTCAAACATCCAATCTTTACGATTTTGTTTAAACTTCTTTTTACAAAGTTGTTCAAGATATATTAAAACATCATTAATATCGCTAAAATAAACAACTTGTTTTATTGTGGTATCATCTATATAGTATTTCATAAAAATTATTCTACTATATAACTATTCTATTATCAACCAGTTTTAATATTATATTATCGTTAATCCTTAGCTAAAGGAATACTTGATTTTAGATTTCTTTCTGTTTGACCCCGGATTGTATCAAAATATTGTATTAATCTATTTACTATATTATCAGCGATATCTGGAATCCAATCGTCTGGTTTAAATTCAGTTGTACTTAAACCTAAATGTATTGGTTTTAATTCGCCTTTATTAAACTCTTGTTTTAAAAACTGTATTAAATCATCCTTTAATTGTTGTTTATGATTGATTACAAAAACTTCGCTTAAAGCTTCTTTATAACTTACTCTTACAGGAGCTTTACCTTTACCACCACTTCCTTTTTCACCTCTACCTGCCGATCTTTGAGCAGCTTTTTTTCTTCTTACCCAATTAGCAATAGCTTTCTTACCACCTTTAGCTCTCAATCTAGCAGCAAACTTCTTACCCAAACAAGCACTATAACTTGCACCTTTTTTAGCATCTCCACATTTACCAGCCTTTTTACCACTACTATCATATCTATCCCAACCACCACCGCTTGAACTGCCTAAACCACCTTTACCAAACCAAGCTCTTAATCCGCCTTGATATGCTTCGGTTATATATTTTTCAAAATGATCCATTTATAATAAATATGATCATTCATTTTTAAACATCTTAATTAAATTAGCGAAGAACTTTTGTAATCCGTTCTTTTCAACTTTTGTTTTTTTAGTTTCTTGTTGATAGAATTTGATTTGTGCCTCATTTAAGACTAACTCTTCGTCATTGACATTGATGGTGATATTGCGTGGTTTTTTCATAAATAAAAACAAAAAAGATATACAATCTAATAGATTATATATCTTGCGCTTGAAAAATTTTTCTAAAAAAGTTTAACTAATCAAAAAATGTTTCCAATCAACATGTTTCGCTTCCCGAATCAGTGAATATACTGGTACTGGTTGTGGAGCTAACGGATTCTTCAATAGTTGTAAACCAATCTCGGAATTTAGCTTGTTACCCTTCTTTGTATTGATGTCTTTGGAACACAACACAAGATTAGTCCAACTATCTTCACCACCTCTGCTACGAGGTATTACATGGTCAACTGTAGCATGGTTTCGGTCAATCTTCTTACCTGTATATTGACAAGTACCTTTATCACGGTTATAGATAGCGTCTTTACTAGGCTTACCCTTGAAATGTTTGACGGGCATCTTAGAGAAGTTAGCTGAAATAATAACTGTAGGTACCCTAATAGTCATAGAGGGTGAACTAATAGTCAAGTCCCAACTACGAATAGGTAGACTTAACCAATCATTCCAAGACACCGGAGTCATAGCCTTTGGTTCAGACAAATCTGGTTCACCATTGTCTAGAATATTATAGTCTATATCTAGTGCCAATGAATTGTCTTTACCGTCAGCATCAGACGCACAAAGTGCAATAATCGCATCCTTTACGGTCTTAAAACCAACTGGTTGCCATTGAGCGTTCAAATTTAAACAAATAAGTTTATTTGCAACTGTATTCATAACTTATACAATAACTATACCGTGCTTTTTATAAAAGTCAAGGGTATTTTTTCTTCCGGTTCCAAACTCTCATCAAGTCTATTTTTTATAAGTTCCAATGAACACCTAAACCACTCTTTTTTACGATCAGTTGCAAAATAATGCATTTTTTCTTGAATTTGTTTCTCTGCTTTATAACAGTCTGGATGATGTATATAATATTCTACTTTATAGTCTCTGAATGGAGATGATGTCTGATAGGTTCTTAATCTTGCATTTATATCTTGAGTAACGCCTATCTTGTAGTAACCGTTAAAGTTACTATTACTGATTATGTATATATAACCTTCTTTAACTCTAGACGATTTTGTCGGCGAGGCCGTACTTGACTGCTTCTTCTGCACTCAAATATATATCTCGTTTAAGTAGCTTAGTTAATTCTTGTTCCGTAAACTTAGTATTTTTAAGGTAAATTTGTTTTATTATATTTGATAATACATCTAAGTTATGCGCTTCATCTTTGAAGTTTTCGTGGGTACCGCCAAACCAACTTCTTATTTGATGTATCAATATAATACTATTTTTTCTAATATATCGTTTATGACAACTTACACTTATTAATGTAGCGGCTGAAGCAACTAAACCTTCTACATATGAATGAACAGGTACATCGGACTGTTTGATTCTATCTACTACTGATAGTGCTCCAAATACTTCTCCACCATCACTGTTTATGTATAATTTAATAGGCGGCGGTTCATCTAAATCAAATGTTATTTTAATTATTTGTAATTGTTTACCAAGATCGGTTATAGATTTATTTAATAGTACGCATGATTCGGTATTTACATCGTTATAAAAATAAATCTCATTACTATTAATTGTAGATATCTGTTTTGGTTTATCACTACTTGATTCAACATCATCAACATCAGCGGTTAATAGTATTTTTTTCGCCATGCCTATAATTATAAATCAAAGTAGGTTTGATTTGAATTTTCTTCTTTCATTTCCCACAAAAGTTTTCTAAGTTCCTCGTCATCGACGAAGTTATAATTCTTAGGATTTTTGGTATTATCAATATGTTGTGTCTTATACCATCCTTTTTTATTGACGGCTACATTATTTGTTTTACCTGTGGATTCACATATAAATCCGGACATATATTGAGCAAAAGAAATAATTGCTTCGGTTCGTTCATTGCCACCAGCAACATAAAATCTAAGTGTAGCAAATTTCTCCTTAACTTGTAATACTTTGATTTGTTTTACAGGTAGATATTGATCTGGATATTTAGCTGCCCATTCATTTTGTTGATCTATATAACTTTGTAAATAACGACTCAACCAAAGTATAAGTCTAAACCATCCATCATCACATTCAAATCCAACTAAAGTAAATGTCGTTTGTTCACCACATTCGGTATAAAGTTTCGGGAATTTAGTTTTAAGATAATTTTCTAATTTAGGATTCATACTGTTATAACCTCTCCGTCCAATAATGTTTCTATATTTAGTTTAATATTGATTTCGTGTAATTGAATGTCCGCTTCTTTACACATTTGTAGCGAAACATTTTTATGTTTTTCCCACTCAGGTCTTGTGATTTTACCACAAGCATCTTCAAACTGCTTGTGAATATAAATACATTTTATACCAGATTGAATTACACCTTTCATACAGTCTGTACAAGGAAGCGCATTTGTATATAAAACGCTATCTTCTGTAACAATTCCATATTTAGCTGCGGAATAAAGAGCGTTTCGTTCAGCGTGGGATATAAAAAGATATTTGAGTGGTCTTTCTAGACGATCTGGCTTATCTAAAACACCTTGTGGTAGTCCATTGTAACCTGTAGAAATGATTCTGTTATCTTTTACTAGTATAGCACCGATACGAGTTTTTGGATCTTTGCTTTTGCTAGCGACCCAATATACACCTTGCATAAACCATTCGTTCCATCCAATATTAGTAATCATATAATAAAATTAACCGGTTAAGAAAAAATAATCAAGTTAAATTAACACATTTGACTTTTATTAAAATCCAAATAATATTTATAGATATGAATCACATTAACAAGACAGGTATGGTTCGTGGAATAAAATTTCTAATCAAAGATAATAACACGATTAGAATTTGGAAACCTGTTGATATTGAGTTTTCCGAATTTAAGGAAAACTGTGATTTAGTTATTAAGTATTTAATAGATGAAGGTTTCTTTACAAAACATAAATGTAAAGTTGAGGTTGTAACTTAATTATGGAAAAAAAAGTTGTTTTATTTCTTACAAGTCCAAATTCGTTTTCTAGAATAAAAATGTGTTTGGATAATTTTAAGCAGTTGGAAAAATTAGGTTGTGATATAATTACATTAACAACGACTGATTGTTTACCGGAATACATTTATGAAAAATCAAAACTTGTTATACATGATTACAATGAAAATCGTTGTTCTAAAAAAGAATACGCCACTTATTATAAAAACACAAACGGATTAGGTTATTTTTTTTATGACAATAATAGTTATCACAATGTAGTTTTTTTCCAAGATACACATTTTCCATCGTTAATCAGAAATATAAAAACTTTGATTGGTACCGCTAAATCTTTATCGTATGATAAATATTTTTATTGTGAAGACGATCATTTATTTGATGATGATGATTTATTAAAATTAAATTCTTTTTTTGATGAATTAAATCACAATGATTTAATTTTATTTACATTTAATAGTATTCCAAATCAAGAAAGTAGTAATGTTTATTGTACATACTTTCATTTCGGTAATTTAAATGAAGAATGCTGGAAAATTTTTAAAAACTTTCCATACACTGTAAATGAATTTACAAAAGATCCTGATACCAATTTACATTTCCTAGAAAGAACCTTTTTGAATTTAGTAACGAAATATAAGTCTGAAAAAATCAAAATAAGTGAAATAAAAAATCCATCGGATATATTTAATAAATCTACTTTAAATATTGTATATTCATATAATAATGTTGACGATGAATTTCGATGTAATTTTATTCATAGCGAAATAAATCAAAAATTTATATTTTATTACCATACAATAGGATTAAAAGAATCTGTCGATATAAAAGTTTATGTAGATGATAATTTATACACACAAAACTTAATTTATCCGAGTTGTTGGACAGTAATTGAAGTTGATCCGAGTTTAATCAATAAAACATTTGTTGTACTAAATAATAAAATAATTAAATCGTTTAAAAATTTAAATGTTAACGATATTGTTTATAACGGTAAAATGTTTAAGTAAATCATCCGTTCTAACAAAAACAATTTGGTCAGGATTAATTATACTAGTTTTGGAAACATATATTTCATCATATCCAAATGTATTGAAATAAAGTATTATATTTTTAATTTGATTTTTAAAATCGTCTTTATTTTTAAAATAAAAAATTTGTTCAAACTGTTTAAATACGTTTTCATTGATATTTTTATAATTTGTTGTCAAAAAATGCTTTATTTCAAATTCAAAAAAACTTTTATTTTTAAATAAAGTGTTTAAATCGTCATTAAATACTGTATGTAGGACACATTTCATCGGATCAATATATAGATATATACATACTCTTTTTTAATTATATTTATATTTATAAGATATGATAGTCACCAATTTACTTACTTTACACAATCAACTCAAAGTACATCACTGGCAAACCAAGAGTTATGCCGAACATCAAGCACTTGGTTCTACATACGACGAATTTACCGGTTTAATTGATGAGTTTATTGAAGTTTTAATGGGTAAATATGGTAGAGTAAAAAGTGAAAGTGGATTCAAAATTGAATTATCCAACTATGAGGATTTAGGAACTGTAGATTTTGTTGACAAATATATTGATTATTTAATAAATGAAGTGCCTAAGGGTTTAGATACTGAAAAAGATACCGATTTATTAAATCTTCGTGATGAAATGTTAGCTCAGTTGAATAAACTTAAATATTTATTAACATTAGACTAATATGGATAAATTAAGTAAATATGCTTTATTTAAGTTTATTAAGTTCTTAAGAGACGAGTTGAACTTAGAAACTCCATTTAAAGTGCAGTTGGTAACTAATCGTAGCGAAGATTTAAGGACATATGCTTATTATGATCCTAGTAGTGGATTAATAAAAGTATATTGTAAAGATAGAGGATTGGCAGATGTATTGAGAAGTGTAGCACATGAACTGATTCATCATTTACAAAATCAAAGAGGTGAATTAAATCAACCCGTGCCTGATGTTGGTGGTAAAATTGAAGACGAAGCTAATGCTGTAGCGGGTCAATTAGTTAAGAAGTTTGGATATGCTAATCCAAATTTAGCTATATATGGAAAAAGTTTATAGTTGACAAATCTATAATTGTGTTTTAAATTCGTGTAATGGAACACGAACTATTCATTAAAGACAAAGTAAACAATCCTATCATCATTCAACACGATGACCTTAAGTTTGATGGTAAAACAATTACCATTCCAGGCTATTATGTTGGTGTGCTTTTGGAATATGTTAAAGATTATAAGCTAGATGGAGTACCACAAGTAGATATTGAAGATTATCAATTATTTCGTAACTTCTTACTTGATATAGAAGAATACAAAAATCGAGGAAATTAAGTTATGGGAATGTACGACACGATAAACTGTAAGTATCCACTTCCCCAACCGGAAGATCCTAAAGGATATAAAAATAGTCTTTCTTTTCAAACCAAAGATTTGGGACAGTTTTTGTCACATTATGAAATTAAAGAAGATGGTTCACTTTGGATTCAAAAGGAAGAAAATGAATATATTCCGGGCAATCCAAATGGAAAATCTTTTATTGAACAAATTGGTACTATAAAAACCATTAAATCTTGGTGGGAAGCTGCCAAAATTACCAATACTATTGAAATGTATGATTATATTACAAGCGATAACACGGAGTATGATTATGATATAATTTATACAGTCACTATAATTGATGGTATCGTAACCGATGTAAAACTTTCTGAGTTTCAAACGATTCCTAATAAACAAAGAAAAGAACGAGATGAATGCTTTAAACAGGAACACAAAGTCAGAAATGAATTTGAAAATAAGTGGTATTATAAGTATATTTTGAAATATTATAATCAATTAGTAATATATACAACTCGTTTTATTAAAAGTATTTGTGATAAAATTAGTTCTTCAATATGGACAATAGAAAGAAAAATAACATTTTAAACATTTGTTATAAGTGTAAAATTTGTGGAAAAAATGTATATAAAAAATATTCAACTTGTCCTAGATGTGGTTATTTTCATATAAATAAAATATCTTATGCAAAAGAATGTACTAAATAAAACCAAAACTTATCTAGTAGGTCATATGCAATATGCAGACGGTTCTGGTTGGCGTCAAAATGTTCGTACCTATCTAGAAAAGATGGGTATAACTGTGTTTGATCCATACGATAAGCCATTTGTTAAAGATGTAGACGAAGGTAATCATATAAGATCCAAATTGAAACATCATCTGCAAAATGAAGAATATGATGAAGTTCAAAAGGCAATGAAAGAGATTCGTATCTATGATCTTAATTTGGTTGATCGTAGCGATTTTATAGTTGCACATATTATACCCGATATAGCAAGTTGGGGTAGCGCAGAAGAGCTTGTTACTGCAAACAGAGCAAAGAAGCCAATTTTCTTGAGTGTAGAAGGTGGAAAGAAAAATTGTCCACTTTGGATACTAGGTATGATTCCACATCGTTACATTTATAATAACTTGGATGAAATACTTTTGACATTAAAAATGATTGACAACGGAGAACTTACCATAGATAGTAATAGATGGAGACTTCTAAAAGAAGAATATAGATAAGTAAATATGAAAGACCAAGATTCAATCTTTTTGATTTGTGATTGTTATGGCCACGGACTTTTAGTAGAAAAATATAACGATGAGAAAAAAGTTTCTTTGAGTTTATTTGAAAGAGGACTGGATGGTAGGATATTGTCATGGCGAGATAGATTGAGATGGTGTTGGCAAATTCTTAGACATGGCATGCCTTGGTCAGACTATATTATTTTAAATGAGGAAAACCAAAAACAATTAAAGGACTTTTTAAACAATGAATGCAAGTGAATTTGAACGGCTAAAACCAACTATTACAATGAAGAAGATTAATGATTTAATTCTTCTTATTGAACAAGAAGAAGTAAAGACTGAAATTCTATATAAAGATAGAGTACGAAGTTTGAAAGCTATCGGCGAATTACTTAAAGATATGAAGAATAGTTTCAAGAAAGGTGAATAAGTTATGGCAGTTTTTAAGAAAACCAAGTCAATTTACTATAACGATGTAAATCTTATAGCACAACCAGCTGAAATCGGTAGTCGTAAGGATGTGCCGCTTGAACTGAATCGCATAATTGTTAGTCCTATGGCAGCAGTTGTAGGACAAACATTTGCTAAAGAAGCTACAAAACTAGGGTTAACTGTATGTCAACATAAGTTTTGTGATATTGATAATGCTGTAATTAATTATTCCATTGTACCAAATAAAGAAAACTTATTTGTAAGCATTGGACTTAATGATTGGGACAGAGCTAAAGAGTTGGCAAGTGAAGGTGTTGATAATTGGTTGATTGATTGTGCCAATGGTTATTTACCACAAATTCGTGATGTAATTAATAAGCTATGTAATAAACATAAAGTTAATCGTTTAATGGTCGGCAATGTAATGACCGCAGATGGTATAAATTTATACAGTTATTTTAGTAAATATATACCCGAAGTATTGATTAGAGTTGGTATTGCTGGTGGTAGTGCTTGTGCTACAAGTGATGCTACTGGTTATAACAGAGGACAAATTACAGAAATTATAGAATGTAGTGATCAAGCTGATATTGACAACTTAAAAGTAATTGCGGATGGTGGTATAAAGAACGGTAACTATGCTGCTAAAGCATTTGGTGCTGGTGCTGATTATGTTATGATGGGTGGTTACTTTGCTAGAGCTAAAGAAGCCTATACATGGGAAACCGGCGATGGTACATATTGGGGTGGAGCAAGTACCAAACAACAACAACTGTATGGTGGTGTGAGACGACATAGTGAAGGTAAAGTGTATGAAGTAGATCGTAATAGTGTTAAGTCTCTACAAGAATTGGTTGATGATTTGTGGGGTGGACTATCATCAGCTGTAAGTTATAGTGGATATAAATCCTTGACAGATTTCGTTGGTAATGGTATATTTGAAGTGAAGGAAAATAGTTTACCACCGGGAAGATAAAAATATGAATAAAAGCAAACAAAAAATTCTAATGTACGCCGAAGTTTATCGTGCGGTAAGTAATGTTCAAAATCAGCATCTTGAGTTGATTGCCGATGAACTAACTAAACTCTACCCGTCAATTACTGACGAAAATGTTGCAATTGATTGGGCACTTGATATTGTTAACGAACAGGACAACGCAGGTGCAATTAAGACGATTGAACGAATTGGACAAATTGTAGATGCACAAACGGATGAAATGGATGAACTTACTAGACTGCGAATCAAGGTCAAGGAACTTCAAGATTATATTGAGAAACGGTTAAATACCGATCACTATCATCACGAACCTTCTAACTAAAAAATCAAGCGTACCTAGTGGTACGCTTTTTTTATTGACTAAATCAACCCTCTATCGTATACTTTTTATATGATTAAATGTGGTTGTGGAAATGATATTCATCCTGAACGATACGAACTTGGCTACAAGATTTGTTTGACTTGCGGTGACAAGGTAGCACAGAAACATAAGAAGTTTGGTTACATATCTTATGGTCACAAAACTGCTGGTGCTATTGTTGTTACTTCCAGAAAAGCATTTGACAATTATCAAAAAGTTTCGTATCGTATGGGTAAGAACAGTAATATGGGGTATGCGAGTCGTTTGACTACTTCATTTTAATATTTATAAACATGACATCAAAACAATATAAAGACACATATAACCGATTGTTCAATGAACTTCCTAAGTGGAAACAAATCGCTGTCAAGGAAGATAGTGTAGCCAATAAGTGGAGTGGTATATTGACAGAATTTGTTGCAAATGTTATTTATACAGCAGAAAAAGAGTTTGATGCTAATATAGGTGTAATGACTGATGATTCTCCTACATATGTTGTAGAGGAACCCACCGTTACAAAGAAGGTTAAGAACAAGAAGAAGTAAATTGTTATATGAATGTTTTGGATCATCTCAAGACCCATACGGTTCTTGAAATTAAGAATTATTGTAAAGATTCAGCGATTGATGCTGGTGTTGCAATGATGCATGTGTCTGGAGATTTTAATCTCAGCACTTTGATTCGTAATGCCAACTTTTTTGGTTACAAGCAAGCTTGTTATGTTGGCAAGAAGAAGTGGGATAGACGAGGAAGTGTAGGTACATATCACTATACGGATATAAGTCATTTTACTGATGAAGAATCATTTGTAGATTATGTCAAGAATGAAAATTACAATTTGATTGCGGTAGAAAACAATATACCTGAATATGAACATAAGACTTATGATTTGTATGAGGAAGATCTATTTTATGGTATTGACAAGCCAATGTTTATTTTTGGCGAGGAAAAAGATGGATTAAGTGGTTTTATGCTTGACAATAGTGATTTGATTATTACAATTCAGGCATATGGTAGTGTAAGATCTCTTAATGTAGGTACTACTAGCGGAATTATTATGTCTAATTACCGCAACTATTACGATAAACTTTAACAATATATAATAATATGGGAATGGAATATGTATTTGATGGACAGGGCCGTAGGGTGGGTTACTATAATGATATGGGATCTACTGTTTACGCTCATGGCAAGAACGGACAAAATGTAGGTTACTACAATAAAAATGCTAACACTACATACGATAAAAATGGCAAACGCTATGGAGTTGGCAATCTTACCACTGCTTTGATTATGGATGCTGCTCAAAATAGTCGTTGACAAATAAAAAAATCATGGTAGTATGGATCTTGTAAGGTAAACAACTAACAACAAACAATAAAAAATAAAATAAGTTATGAATACTAATACTAAGGTTAGCCGTAAGGCTACTCAGCTCAACGAGATCACTGACCGTAATTTTACGGTTGTGGATCTTCTCAACCTCAACACTAATGTCAAGGCTCCTACTGTTAGGATGCATGTCAAGCGTAATGTCGCCGCTGGCCGATATGTCGCTACTGGCACTCTTAAGAGTGGTAAGCGTGGCAAGCCGTCAATCGTGTACACTGTTGCACAGGCCAAGGCTGCTACTGCTTAAATAAATGTGGTTGAACCACTTTTTATTTAATATTTATATTTAAAACTAAATACTAAAATGGGCAAGAGTTGGAAAGATAAGGGCCGTCGTGACAAGTGGGATCGTTTTGACGGAAATAAGGCTAATAAAAAGTCTAAGAAGAAGTGGGACAACCAAGACAACACTAAACGAACTAAGTGGGATTATGAAGAGTACGGAGACAGTTATTAATAATCTGAAGCAGAAGATTGCTGAGAAGAAACTTCAATACAGTGATCTTTATACTCAGTACACCTACAAGATGGCTATTAAGCAGACCATTGATGAACTATATGGTAAGGAGCCAGAGTATCTTGATATACGAGGTATTGGTCTGAGTGCTGAGTAACTTTGTTACAGATCTGTAACCTAGTTTTAAAAATCGGAATAGTAGTTATTCTTACATGAGAATACTACTATTTTTTTTATTTATAACGGTTGCTTTTTCCAAAGATCCAATTGCACTTTCAAATATAGATACAAATGTTGCTAAAGTAAAAATTGAATCGGGTCATAAAGATGGTGATATAAAAGATGATATTGTTACCAGCGAAATTGTCGTGGGTGATGTTATTCTTTTAACGCCTACACAAAAAACACTTGTTTCGGACAAAGTGCTTTCTTTTATTTTGGCACATCTTGCTAATGAAACATGGTTGAATTTGGAGGATATGGATGCTGTAGTTTCAAATGATGATCCACCTGCAATTATGGATGGTCATCATAAGTGGGCAGCCGCTATAACAATTAATCCGAATATGAAAGTAAAATATATAAAGATTAATTTAACAAAAAATAAACTTATAACAGTATTAAACACTTATACTGTTGGTAAGTTGAATATTACTAAAGGCAAACCATCTACAGGTGAATCAATAGAACAATCATTTATTAATTTAGAATCAAAAATTAACAATGCTTATGATAACGGTATAAATTATGGTAAAACGAGTTATAGTGCTGAAAAAGTGAAATTATTGATGTCTAAAGTACCGGGTGCAAATAGTAATAGTTTAACCGGTAAACAAATATTGATAAACAATTCAAAACACAATAAAATTGTAAAAGTATCTGCAACAGAATTACTTAAAGAAGAAATGCCAATTATTGAAAAAGAAAATATACCACAATTAATAAATGATTTAAATGATGGTAAAATTGATATAAATGAACCGTTTTATAAATAATTGTAACAAACTGTCAACGATTGTTACATCACAGTTACAGAAGAGAAACGGATTTATTATAAAAATAGTTATTGTCTCTTAACAAAAGGACATAACTATGAAGTTGAATATTACAAATAGATTGAAGAAAGGGTTTACCTTAATAGAATTGTTGGTTGTAATCGCAATAATTGCTATATTAGCTGGTATGTTGTTACCGGCACTTAGTAAGGCTAAAGGCAACGCTTTACGAATATCTTGTTTAAATCAAGAAAAACAATGGGGTCTTGGTTTGATGTATTATGTTGATGAAAATCAAGATTATTTGCCGTTAGACAAACCATTTAATTTACCATCTGGACAAGACATATTAGATTATAGTTTAGCTATACAAGATGAAAATAGAGAATTGTGGTGTAATTCAATTCCTAGAGCTATAGGAACTATACCCGTATCTAATTTTGCTAATACACCATTAGCATTTTATGAAAAGGGTTCTATGTTTACATGTCCCGCAGCAAAGTTGCCTGCTGTAGAAGTAAGAAAAGCTAATCCATTATTTTCACTTGCTATGAACAGTAAATTGAATCGTGACACTAATTTGACTAGAATTGGTGCAATTCAAATACCGGTATCCACTGTGGTATTTACTGAATGTGGATTACCGGGAGAAGCAATGTTTCATGCTAAACAAAGTAAATATAATGGTCAACCAAATGCTTTTGCTAGCAGATTTTCTGCTCGTCATAACAATACCGGTAATTTAATATTTGCAGATGGACACGCTGAGAATTTTAAAGGTAATCAAGTAGTAGAAACTAGAGAAGGTGTAGGTAAACCTGGCAAAGCTATATTTCCTCAAGAGAGAGTAATTTGGACAGAAGATCCAACTACAAATCCCAATTAAAGTGTTATAACAGTATTAATATTCCTACCCACTAAAATAATACTTAGTGGGTTTTTATCTTATATTTATATTTATATCTACAAGGAATCATCTGACATGAACGAAAACACTTTAAACGACACATTTAAGAAGCATCTTAAACTGCTTAAAGAACATTTAAATATTAATGAATATTATGAAGAACCAGAGACTGAACGACCTGATTGGGATCCAGATGGTTTAACCGGTACACGACAAAGAGTTGAGAAACGACCAAAATTTACAATAAAACAATATGCAGCTAAAGCCGGTTGGAGTAATGAAAAGTTAAACGATTTTCTTACTTATTTAAACACTTCACAACATAACGGTGGTTATGGTGGATTTGATTTTGATGAATATAGTGAATTTCCTGGTACATCCATTTTGTATCATTTTAATGCGTACTTGAGAAATTACTTGGAAAAGGAAAAAGAAAAACAACTAATCAACAAAAAAGTCAGATTGAGAAAATTAGTAGATAAATATAAAAATAATGTTATATATGCAATCAAAAACATGGGAATGCTTGATTGGCGAAAATACAAAAAAATGAGTTTTGAAGAAAAAATTGATTTTTTAAGTTTGGAAATTCGCACGGATATAGATAATATTAAAAAATCAGACGAAAGACAAGAATTCGAGAAACTTTTCGGTAGTATCGAAAAAGACGAAATTGCTAAGGAAATGTTGAAAGATATGTTGGAAGATGCAGAAACTCTCGCTAAAAGAGGATTTTTTGAATCTAAACAAGCTTAATAAAAATTAGATATATAACCCACTGAATATAATAATTCGGTGGGTTTTTTCTTTGTTATATATAAGTGATAGTCAATAGTGGCTATCATAACACACAAACACAAAGGAAAAATATGGCAGATAATAATAAGACTCCCTACGAATTGCGTTGGGAAATTCTAAAAGAAATGATCAACATCACTCAAAACGAGTGGTTTACCAAAAAAGAAATTGCTGAACGTAATGCTGAGAAGAGCGGTAAATCACTTGAATATATCGGTGATATTCCATTACATGATGCGTTGCAACGCGCAGAAAATGTATATACATCGTTTATTTGTAAAAAGTAAATGAAATAAATTGTTATGTGACCCCATCACTTATTTGGTGGGGTTTTCTATTTATATGATATGAGAAGAATTATAACTAAAGACAAAAAAGGCAAAAAGAAGTTGGTAAATGTACCTAGTTGGGATCTTAATTATGTAAATAACCAATTAGGTCAACCAGCTTACGATGTAAGTATTAGTAGTACAAGTGGTTCATTAGCAAGTTAACAAAAAACCCCGCCAAAAGCGGGGTTCACTGTTTTATATTATAATTAACAACATTCACATTTTACACTGCAACAAGCTGATACTTCTTTCTTAGCTGGAGGAACATCTTTACGTGGTCCGTAAGGACCGCCGGGACCTCTACGAGGACCGCCTGGCGGAGGACCAAAACTTCTCAATGTCTTGCGATCTTCTTCGCTTACACCGGATCTTTCTTCTCTATCCAACTTACCATCTTTGTTGGTGTCGTACTTGGCAACAATTGCATCTCGTTGCTTTTTTTGTTCTTCAGTCAAAGCTGGACGTGGTGGACGATTACCGGGAGGTGGTCCTTTTGGTCCTTCTTGAGCGTACAAACTTGTTGCGGTCAACAATATCAATAGATACTTTAACATATATAATCCTTTCGTTTTAAATCGTAACCTTAATTGATTACATAATATACATAATTTTTTATAATAGATAAATTTTAACTTTTACAATTCCTTTACAAAAAACATTTGTCACGACTTTGTAACCATACCTTTTTATATTTATTGTCAATGAAAGTAAGAACTCTTTTTATTAGCGATACACACATTGGAAGTGAGTTTTGTAATCATGAAAAGTTATTGAAATTAATAAGTGAAACTGAATGTGAATATTTATACATAATAGGTGATTTTGTAGATGGTTGGGCACTCAAACGAAGATTTAAATGGCACAACAACTACAATGTAATATTGCAAAAGATATTAAGAATGAGTCGTAAAGGTACGGTTGTTACCTATTTGTGGGGTAATCACGATGACTTTATGGAACCATTTAATGATATTCATTTTGGAGATAATATTCTTATTACAAGAGAAACAATACATACAACACTGAATAATAAAAGATATTTGATTATACACGGCGATCAATTTGATGGCATAGTAACCAAAAATAAGTGGATTCAAAGAATTGGAGCTGTAATTTACGATTTTAGTTTGGGTATAAATAAATTATTCAGAATGTTTAAATTTAGCTTCAGTAATTTTTTAAAACAAAAAGCTAAAGAAGCTGTAAAATACATCGGTAATTATGAAGATACTCTATCGGAATATTGTAAATTAAATAATTATGACGGCGTAATTTGTGGACATATACACGCGCCTATAATCAAACAAATGAACAATATTCATTATGTTAATACAGGAGATTTCGTTGAAAGCCTTACAGCTGTAGTTGAAACTGTTGACGGTGATATACAATTAATAAAATTATGAAAAAAATATTATTTGCTGTTTGTACAGAAGGTAGTGGACATACAATACAAGCTATTGCCACTAAACAATTTCTAAATAAAAACAATCACGATGTAAGCTGTATATTAGCAGCAGAAAAGAAAGTAGGTCTACCAAAGTTTTTTACCGATGAATTTAATGTGGTAACCTTTGAAGGTTTTGATTTTGTATTTGATAATCACGGCAAAGTAGTTTTATGGAAAACCATGTTAAAAAATGTAATAGAATTACCCCGATTAATTTATGCATTTATTAAGATTTGTAAAACAATCAAACAAGAAAATCCAGATACAATTGTTAACTTTTATGAACCATTGGTCGGGCTTTCTGCTTTATTATTTCCTAAAATCAATTATATAAGCATATCCCACCAAAATGCAATGATACTTGATGTATATCCAAAAATAAATGGTTATGCAATACAAAAATTCTTTGTAAAGTTAATTAATTGTATCACAACTATACGAGCCAAAAAAGTTGCGTTGAGTTATTATGAATTTAATGATGATAATGTTATCTGCTGTCCACCAGTGCTTAGACAAAACAGTTATGACAAAAGTGACAAAACTGAAGATTTTGTGTTAATATATTTAATGAATCAAGATTTGGTACCCGGTTTAATTGAAGAAGCTATAAAATATCCAGATATAAAATTAGAATGCTTTACAAGATTAACAAGAAATTTTGAATGTCCACATAACTTAAAATTACATAAATTAGACGGTAAACTTTTTCAAGAAAAAATGAAAGTGTGCAAAGCTGTTATTTGTAGCGGTGGATTTGAAACAACCGCTGAAGCTATATTGAATAATAAACCAGTCTTAATGGTACCATTGCCAAATCACTACGAACAATATGCCAATTGTAATGATGCCGAACAACATGGTTTGGCAACATATAGTACGAAAATACTTTTAAGTAAAATTCCAACCACACCTTCAAATAATACAGATTGGTTCTATACAGTAGAATCTAAGCTAAAATCTATATTCAATATATAAAAACTATATTCCTTCAAAATACCCGCTTGACTTTCTATAAAGGTATGGTATAGTGGTTTTATCGTCGGTACACAATCTAAACCAAAAAACAAAAAACTAAATATGAAGGATACTAGTCTGTCTCAGTTCGTTCGTGATCGTAAGGGTAATGCTCGTGGTCTCGTCGTCGCAACCGTTATCAATAACCAAATTCGCCTAGGTTGGAGTTATACCAACACCACCGCTGGCGATAAGTTTGATAAGCATCGTGCTTATGACATTGCTTTCGGTCGTGCTGAGTTTGGTTGGGGGCCTAATGTTAGGGTTCCTCACAATGTCAACAAGGTTCTTCATCACATGTCAAATCGTGCCCGTAGGTACTACAAGCAGCATACTGATGAAACTAGCTACGATTTCAATCTTAGTGTCTAATTATTAATTAAATAATACTATGGAATTTTCTGAACACGGTGGTATGTTTACCGGTACAATTGATCAAGTGCTTAACCATTGCGCAAATCTTAATGTAGATGAGCTGGATAAGCAGTGTGAACGACAATCTGCCATTGAGTACATTATGAAGGAAACTGGTTGTGACGAAGCTGAAGCCAATGAAATCTATGAAGAGGCTTCTCTTATGGAGGTTAAGGAAACTGTGGATGATCTTGTCAAGCAAGGACTTGTACAGATTGTTGGTTATGATAAGAATGGAGAGCCACTTTTTGGCTTGACAGAACTGGGTAAGTCAGTACAAGATGAACTAAAGAAGGATAAGCAGTAATTTCAATAAGTGATCGTGCTTCGGTAATGGCGGAGTCTTCTAAGCTCTAAGTGCATAATTGGATGTAAATGTGGGTTCAAATCCCTCCCGAAGCGCCATTTTTACAAGTATTTTTTTGAACATTTATATATTTATAACTACAAAAAATACTTGATCTTTGAAAAGTTTGTGGTAGGATAATAAGTATAGTAAGTTCTTTTTCTAGCATGGCGGGAGTAGCACTCCTCCAGAGCATCTAAGTGTGCAGGAATCGCCTTGACCTTCTATCAAAGGGGATCGCCAAAAAGAAAAAGAAAAAAGACGGTTGACAAAACGAAAAGTTCTGGTAAGATGATTACATAAGGTTAGTTGAGTCCGATACCGAAAACTAAAAACTCAACCGATTGTTATAAGTTTAACGAAAAAACAACTTATCACCTCAGTGTGAGTCTGACCCTTTTCTGTAACTTTAGGGATACAAAAGTTACACGGTTTCTGTAAGTTTAGTTCTTTAACATTTTTAATGGGGTGCAAGCTTTAACGGTGAAGCAACTGGCTTTTAACCAGTAGAACACGGATCGTTACCGTGGCGCCCTACCAATTTAAACTGGTAATTATCTAGAGAGGATGACAAAAAGTTATACACTGTCTATTGTATAACCGCTTGACGTGAGAAGAGAAAACATAAATCATCCGCCTAAAGACAGTAGGAAACCGGTTCGTAAAAAACCGAATCGGGTTACCAGTTCGCTTTAAATGGTCCTGTCGTCTAGTAGTTAGGATTCTTGGCTTTCATCCAAGAGACCGGAGTGCGAATCTCCGCAGGACTGCCACTTTTGGTTGTCAGACATCCAAATTCAAAACTGACTGGTGGAGGAGTATATAACCAAAAACTCCCAGAGTTGGAAATTCTCTTAAAAATTTCTTGGTTGCGGGGTTAGTTCATGGTATACTTGATTCGTTGGGTAATTAAGTATTCAATAAAAATACCCAACACCAATTTACAATTTTAGTTCTTTTAAATTTTCAATCGCAGCTGAGTGAAACGGAAATATCATTCCTGGCTCATAACCAGGCGATAGCAGGTTCGACTCCTGTAGCTGCAAGATAGTCAAGTTGAATCACTTGCACGCAGTGACTATTGCATACAGTTAATATCTGTAACTAAGAATTCAACAATTTAGAATTTATTATATTATTTATAATATCTAAATATTTTTTTGATATATGTTCTTTAAAATATGTTTCTTTGGAAACATCTATAATACAAAGTTCAATTTTTTGTTCTAAACACGCTTGGAATTTTCTTTTATCATTATTTTGAGTTGAATGTAGTTTTTCTTCTCCATATATTGGTTCGTAATGAAATATTCCATTTAACTCGAATGCTAACTTTAAAGATGGTATATAAATGTCTAATTCGGCGTTGATAGTGTCTTTACGATTAAAGTGAAAAACTAAATTCGGATGTAACTGAATCAATTTTTCTTCCAACCATTTTTCTAATTTAGATCTTCTAGTACCAAATTTTTTATGTGTATTATTATAAGTTGCGGAACAAGAAGAAGAACAAAATGTATTCGGAGACCTTTTAAGTTGACTAGGTATTTTTAAAACTATTTTATTACATTGTTTACAATTAACAGGATTTTTATTAGTTTGTTTATCATCAAAACATTTTTTTGTACAAAATTGTAATCTACCTCTTTTATGTTTTAATTCAAAATTAATCGCTTTCTTGGTAGAAGAAAATGTTCCGTTACAATTTTTACATTTAAGATTCAACTTGTCATGTGATTTAGCATTTTCGAAATCTTTGTCAGTAAATAAAAAAGTCATATAATATAAATATATAAATAAAACTCAAAAATCGAATTTTAAATATTTAACCCGAAACCAAAAATTTCGGTTGACTCTTAAAAAGAACATGGTATAGTTATTACATAGAAGTTGATAGTTCTTTAAAAATTTTAAAATGGTCCTGTAGCTTAAAGAAAGCCGCTGTGCTTATAACACAGTTAATCGCCGGACTAGCGTAAGAATCAGGAGCGTTACCTGACAGGACCACCATTTTTAATTTTAATGGCTAGGTAGCCCAACGGCAGGAGGCACCCGACTCAAAATCGGTCCAGTGTCAGTTCGAATCTGACCCTAGCTACCATTATAAAACCGCCGAAAGGCATGGGGGTTCGACTCCCTCCATACCCACCATACAAATGACTATCGAAGAAATTAATAGTGTATATCAAGAACTCGTAAATCTTCACAAGGAACATCTTGAGAAGTTGGGTATTGTTATGCCTAAACTTATTTCTAAGAAGAATAATAAGTTTGTTATTGATGCTCTTACACTTGTTTATTTGTATAGACATCGTGATCGACTTGTTAGTAAGCGTGAGTTGACTATTTTTATTCGTAATTTTTATCCTGAAGTTAATGATGTACAACAAGCTAGACATTTAAGTACACAAAAAGGATGGAATATAAGTAAGTCTGGTAATAAAAAGAATTGTAATTATCAAGCAAGTGATTTTACGGTACCACATTTAAATTGGTCGTTAGGTCGTAGAGACTGTAATATTGATTGGGATGGTTTGAAGAAAACTTATAATTACAGATGTATTTGTTGTGGTAGTAAAGAAGGTGAACCACATTTTAAATTTCCATCGGATATTACTCGTTTAGAAAAAGGACATATGGATCCTAATAAACCACTTACTATTGACAATACTATTCCTCAATGTTATCATTGTAACAGTGTATATCAAAACCGATTCATATTTGATGAGCGTGGATTTATCAAAAAACAAATCAATAATTAAACTTGAACTAGTAGTTACAGAAGATCAAAAGAAACTAGTTAAAAAGGTTATTGAAAATCATCATAGTTATGTACCATCCAATTCTAGTGTTGGTAGAAGAATTGATTGGTTGGTTTATTTAGTTGAAGACGGTTCCGAAGATTTATTTCCACCACCTGATAAAGAATTATTGGGTATGATTGGTATTGGTAGTAGTGTATATCCACCACCCAAAGATATTCTTACTGAAGTTAATTTATCTAAGAATCAGTATAAAGATGTATTCAATAGTTTTGCAAATAATTGGAGATTTTGTTTGAAACGAAAGATTCCAAATGCTGGAACTATGATTCTTAAACAGTTGAGAAAATTAGCTCCAATTGAATGGAAGAAGAAATATGGTGATGATTTGAAATATATAATAACCTTTGTTGCTGGTGGTAACAATGGCGCTGTATATCGAGCTGATAATTGGAAATGTATTGGTGAAACCGCTGGATTACCTTCACATAAAAGTGTGAGTATGAAGTGGGATAAAGGTGAACAACTAAAAGAAAAGTTTGTCAAACCTACAGGCGAAAATAAGAAATTGATATTTATTAAAGCGCTTGACGAAAAGAAAACCTGTGGTAAGATAAGAAAGTAGTAAGTGACGGTTCTTTAAAATTTAAATGGGCAAGTGGTGAAACTGGAGAAACACGAGGGACTTAAAATCCCTTACATTAGAAACGCTGTGGGTTCAAATCCCACCTTGCCCACCATTTTTTGATAGTTCTTTAACAATTTAAGATAGTGGCGGAACAATACCTTCGTTTAGGGTATAACGCACAGTGTGTTGTGTTGAAAAACATGGCATATTGGTTGAAGTAATAATTATGGTATGTAAGTCTATGGAGAATTTGAAGTCGTACAACTTTAAGTTTGAGCGTAACGAGATCGTAGCTAAAATCGTATGATAAATCGTGGCTTGTTGTGGGTAAAAGAGTCCCATCGATCGTGAACATAGAGAGTAATTAACTTTATGGATTGTGGACGAATAACATATCGTAGTTAAGAAACTTGGAGGTAATCATTAATCCTCCCTATTTTATTAGATTTAATGCGGAATTAGTGTCATGAGGAGCACGGTGGACTACCAGTTCACAAGGCCGGTGCAAGTCCGAGATTCCGCTCCAGATTTTGATGCGGTGTTAGTGTCATGAGGAGCACGCTTACATTCCTGTGAGAAGGCCGGTGAATAAATAAGTCCGAGACACCGCTCCAATTTTTATATAGAAAGACAAATAAGTTATGGCACATTTTGTAAAATTTGAGATTATCAACAATGATAGTAGCAGTGGACCCATTATGGTTAATGTGGATAATGTTATATGGGCGTTTCCGTTTAAGGAGGATGGATATAGCAAGTTACAGATGGTTGGTGGTGGGGTACTTAAGGTGAAGGGTGATTTGAGTGAGTTGGGTGATTATGGTGGTAAGAGTGTAATTAGTGGATAAGTAGATATTTATATTTAACCTATTGACGGGTTAAAATATGTTGTTGACATTTGAGCATAAGTTTATTGGCTCTAGTGATATTCAATATGATTATTGTTGTAACATTTACGACAATCTATTGGGTGACGATAAATTTGTTGGATATTGTAAGTACTATAAGGAGTACTTTTTGGACATGCAAGTTTATATAGAGTTTATCTTTATAAAGCATGATTATAGGCATAAGGGTTATGGTACTGCAATGGTAGAGGAGTTACAGAGCAAGTATGAATTATTGTGGGATGGGCGGTTTACTAGGGAGGGTAGGGAGTGGTATGAGAAACTTGTAAAAAAGGGCATTGTTATTCCCTATTGATATATTTATTAGTATTATAATAAGGAGAATATCAAATATGACCAAAGAAGATTTAAAGAAACTAATTCGTGAAGCTTTTTCAGAAGTTGTAGCTGAAGACACATACGAAGAAGCTAAAAAGGGTGAAAAGAAGGAAGAACCTAAGAAGGTTGAACCAAAGGAACCTGAAACGAAGGTAACCAAGAATTTAGTACATCAAATTGATAAACACGAAAAGAAGAATGCTTCAAAAGGTGACAAAGGTGACGCTGCTTTATTTGGTAGAATTGGTAAGATGTTAAAGAATCGTATTGGTCAAACTCTTGAAGAAAGTAGTATTGAAGAGATGTTAGCTGAATTGGATTGTGAAGAATGTTACGAAGAAGGTATGGATCCGGTTGGTAAGGAAGACAGTGATGTAAACAATGATGGTAAGACGGATGGTACTGATAAGTATTTGATGAAGAGACGCAAAGCAATTGGTGCTGCTTTGGAGAAGGGTAAGAAGTTAAAGAAAAAGTAATATTGTTTTAGTTAACAATGAATAACTTTTAACGAAAACCTACTGGCGAATGCTGGTAGGTTTTTATCATTTAATGTCTGATGAAATAATAAAATATTTGAGAAAGTTGAATGAAATTCTTAAAGAATTTAAGGAAGTTCTTTTAACGATTAAGGATACGACGAAAATAATGTTTGAAATGTCTTTTTACATTTCCATAATATTTTTGACATTTAATGACAACATAAGATTTATTAAGTTTTATGTTGGTATACTATATGAACAATGTAAGAAAATAATAATATGAATATGAATATGAATGATGGATCAACACTAATAAATATATTATCACTAGGTGTGTGTGTAGTATCACTATTTAGGGTAGTACAACTATCAAAAGAATTAATAAAGAAAATAACATATAATACAGATAATGAAGAGTCCGTGCAAAAGAATTTGCAAATTAGATAACGAACAAATCTGTATTGGTTGTGGTCGTAGTTGGGAAGAAATACGAGACTGGATGTTTTATACAAACGGTGAACGAGATGTTGTCATGGAACGAGTCAAAGATTATAAGCCACAAGTTGAGAGTAAATTTGATGATACTTATTGTATATGATAAAGAAGCTTCGCATTTTTGACTTTGATGATACAATTTTTGAAACCGAAGGTAAAGTTATATTAACTAAATCAAGTGGTGAAACGGTAGAGATGACACCTGCTGAATATGCTTTGTATGAACCACTGCCGGGTGATCGTTTTGATTTTAGTCAATTTGCTAAAGTAATAAATCCAACATTGATAAGACCTGTAGCTAAACGGTTTTATAAGATTGTTTCTGCTGGTACTGATAATAGATCTTATGTGATATTGACTGCTAGAGGCACTGAAGCAATACCTCACATAAAAGAAATTATAAAGAAGTACTTTAATGTGGATATAGATGTAGTAGCTTTAGGAGATGGCAATCCACAGGCTAAAGCGAATTGGATATTGAACAAGATAAACAATGAAGGATATAATGATATATTCTTTGTGGATGACAGCAGCAAAAACATATTGGCTACATATAGAACTATAAAAGATTTACCGATTAAATATAAGTTGGTTGATTTGAGTACACCTAGAAAGTTTGAGGGTGACAATCTTAAAGAAATAAAATTGAAGGAAATACTTAAAAAGTATATTTATAAATAAAGGATTATATAAATTATTATGAGTGCAACAATTACATGGCGTGTAGGATGTATGGATTCTTATCCAAAGTATGACAATTATATTGATGTAGTATTCAATGTACACTGGGATTGTTTAGGCAGTCAAGAGTATAGTGGAAGCACTTATAATGGTAGAGTATATGGATGTAATGGTGTGAGTATTCATTCAGGATCAGCATTTATACCATATGAACAATTGACTGAAGCTGAAGTATTGGGATGGGTATGGACATCAATGGGTGAGGAACAAAAGTTGGCATATGAAAGTGCTGTACAAACACAAATTGATAATTTGATTAATCCGCCTGTTGTACAATTGCCATTACCTTGGGCAACAACAGGTTCATTGGGTTAATTTGTAGTTTGTTATGAATTTTGGACCGCAAATTGTTAGAAGTGGTCTGGTACTTTATCTAGATGCCGCTAATAAAAAAAGTTATAAAGGCAGTGGTAATAGTTGGTTAAATTTAGCTAATACTAGTTATAATAGTACATTATACAATTTTGGAGCTACAACATTTAACAGTTCTAATGGAGGAAGTATTGTTTTTGATGGCAGCGATGATTATGCATCGTCTGGAGCATTAGTAGGTTCTTTTGCTTCATTTTCTGTAATTGTTTGGTTTTATCCAACATCGGTTAGTAATTATGAAAATCCAATAGATTGTAATTATGGGTATAATGGAACTACAGGAAATATAGGTCCGAGATTAGAAATGAATGATGCTGGAAATCTTACATGGGTTTATTCAAACATCACTAATAATAATGATGCATTTTATACACAAGCAGTTGTTCAATCTGGATTAACGGCAAATACTTGGCACTGTGCTGGAATTACATATAATGGTAGTTCAAATACTTCAACAACTTTTTATAACGGAAATTCAACGGGATTATCAAGAGGTTCATATGGCAGTCCAACTGGATTTATAGCGGTAATGAATAATATTACTATAGGTAAAGGATTTAGTTTAGGGGGTGTAGAGAGAGCTTTTACAGGAAGAGTTGCTCAAACATTAATATATGACAGAACTTTATCTGCTAGTGAAGTGCTTCAAAATTTTAATGCAGTTAAGACACGATTTGGATTATAGTTATATACAAACATATGAGTGAAGAACTAACATCAAATTTACCGCCGTACGAAGATAGAAGTTTTCTTATATTTAATGTAAGTGAACTTAATCTCGTAGATTTTACGAAAGTATGTGAAACAAGTGAAGACACTGTAAGAAAAAGTATTGACGGCACAAAAACCTTCGTCAAATGGGATGGTGTTGCTCCATATTTCACAAGTAGTTTATCCACAAAAGAAGGTCCATATACATACGAAGAAATATTAACCATATTAAGCACACCTGAATGGACAAATACAGGTAGCTTTATGCCAATTTAATATTTATGGCTGGTATAGCAGGCAATCCATCAATCGTAACAAGTGGTCTGGCACTTTACCTAGATGCTGCTAATAGAAAAAGTTATGTTAGTGGTAGTAATTCTTGGCGAGATTTAAGTAATAATGGTAATACGAGTACATTAATCAATAGTCCCGGTTTTAGTAATAACGGTCGTGGCACTATTGTTTTTGACGGTACAAATGATTATGTAAATTGTGGTCAAGGATCTTCCATACAATTAACAACAAATATTACGGTTGAATCTTGGTTTTATATATCTTCATCTCCAAGCGATTGGGTAAGAATTGTTGGAACTGGATCAAGTAGTGGTGGTGCTAATAATAGAACATTTGGACTTTGGTATTATGGTCCTAATAGATATCTTTTATGGCAAAGATATGGAGGATCTGATCCTGGTATTTATGTTACTACTACCCAATTAAGTTTAAATACATGGTATCATGTAGTAGCTACTACTTCTGGTGACGCACATGTTTTATATTTGAATGCAGTTTCAATAGGAACTGCAACTGCGGGGGGGCCGTGGGCATGGTCTAATGAAAATGTTACAATTGGCTATGCTGGGTTTCATACATATCATAATGGATATATAGCAAATGTTAAATTATATAATAGGGGTTTAAGTGCTACCGAAGTACTTCAAAACTTTAATGCTACGAGAGGCAGATTTGGTATATAGTTATTAGATATATGGCTTTTATTCGTGGTCCAAATATTGTAAGAAATGGTTTAGTACTGTATCTAGATGCTGCTAATAGAAAAAGTTGTACAGGACAACCTGTTACTAATTTATTGACTTATACAAACACTTTAACCACTAATTGGAGTGGATATTGTGGTCCAACAAGTAATATAACTTATAATACAACAGATGTAACGGATCCATTAGGTACAAATACAGCTATAAAAGTAGTAAGAGGATCCAATGTAACCTGCAATAATACTGAAGCTTGGGGGTTGTTATATTCGGTATATCCTTCTGTTATTTTATCATCAGGCAAAGGTTATACGGTTACGGTATACGCTAGAGGTGCTAGTGGTGGTGAAACTATAGATTTTGGTTTAAATGATAGTCATATGACTTATAGTCAAACATTGACAACCACTTGGACGAGGTATACATATTATATTTCTTCTGTTAGTGATACTAGTCGTGGAATGCAATTTAGAAATACAACTGGAAATTGTACATATTACATATGGGGTCCTCAAGTTGTTCTTGGTACGGTTGCTGGGGATTATGTAGCTTCAGTTGGAGCGACTAATGGAACAAAAAATCTAACATTTCGTGATTTAAGTGGAAATAATAATAATGGAACATTCACTAATGCTCCTGTATTCGGTTCCAGTAATCTTGGCGTTATTACATTTGATGGTGTAGATGATTATGTTATAAATTCTTCAATACCAAATCCTCCTACCACAACTCTTTCATTTGTTGTATGGGCTACTTTTTCAGATCCAACTTCAGATAGATTTTTGTTATGTATAGGCAGAGATATTGGTGGTCCGACGGGCGGTTTAGCATTACTTGCTTATGGATTCAATGTAGTATCAGATGAACTTGTATTTGAATTTGGAAGTGGTTATGGAAGAGTGAGTTCTGGGATTGTACCTTCAACAAACACTTGGTATCATATTGGGGTAACCGCTGATGGTACTAATGTTAAAATTTATATAAATGGAGTATTAAAAAATACAGCGTCACAAAGTACTGGAGCAGTAGCATCTAGTCCTAAATTTAGCTTAGGTTCAAATATAGATGGTTCTGCAAATCCAGGTCCATATTATCATAGTGGTAATATAGCTAATTTTCAACTATACAACCGTGCATTATCTGCCAGTGAAGTGCTTCAAAACTTTAATGCTACGAGAACAAGATTTGGAATATGAGTGTTACAGGTACATTTGGTGATGTCTGTGAAACTTGGGGCACTACATGCAATAAGTGGTCAGAGTGTATAGGTGCTGTTATAGAAGAAGTATTTGGTGGTGCTCGCAATCCACAGGAATGGGGAGATGGAAATTATGGGGATTACTTGGATCAACAAAAGGCTCTGCTAGACTTTCAGAAAAAAAATCAAGAAATAAGGTCTATTTTAATAGACATATATGTAAAGTGTGCAAATAAAAAGTACAAGAAAAAAATTGAATTACCAGCTAAAAATATTTTTGTTAAAGTTGAAGATGTGAAGTTTATTATTAACACGATGTCAGAAGCAGGTATAGATGTTAAAAACATAAAACGATATAGTGACAACGATTTAAATAACTTGCTTTCTTAATATTTTTTCTACTTTTTATTCTACATTTTATATTTATAAAGTATGAATAATAATTTATGGGAAGAAAAAAACTTAACAGGCCAATTGAAGAACTTATCGCAGAAAGAAGAGAACGACAAATGCGATACTATCTTAGAAACAGAACAGACATTAAGCGAAAAAATCTTGAACGATACTACGATAAAAAGCGGGATTTACAGGATAATTAATAAAATAGATGGAAAATATTATGTAGGCAGTTCTAAAAATATTCAAAAAAGATGGGATGAACATAGAAGAGTATTACGATTAAATAAACATCCCAATGATTTTTTACAAAATGCTTGGAATAAACACGGCGAATCTAATTTTGAGTTTCAAATAATAGAACTTGTCAAAAGCGAAGAATTATTATTGGTAGAACAAAAATACTTAGATATAGTTAAGGTTGAATCTAAAATGAGTTACAATCTCAATTATGACGCTCGAGGTGGTGAATTAAGTGAGTATAGTAAACAAAAAATTAGTAAAGCAAATACGGGCCGAAAAGTAACTGAAGAAATAAGATTAAAGTTATCAGAAGTTCATAAAGGAATAAAACTAACAGCTGCTGCTAAATTAAAACTACATATTTTTAATAAAGGAAAAAAACTAAGCGAAGATCATAAACGGAAAATAGGACTTGCAAATAAAGGAAAAAAGTATTCAAATGAAATTAGGAAAAAATTAAGTGATAGTAGAATTGGTTTATATATGGGAGAAAATAATGCATCGTATGATAAAACAATTTACAAGTTTTATAACTCAAATTTAAATATAACACGAATTTGTACAGCTTATGAATTTTATACTGAATTTAAATTGTCTAGATCTGGAGTATCTAATTTAAAGAAAGGACATATAAAATCTCATAAAGGTTGGACTTTAATTAAGTAAAATTAAGTAATCAAATACAGTATCTTTTATATATTTATATTTATAATTTATTAAAATGAGTGCCTATACCATATACTTAGACAAAGAAGAAACTTTCCTCTGTGAAGCAAGTATCAAAAACGCTTCATATAAAAATAGTAGTGCAAGATTAATCATTGAAAGTGACGATGTAAACCTCGTCTTCTACGGAGAAATAGATAAAGATAGTATCAGTGTACCCATCAAAAGTTTAAAGAAATACTTCACCGAAAAAGATAGTGCCAAAATCAAATTGGAAGTAATCGTTGAAAATCAATTGATTACGCCATGGGAAAGTGAAGTGGAATTTGAAACATATAATAAAGTAGAAATCAAAGAAGTTAAGAGCGTCAAACAAAAGCCACTTATTGAAATCAAGGTTAAAGAAGATAAAAAGAAAGTGGTTGTAGAAGAACCAAAGAAGAAACAAGAAAAGGTGTTGAGTGATAAGGAAATAGTGCTTGGTTATATTAATGAAGAAATAAAGAAGATAAGTGAAAATAGTAAGTTAACAAAAGCTGAAAAGAAAGAACTTATCAAAAATATTCTTAAAAGAGGTTTATAATTAATATAATATGATATGCCGGTTTTTCCATCACAAAACCTCAATTCACAAAAAATATGTGAGAGTTATAATAAGTTACTTCAATACTATGATAGTGGCATAGTATTAGACGGCACCGGTAGTCAAGTTCAATTTCTAAATGTTACAGCAAGTTACGCACTCAATTGTAACTGTCCTTCAGGTTCAGGCGGTACTACACTAAATACAGGTAGCACTTACCCAATAACAAGCAGTTGGGCACTAACAGCTAGTTACGCACTCAATTGTAACTGTCCAGTGGGTTCAAGTGTAACCGGTTCATTTTGTAGCAGTAGTATTTGGACATTCAATCATAATCTGGGAAATCAATATGTTGTTATACAAACATATGATGAGTATAACAATCAGTTAATACCTGAAGTAATAAATTTATACGATGAAAATACAGCAATAATTGCTTTTAGTCGTGACACTTGTGGTACAGCAGTAGCTTCGTTGGGAGGTTTAAATAGCGTCACACAAAGATTAACACAAAGTTTTTATCTAGGTACAGGTAGTACCTATCCTATAACAAGTAGTTGGGCACTAAGTGCTAGTTGGGCGCCATGTACATGTGATTTAACAGGCGATACAGTAGCACAACAATTTGTTAGTAGTAGTACTTGGGTATTTACACATAATTTGGATGATTTGCCTGTACTAGTACAAGCATACGATTATGGTAACAATCAAATTGTACCATCAAACATAAAATTAAATAATAATAATGTTGTGACGCTCACTTTTCCCGTAAGTGAAAGTGGATGGGCAATTGCAAGTAGAAGTGGTTTGAAAATAAGAAGTGGTTCGTTATTGCAAACCGGTAGCACATACCCCATAACAAGTAGTTGGGCACTTTATACAGCAACAAGTAGTTATATACAAGTAAGCGGTGTAACTTATCCCGTAAGAAGAATTTATAACAATTATACAGTTGTAAGAACCACTGATTATACGATATTATGTGATGCTACAAGCGGATCGTTTAATGTAGTATTACCAAATCCGGTGGGTAATACAAACATATATAATATAAAGAAAATAGATAAGACTGGTCACGATGTACATGTAACTGTAGCAAATGCTTCATATATAGATTATGATGTGACGCAAAGTATTAGTCACAGAGGAACAAATATGATGGTGCAAAGTGATGGAACAAACCAATATTGGATATTATAATTTATGTCATACTTTGAAAAAACAAGAATATTAGCAGCCGATAGTCCAAGTATAGACGCATTCGGTAAATGGCGTGTAAGTCAACCAACTACTCTGTTTGATAGTAAACAAGTAGTAGACAGTGGTAGCTTCTACTTTGATATCAAAACTACAACAGGCGCTACCGTGACATGGAATAGTGGTAGTGCTGATAGTACATTCAAAGTAACTTCAACAAGTGGTAGTAGAGCAATAAAACAAACTAAAAGAATATTTGTATATCAACCGGGAAAATCTCAACAAATTATTTGTACAGGCAAATTCGGTAACAGAGTAGATGGTATAAAGAAAAGTTTTGGTAGTTTTGATGATGATAACGGATACTTTTTCCAAATGAGTGGTAGTAGTTTTGGTGTGGTGCTTAGAAAAACTATCAATGGTGTAAGAACAGATACATTCATAAGTCAAAGTAATTGGAATTTAGATAAAATGAATGGCAGCGGTCCTAGTGCAAATATATTGGATACAAATAAAGCACAAATTTTCATGATGGACTATGAATGGTTGGGTATAGGTAGAATAAGATATGGTGTTGTACAAAAAGGTGCGTTGATATATGTACATGAAATAACAAATTACAATAGTTTAGAAACCGTTTACTTGAGAAATCCTAATTTGCCTGTAAGATATGAAATGAGTACCCACAAAAATACTACAACCGGTAGTTTGATGACGCAAGTTTGTAGTACTGTTATAAGTGAAGGTGGTTTTGATAATACAGGTAAAAGAGTTGTAGTTACTAGTAACAACGGTGCTACAATTGGTGCATCGGAATATGATGCAATATTATTTTTAAGATATAATAGTAGTACATCCAAGTGTGCTCAAATTATACCTGAACAATTGGATTTGTTGATAAAGCCTGGTAACAGTAGTACTTTTGCTGGTAGATGGGAATTGTTAGTAAATCCGACTGTAACAAATGATGTAACATACAATAATGCAAGTGGATCTGTGGTTACGCAAGTTGGTGTGGTTGCAGCCGGTAATGTTATAACGAATCCCGGCACAGTAATAGCTACTGGATATTTTGCGGGTACAGCAGCTAACAGTGTAGCACAAATGATTGTATTGGATCCATATTATGGTTTGGGTAGAAAAATAGATAATACGAGTGATATATTAGCGGTTGGTATAAAAACCATAGATAATACTTACACGGTATATCCATCTTTGATAGTTAGAGAACTAACATAATATTTATATAACAAATGAAGATATATGAACCAACATTATTGGTAAGTAGTACAGCAATAGGTAAAGTTGTTGTAGATAGTTCATTAACATCTTCATATATCAAATTAACAAATCTTGTAACAAATCCATCCAATACAACATATCTTACAATAACCTCTGATGGTACTGTACAAAAAACGGTAGGTGGTGGAGGCGGAGGTGGTTCGGGTACATCTGGTAGTAGTGGAAGTAGTGGTAACACAGGTACTGGTGGAAGTAGTGGTACTAGCGGTCAAACAGGTAGCAGTGGTACAAGTGGTCAAGATGGTTCATCTGGTAGTAGTGGACAAAACGGTTCAAGTGGTACTAGTGGTCAAAATGGTAGTAGTGGGTCTAGTGGTACGAGTGGTTCAAGTGGTACATCCGGTAGTAGTGGTAGTGCCGGTACAAGTGGCGCAACTGGTAGTAGTGGAACAAGTGGTACATCGCCTATATCTGCTACATCTGTTGTTCGTATAGTAGTTGGTGCTAATAGAAGCAATGCCAATGCATTTTATTTTAATGCGTTTACAAGAACATCTGATGCTTCTGCCAGCACTGTTGCTGATTCGGCATTTTTGATTCCCGCATCTGGTTTGTCAACGGTTAATGTTTATATAAGACAAAATGGTGTTGCGAGCAATAGTACTGAAATAGCGGTATATAAATCATCAAATGGATCTGATTTCTCTACCGCAACAATTCAAGGAGTTTCACAAACTAAAACGGTTACACAATATACTGTACAAACCTATACATTTAGTGGTTTAAGTATTAGTGCTAATGATTGTATTTTTATTTATTGTAAACCGGCGACGGGTGGCAGTGATTATTTTGGAATTGTCACGGTTTCTTGAGTATTAATATCGTTAAAATTAATCCATTACAATTGGTTATGTTTATTATAATTATATAGTGTACTTAGCAGTAGTAACTATATGAACATTTACGGCCCAATATTTGTATCCGGATCACTACATCTTTCTAGTAGCTTCTTTAGCAAAAATATAATGTATGCTACTGCTAGTAAAGCAATTACCGCAAGTTTTGCGTTGAATGCTGGTAGTGGTGGTACAAAAATATATACAGGCAGTACTTATCCCATAACAAGTAGTTGGAGTAACAATTCAATTTCAAGCAGTTATTCTTATATTGTTTCAAATTTAAAAGGCGGTAATATTACTGCTAGTGGAGCTATAATCAATGGAAATTTATTTGTAAATGGTACATTGACTTCGGTAAGTGCTAGTTACATATATTTTACAAGCAGTCAGGTTGTAATTGGTGATAACATTATTACACTTAATGCTTATAGTCCATATAAGCGTTATGCTGGTATGGAGATGTATGACAGTGGAAGCAGTGCTAAGAGTAGCATATTATGGGATAGTTTAGGCAATTATTTTTTTATAAGTGGTAGTACCGCAACAAATAGTCAGAACAAGTTGATTTTGGGTCCGGATAATGTTAGTAATTTGACTGTAAATTATATTCCTAAAGCTGTTGCTGGTAATCAAATAAATAATAGCAGTATAAGTGACGATGGTATAGTAGTGACGATTGGTCAGAATACATTAATAAGTGGTTATGTAACGGCGAGCAATGCTCAATTAACATCATTGAGTACGAATGCAACGGGATATTATTTAACTGTAGACGATTCAACCGGTAACATTTATAAGTCTACAGCAACTCCAGCAGGTTCAAGTGGTACGAGTGGTACCAGCGGAAGTTCTGGTTCAAGTGGTACATCAGGATCATCCGGTACGAGTGGATCAAGTGGAACATCGGGATCATCTGGTAGTAGTGGATCAAGCGGTAGTTCCGGTACGAGTGGATCAAGTGGAACATCGGGATCATCTGGTAGTAGTGGATCAAGCGGTAGTTCCGGTACAAGTGGTTCAAGTGGAACATCGGGATCATCTGGTAGTAGTGGATCAAGCGGTAGTTCCGGTACAAGTGGTTCAAGTGGAACATCGGGATCATCTGGTAGTAGTGGTTCATCTGGTAGCAGCGGTGAATCCGGTACGAGTGGATCAAGTGGAACATCGGGATCATCTGGTAGTAGTGGTTCATCTGGTAGCAGCGGTGAATCCGGTACAAGTGGTTCAAGTGGTACATCAGGATCATCCGGTAGTAGTGGATCAAGCGGTGAATCTGGTACAAGTGGTTCAAGTGGTACATCGGGATCATCTGGTAGTAGTGGTTCATCTGGTAGCAGCGGTGAATCCGGTACAAGTGGTTCAAGTGGTACATCAGGATCATCCGGTAGTAGTGGATCAAGTGGTACATCGGGATCATCTGGTAGTAGTGGTTCATCTGGTAGCAGCGGTGAATCCGGTACAAGTGGATCAAGTGGAACATCGGGATCATCTGGTAGTAGTGGATCAAGCGGTAGTTCCGGTACAAGCGGTTCTGCTGGTACAAGTGGTAGTTCCGGTACAAGTGGTTCAAGTGGTACATCAGGATCATCCGGTAGTTCGGGTACATCAGGTTCATCTGGTACAAGTGGTAGTTCCGGTACAAGTGGTTCAAGTGGTACATCAGGATCATCTGGGTCGTCTGGTTCAACTGGTTCATCTGGTAGTTCAGGTACATCAGGTTCAAGTGGAAGTGCTGGTACGAGTGGAGTGAATGGTACATTGGCACTGACTGGATCTACAAATAATGGTGTTGTAACTTACAATGGATTTGGCAGTAGTGCTACTGTAGAGAGTAATTTGACATTTGATGGTACTACATTAACTGTAAATGGTAATTTGAGTGTAACCGGTGCTAGTACAATATTGAGTGCTAGTTATGTTTATATTACCAGCAGCAAAGTTGTAATTGGTGATAATATCATTACACTTAACGCTTTAAGTCCTTATAAGCGTTATGCTGGTATAGAAATGAATGACAGTGGTAGTACGGCTAAAAGTAGCATATTGTGGGACAGTTTTGGTAATTATTTCTTTGTAAGTGGTAGTACCGCAACAAATAGTCAAAATAAACTAATAACCGGTCCAAATAATAATGTTGATTTAACAACCAATTATGTACCAAAAGCAACTGCTGGAAATAAATTGGGTGACAGTGTTATATATGATAACGGCAGTAATGTTGGTATTGGTACAAGTAGTCCTGCTGAATTATTGGATATAGCAGCAAGTGCTGATAATCCTTCTACTGCCGGTCCTAAGATTAATTTTAAGAAAGCAGGTTCAAGCAAAGCTGTAATTGGTGTTGGTGGTAATTATTTAGGCGCCGCTGGTGGAAATACAAATGATTTCGTGATAAGAAATGATGCTGGTAGTATTTTATTTGGATTTAATGGTACTGAAAGAATGCGTATTACTGGCAGCAATGGTAATGTTGGTATTGGCACAACAAGTCCCGGTCAAAAATTACATGTTAACGGTACTTTATTTAGTTCGGTTTATCCATCAAATATACTAAGCGTTGACTCAACAAGTACCGTAGCAACTGATATTGGTGGTGGTATTTCATTTGGCAATTTATATAACGGTGTTGATCTTAATACAGGCGCAATAATACATGGTGGAAAAGAAAACTCAACATCTGGAAATGTAAGTACTTACTTGAGATTTTTTACCCGGGAACATCCATCAAATCCGGCTGAAAAAATGCGTATCAATAGTAGTGGTAATGTAGGTGTAGGAACAACAAACCCTCAAGAGAAATTAGTAATAAGTAATGGTAGTACACAAAATATAGAAATTGGATCAAACTTTATTCAATCTTTTAATAGAGGTGGAAGTCCGGGTTATAATGATTTTTATTCTTATGCTGCCGATTATATTTTTTTAGGTACTAATTTTATAATAAAAGACATTACAGGTGCTACCGAAAAAATGCGGGTTAATAGTGCTGGTAATATAGGTATAGGCACAACAAGTCCTGCTGCTAAATTGGAAGTGGTAGGCAGTACTAGAATAAGAGGCGGAATAGATTCAACTTTTTATAATAGTAATTTAGTTTTATTAGGTGATGCAACTTATGATCCAAAATTAACATTAGGATCAAATACGGGTTATCGTTGGTCTATTCGCAATGCAGATCCAAGTAGCAATGGTGAATTTATAATTCGTTACGAAGAAGGATCTATTAATGCATTAACTATAATTCGTACCGGCAATGTAGGTATAGGCACAACATCGCCTACACAAAAATTAAGTGTAGTTTCTGGTTCAGCATTACTCGCATCAACTGCTTTGGCCGGTGAACTTTATTTTGGAAATGATGCAGCTAATCAATTTATTTATCTAAAGAGAGATAACAGTTATGATCTTACTGTTGCTCAAGATGCATCGTCTAATAATAGTTTGTATCTATCAAGTGCCGGAAATGTTTATGTAAGTATTGATAGTAATGATAATGATACAAATAAAGCATTTATTGTACAAAATAATGCAGTAAAATCTGGTACAGAATTATTCAGAGTACAAGAAAATGGTAATGTAGGTATAGGTACAAGTAGTCCCGTTCAAAAATTTCATATAGACGGGGCTGTTGGAAATCCAGCAACAACGGGTACTTCTCAAAATGGCATAATTAGAATTAGTAATACAAATGATAATGCTGTACTAGATATTGGTATACGAAGCGGTGGCGCCGGTGCGTGGTTACAATCTACCGACGAAACAAGTTTATCTGCTAATTATCCTTTGTTGTTAAATCCTAATGGAGGAAATGTTGGTATAGGCACAACAAGTCCTACTGGCAGACTTGAAGTGAGTGGATCGTCCAATGCTTCAATACTTAAATTATATAGAAATGCTGCTAGTGCAACTACTCCTGTATGTTATGTTGTAGAAGCCAATGGTAGTCCTGGCAAAGCCAATGTAGGATTATTTGAAAGATTAAACAATTTAACCGCTGCAAATGTTTCTGCTTCATCTGCTGGTGTAAGAATAAGAGAACATTCATCAAACTATGCTTTATCTGTTGAAGATCATTCGGGCAACAGTTTATTGGTTGTTAAAGGTAATGGCAGTGTAGGTATTGGCACTAGTGCTCCTGGCTACAGATTACAAGTGAGTGGTAGTTTTGGTGCTACGACGAAGAGTTTCGTGATTAAGCATCCTGATCCTGCTAAGAGTGTCAAGTGGCTTGTACATGGTGTAACTGAGTCGCCTGAGCATACAGTATTTGTGCGTGGTAAATTAGAAAATAATAATGTTATAGAACTACCTGATTATTGGCCTTATTTAGTACATAGTGATACTATAACAGTGACATTGACGCCAATAAAATCTTATCAAGAACTTTATGTAGAAAATATAAGTGATAATACTATCTTAATAAATAATAACAATAATACCCCAATAAATTGTTACTATTATGTAGTCGCTGAAAGAAAAGATATACCTAAACTTGTACCCGAATTATAAAATATTTATAATATATGCCAAATGATATCGTAATAACGCCCGGAAGTAAACTAATAACATTCCAAGACGGTAGCAATACCCAACAAAGATTGATGCTAACAGGCAGCAATCTAACTTATACAGGTACTCTCAAAGCTGCCAGCTTCACTGGCAGTTTAAGCGGTAGTGTCAAAAATATTTCCGGTACCACAAATTATGTTCCCAAATTCACTTCTACCTCAAATTTAGGTAATAGTGTAATTTATGACAACAGTGGTAATATCGGTATAGGCACAACAAGTCCTGCTTACAAATTAGAAGTAGTGGCTTCATCTACAAGTGACGGATTTAGGATACTAGGAAGTGGTATTAGTCAATTTGTTTTGACAGGCGATGGTGTAATGTATTGGGGATCGGGTGCAAATTATGGTTATTTAACATGGGATACTAATGTAGCAATTGTAGGCGGTTTGTCTAGTAAATCTTTGGCTTTTCAAACAAATGCAACTGAAAAAGCTAGAATTGATACAAATGGTAATGTAGGTATAGGCACAAGTAGTCCCGCTGCTAAATTGGAAGTAAGTTCAGGAGAAGTACGAATAAGTTCTGCAGCTGCTTACATTACACATTTAAATTATTTAAATGCTGGTTCAAATTATATAACCACAGCCAATGACGGAGCAACAATTTTCAGAGGAAGTAGTAATAATGTTACCGTAATGACCGTTTTAGGTGGTGGCAATGTAGGTATAGGCACAAGTAGTCCCATAGCTAAATTGCACATTACTGGATCAGCTACAGTACCCGCAGCATTATTTATGGGTAATATAGGTGTAGGTACAACATCACTTATATATCCCGTAAGTAATCGTGCTTTGATTGAAATGTATGGTCCTAGTGATGCTATATGCGCTTTAAGAAATAGTAACGGTAATTCTTATATACAAAAATATAGCACAGATTTTTATTTAGTAAATAATGATACAGGTTTTATATCAATTCAAACAAATTTATCAGAAAGAGTTCGTATAAAAAGTGATGGTAATGTAGGTATAGGCACAACAAGTCCTGAATGTATTTTGGATGTAGTAGGTGCAACTGGAAAAACTTATTCATCCACAAACGCTGGTACATTGGTATTGAGAGATACAGCAAATGCTACTACAAATGTTGGTGGTGCAATACTGTTCAAGGGATACAAAACTTCTAATAGTGCTGTAGCACATTTCGTTGCAATTGATGGTGTAAAAGAAAATAGTACGGCAGGTGACGAAAGTGGCACATTTAGAATACATACAGCAAATTCATCGGGAACATTTAGTGAAAAGTTACGCGTTACTAGTGGTGGTAATGTTGGTATAGGTACAACAAGTCCTGCTACAAAATTAGATTTAAAAGGTAATTTGTTCGTTGCAAATGCTGCTAATGGTAACAATACTATAGCATTTGGTAATATTGGTACACTGGGACCATTAAATGGCGCGCCAAATAATTTGACTGGAAGTGCCTTTTTGGTAGTAAGTTCATCTACTGCAAGTGGTGCACCAAGTCATATGAAGTTTTACACTACATCCGGTGGAACTTGTAGTGAAAGGTTAAGAATTGCTGCTGATGGCAATGTAGGTATAGGTACAACAGGTCCTGCTGCTAAATTAAATGTATATACGGGAACTGTAATAAGTGATTTATTTGCTTTGACTGTAGAAGATAATACTAGCTATATCAGATATATACCATCAATCGGAGGTGGTTCTTATAATGCAGCGTCAGTTGCTGGTGGATCGGCATTAATCACAACTCTAGGCAGAGAATTTTGGATAGGACAACATGATGGTGCAGCAATTAGGTTTGCGAGTGATGAAACTCTATACATTTATAATGGAAGTGGTAATATTAATTTAACATCAACAACAGGCGGTAATATAGGTATAGGTACAACAAGTCCAACTATAGCTGGTGGTGGTCTTCAAATATATGGTGCTGGTCAAAAAGCTATACGAATATCTGGTAATAGTAGTAATTCTTATTCTGTTGAAATGGGTTCTGATACTACCAAGATGTCATATATACAAACGATTGGTAGTGCTGATAGAGGATTAAATTTCTATACTGGTAATGCGAGTACTATAGTAATGACTCTTACAGGTAGTAGTGTTGGTATAGGCACAACAAGTCCGAGTGCTAAATTACATATAGTTCAATCAAATTCCGGTGGAGTAGCTGCAATAAAATTATCAGAAGACGAAAGTACAATTCAAGGGCCCGTCACAAATACTCAAATTAGAATGGGTAATAATTTGGTATTAAACGCTTCAAACATTATGACGATGGGAACTAATGGTACTGAAAAAATGAGGGTTGCCAGTGATGGTAATGTTGGTATAGGTACAAGTAGTCCAAGTACTTTACTTCAAGTTGTAGGTACTGGTGCGGGATCTGTAGGTACAATTAACATAAAGGGTGTAAATGCTCATTTAGGTTTAATGAATGCATCCGGTACATTTAAAGGGTGGTATGGATATTATAATAGTGTTAATCATGGATCTGATAACGATTTGAATATAAAAACCGGTTATGGTGGAACAAGTAATATAAGATTTTCTGCCGACGCTGAAACAACCGCAGCGATGTTATATATTAAAAGTGATGGTAATATAGGTATAGGAACAACAAGTCCAAAAAACAAATTACATGTTGCTGGATTGATGACTTTAGATTCAACAATTATTTATAGTAAAGTCAATACTGTAACTACAAATAATCCTATAAGAATAACTATACCGTTTACAAAAGCAGGTGCCGGTGCTGATTTTATTGTTAAAGTAAAAGCCATAGCAATGGCAGATAATGCTTCGGGTGTAAATTATTTAGATTATGTTGGATATTCAGGTTATACATATAATTTTAATACTAATTTAACAACCGTTGAAAAAGTTGGTAATGTCGTTGTAAATTCGTATGTATCTGCTTCTAGTGCAACTGCTGGAAATCTTTATATTGAACTAAATGGTGATGATGGTTATTTGCAAGATAGCAATTGGACTATACAAACCGATGTTTTTGGTAATAGCCGGTATTCTACATTTGATAGTGGATCTATTACAACATTTGCAACAAGTATATCCGAAGATAGTTTACAAACATCATTTAATAAAGTGTTTGGTGGTAATGTAGGTATAGGTACAAGTAGTCCTGATATTTTTGCTAGAAATTACGGTAAAGTTTTAGGTATATCAGGTTCAAGTGCCGGTATTGAAATCAATTCAAACACAGGTCAAAGTCCTTATTTTGATATGGGTGTATCTGGTACGAGAATTGGTAGTATATTAGCTTCATCAACAACATTTGAAGTGGGTACAATAGGAGCTAATCCATTACATCTATATACTAACAATTCTTATAAATTGTCTATAATTAGCAATGGTAATGTAGGTATAGGAACGACGAGTCCTGCTTATCCATTAGAAGTGAATGGTAGTTTATATGCTACTAGAGTATCTGGTAGTAACATGTTTACAACCAATGGTAAAGGCAGATTCTTTGGTACCGCTTCATACGCACTCGCTAGCGCAGGCGGTGGTGGAAGTGGTACAGTATCAGGTACAACCAACTATGTCGCTAAATTTACAAGTACAACAGCTGTAGGTAATAGTATTATATTTGAAACCGGAAGTAAAATTGGTATAGGTACAACAAATCCATCATCTAAATTAGAAGTAAGCGGTTCACTTACAGATTATGCAACATTCAATAGAAGAACAGGTAACTATACAATGTCACTTTCAGATGCAAGTAAACTTATTGAAATGAATGTAGCTACAGCTAATACGGTGAATGTACCCACAAATGCACAAGTAGCATTCAAAGTAGGTACCAAAGTAGATATTGTACAATATGGTGCAGGTCAAACCACAATAACAGGTAGTTCAGGTGGCGGTGTTCAATTAAGAACAGCAAACAACTGGTATAAAATAAATGCTAGATATGGTGTAGCAAGTTTGGTTAAAGTAGGTACCAATGAATGGTATATGTTTGGTAACTTAAGCGCGTAAATTTTATGTATAGAGGAGCAACAGCAAGTGGTATACAAATAGTAACAAGTGGATTGTTGATTAACTATGATGCTGCACAATTAAGATCTTATGCACAAGGTGGTGCAACAACTTGGACAGATTTAAGTGGTAAAAGTAACAATGGAACTTTGACTAACGGTCCATCGTTTAATGCAAGTAACGGTGGCGGTATAGTTTTTGATGGTACTAATGATTATATAAGTGTTGGTACAGTTAGTTCTAATAATTTAAATCTTAATGGTTTTAGTTGTTGTGTTTGGTTAAACATGTCGTATGCTTTGGGAAGCATTCCTTTTTTTGCTATTTGTGATGCAAGCGGAAATCCAATTGTTCCTTATTTTCAATTCAATAATGGTGGTGGAACACAAAAACTTGAATTTGCCGCAAAAACTGCTGGTGGTACTTTTTATCAACTATTTGGAACAACAAGTATTAATTTTGGTACAAATGTTATGGTTTCAGCTACATTTAATAATACAACAACTGCGACTGCTAAAATATATATTAACAATAATTTAGAAAATTCAGCTACTTTTTTTAATGGAACAATGTTGAATGTTAATGGACAACAAATGCGTCTAGCATTTGGAACGTCTGGACAAGTTTATTTCAAAGGTACTATTTATTCGTTTCAACTATATAATAGAGAATTAACATCGACAGAAATTTCACAAAATTATTCCGCGGTTAAAACTAGATTTGGATTGTAATAATAAATGAATTGTTATAAAGAATATCAATAATAAGATTGGTTATTGAATATTTATAGTTACTATTTATATAACAGATGAAAATAGACTCACCGCAAATATTAAATCCAACAGTCACAGGATCACTTTTTTTATCCGGATCATTGAATGTATTGTTGGGAGTTACATCTTCCCGTGTTAAATTAACCAATATACCCACAGTTTCTTCAAATACAGAGTTTTTAACACTGGACGGTAATAATAATGTAGGTAAAAGAACAATAGGCGGTACCTTATATACAGGTAGTACATATCCAATTACAGCGAGTTGGGCTATATATGCTTTAAATGGTGGAACTACATTAAATACTGGTAGCTTGTATCCCATAACAAGTAGTTGGGCACTTACAGCAAGTTATGCATTAAATGCTAGTAGTGGTGGTACAACACTCACTACGGGTAGCACTTACCCTATAACAAGTAGTTGGGCACTATTCACATATTCATCAAGTTACGCAACCAATTTCGGTAATAGTATCGTACAAAGTTTTACAAATCAAAGTGTATGGAACTTTACACATAGTTTAGGTGCAAAAGAAGTAATTGTACAAGCATTCAATACTTCAGATCAATATATCTTACCATCTACAACCACATTATTAGATAATAACCACGCAAGATTTACATTCATAAGTCCTATAAGTGGATACGCATTAGCCACAAGAGGTGGTTTAAGACAAGTTACAGGTAGTAATGGTACCAGCGGTACATCGGGTGAAAATGGTAGTAGTGGTAGTAGTGGTGAAAGTGGTACAAGTGGAAGTAGTGGTTCTTCCGGATCAAGTGGAACATCCGGTTCTAGTGGTTCAAGTGGTACATCAGGCAGCAGTGGTGAAAATGGTACTAGTGGTAGTAGTGGATCAAGTGGTACATCCGGATCAAGTGGAAGTAGTGGTTCTTCCGGATCAAGTGGAACATCCGGATCAAGTGGAACAAGTGGTGAAAATGGATCATCTGGCAGCAGTGGTACAAGTGGTAGTTCCGGTAGCAGTGGATCATCTGGTAGCAGTGGTTCATCTGGATCTTCCGGTACAAGCGGAACATCTGGTTCAAGTGGAACAAGTGGTGAAAATGGATCATCTGGTAGCAGCGGTACAAGTGGTAGTAGTGGTACGAGTGGTACAAGTGGTAGTAGTGGTACGAGTGGTTCATCCGGATCGTCGGGTACTAGTGGAAGTTCAGGTACATCTGGCAGCAGCGGTACAAGTGGTTCATCTGGTACAAGCGGATCTTCCGGATCATCAGGTACAAGTGGTTCATCCGGATCATCAGGTACGAGTGGAAGTTCAGGTACATCTGGCAGCAGCGGTACAAGTGGATCTTCCGGATCATCAGGTACAAGCGGTTCATCTGGTAGTTCAGGTACATCTGGCAGTGCTGGTACGAGTGGTACAAGTGTAGCTGTAAGTGGTACAACCAATACAATTGTTAAATTTACAAGTAGTACTACTATAGGTGATACTGTAACGCCTATATTTGAAAGTGGTAGTAGAATTGGTATTGGTACTACATCTCCAGCAGCAATTTTCCATGTTAGTGGTAGCAGTGCAACTAGCATAATTGATGGTGTAAGAATCGGTAGAGGTGGTGGTGATATAGTTACTAATACAGTTGTAGGTAATAGTGCATTTATAAATAATACAACTGGTTATAAAAACAGTGCATTTGGTGATTTAGCATTAGCCAGCAATACTAGTGGTAGAAATAATTGTGCTTTTGGATTTAGTGCTTTAAATAGAAATCTTATTGGCCTAAACAACAATGCATTTGGTGTAAGTGCTTTGTATAGCAATCAAAGCGATCATAATAATGCATTTGGTTATTATGCTTTACAATATAATTCATCCGGTCAAAAAAATAATGCATTTGGTAATTTTACTTTAAATAACAATCAAAATGGCGAACATAATAATGCGTTTGGATTTAGTGCTATAAAAGGTGGGGCTGGTAACATTAAAAATAACGCATTTGGCAATTATGCGTTATATGGCGGTGGTGGTACTGGCAATAATGTTTTTGGATATAAGGCTTTATCCACGGGTGGTAATGGTAATTATAATAATGCATTTGGTTACAGAGCACTATCATATACTATTGGTAACAATAATAATGGATTTGGATTTAAAGCTCTCTATAATAATACAACAGACAATAATAATGCTTTCGGTTATTCGGCATTAGCGAACAATACAACTGGTACATTTAATAGTGCATTTGGTCATAGAGCATTAAATAATAATACATTTGGTAATTATAATAGTGCATTTGGTCATAATGCATTAATAAGCAATACAACGGGTATAAGAAATAGCGCTTTTGGCGCATATGCATTAAGCAAAAATACTTCCGGTACTTTAAATACAGCTTTTGGATCTGCAGCTTTAACCGAAAATTTAATCGGTAGTAACAACAACGCATTCGGTAGAAATGCTTTGAGAAATAATACTACAAATAACAACAATGCTTTCGGATATCAATCTTTAACTGCTAATACAACCGGCGTAAATAACAGTGCATTTGGTCATCAAACACTAGCAAGTAATACAACCGGGTTTAGAAACAGTGCATTTGGACATGTTGCATTAGCAAGTAATACAACCGGTTATGGTAACAGTGCATTTGGTTACAGAGCGTTTCAAAGAAGAAGCGGTGGACTCAATAATAGTGCTTTTGGTGCATTTGCGATGTATCAATCAGGAAGTGTTAACAATATTTGCGCATTTGGTTATGGATCTTTGAAAAATATCAACGCGGGTTCAAATAATGCTTTCGGATTTAGAACACTGTATAATAATACAGCGGGTGCAGCTAACAACGCATTTGGTACAGAAGCTTTAAGAGGTTCTGCTCTAGGCGCAGCTACAGGTGGAAATAATAATGCATTTGGTTTTAGAGCATTGTATACAAATAGTACGGGTGCTAAAAACAATGCATTTGGTTCAAGTGTTTTAAGAAATAATACTACCGGTGCAAATAATAATGCTTTCGGTTATTATGCTTTAAGAAGTAATACATCGGGTGTAAATAACGCCGCATTCGGTCATCAAACATTACAGCTTAACACAATAGGTAGTAATAACAACGCTTTTGGATTAAAAGCTCTGTATAATAACACCACAAACAATAACAATTCATTTGGTTATTTAGCATTAGCAAGCAATACAACCGGAACAAATAATAGTGCTTTCGGTCATACCACTTTACAAAACAATACAATAGGTTCAAAAAATAGTGCTTTCGGTAGAGAAGCTTTGTTTAGTCAAACTACAGGTGCTGACAACAGTTCATTTGGTGCTTATTCATTAAGAAGTACTACAACTGGTTTGGAAAATACCGCGGTAGGTCAATCATCTGGTTATGATGTAACAACTGGTAGAACAAATACAATACTCGGATTTAATACAGGTAGAGGAATTACCACGGGTAATTATAATACAATTCTCGGTGCGAATGTAACAAGTTTAAGTGCAACATTAGCTAACAACATCATACTTGCCGACGGTCAAGGTAATAGAAGAGTTAATGTTGATAGTAACGGTAATGTTGGTATAGGTACAACAAGTCCATCATTTAGATTACAAGTAAGTGGTAGTATTGCTCCTGTAGGTGATGGTGTATATGCTTTAGGTGGTCCAAGCAATAGATTTAGTGATATATATGTCGTACAAACCACTGTAGGTGGTATATTAGAAGCTAATTTAAGAACTAGAGATTTAGCTCAATTGGCTACCGGTACAATTGTTGTATGGAAGTACAATGGATGTGCGCCTTGTGAAATTGATGAAGATGAATTGGTAATGGGTGTAGCTAAAAATGGTAGAGATGAACCTATCGTATTGGGTGCTGAACCTATATTAGTAACTGGCAAGGTAGAAATAGGTGATTATATAGTTACCAGCAAGAAAAAGGGTCATGGTAAGGCTGTAAAACGAGGATCTATATTCAAGAAGGATTTATTTGGTAAAGTTATAGCTCAAGCGTTGGAAGCTGGTGAAGGTGAAAGTTATATTATAAAAGCGATGATAAGAAAAATGTAGTTAATATTTATAATTGACTACATTTATGGCTAAAATTCAAATAAAAAATAGCTTTATAACAAGCAGCGGTAATATCACTGTAAGCAGTAGCTTTGTAAGGTTTGAGAACAGTGTAGAAGCGAAAAGTTTTACGGGAAGCTTCAGTGGTAGTATAGTAACCACAAATATAGCGGGTACAACAAATTATATTCCTAAGTTTACGGCTGCCAATTCTATTGGCAATAGCGTAATGTATGAAACCGGTGGTAATATCGGCATAGGTACAACAAGTCCCGGTTCTAAATTATCAGTACAAGGAAATTTATATGTAAGTCAATCTGCTGTAATTCAAGGTATAGGAGTTGGTAGAGGTGGTGGTGTTGTAATAAGCAATACTGCTGTAGGCGCTGGTGCTTTAAATTTTAATACAGGTGGTACATTAAATACAGCATTTGGTAGAGGCACTCTATACAACAATACAACTGGTAATAGTAATAGTGCTTTCGGTAGTTATGCAATGTATAACAATACTACAGGTTATGCAAATACCGCAGTTGGTAGACAAGCATTAAGTGGTAATACTACAGGTTATGCAAATACTGCTGTGGGACATCAAAGTTTGATAACAAATACATCTGGTATTTTAAATTCAGCATTTGGATCCGCAGCATTAGCAAGTTCCAATGCAAATTTTAACAACGCTTTCGGTGCTTATGCATTAAAAGTAAATGTAACTGGAGTAAACAATAACGCATTCGGAGTTGATACATTACAAGCTAATTTAGGAGGTAATAATAACAACGCATTTGGGCACGGTGCTTTACTAAACAACACTACAAATGCTAATAATGCTTTCGGTTATCTAGCGTTAGCAAGCAATACAACTGGAATAAGCAACAGTGCATTTGGCCACAAAACATTACTAAATAATACGATTGGTCAAGGTAATAGCGCTTTTGGTTATATAGCTTTAGCAAGCAATACAACTGGTAATGTTAATAGTGCATTTGGCGTTGGTGCTTTAAGAAGAAATACGAGTGGCGTTAGAAATAATGCATTTGGTGGAAATGCTTTACAATATAATTTAATTGGTAATAGAAACAATGCATTTGGATTTTACGCTTTAAGTAAACACACAGGTGACAGTAATAATGCTTTCGGTTATTTAGCACTAGCAAGTAATACAACAGGCGCAGTTAATTCTGCATTTGGCCATCAAACATTATATCAAAATACAAGTGGTACTTTCAATAGCGGATTCGGTTATTTCGCATTAAGACTCAATCGTACAGGCGGTTCAAATACAGCATTTGGTGCAAAATCATTAACTAAAAATGTATCGGGGTTTCGTAATAACGCATTCGGTATTTATGCTTTGTATAATAATCTTACAAATAATAATAGTGCTTTTGGTAGTTATGCTTTAGCAAGTAATACAACAGGTGTAGCTAATAGTGCATTTGGTCTTCAAGCATTGAAGAATAATACAATAGGTAATTTTAACAGTGCATTCGGTTATCTTGCTCTAGCAAGCAATACAACTGGTATATCTAACAATGCTTTCGGTAATCAATCACTGAAGAATAATACAAGTGGTAATTATAACAATGCATTTGGTAATTTAGCTCTTACAAGTAATATTTCGGGTTATAAAAATAATGCATTTGGATACGGCGCTTTAAATAATAATACAATAGGTAATAATAATAATGCATTTGGTTATTATGCTTTAAATAAAAATACAACAGGTGGTGGTAATAGTGCGTTTGGTTATAAATCGTTAATGTTTAATACGATTGGTACAAATAATAGTGCGTTTGGTAATAATGCTTTAAATAAAAATACTACAGGAGCGTCAAATACAGCTGTTGGTGTAGGTTCTTTATATTCTAATACATCAGGTATTAACAATGTTTCTGTTGGTGTTGGTGCTTTAGGATTGGGTACGCCTGTTAATAGAAATAATGCATTCGGTTTTTATGCTTTAAGAAATAATTCAACTAGTAACAATAATGCTTTTGGCTATTTGGCTTTAGCAAGCAATACAACTGGTGCACAAAACAGTGCTTTCGGTCATCAAGCATTAAGAGCAAATACTATCAGTGGTAGTAATAGCGCTTTCGGTTATAAATCACTTTATACGAACAAAGGAGATTCTAATAGCGCATTCGGCAATCAATCGTTAAAAAATAATACTACAGGCAGAGCTAATGTCGCATTTGGGAGCACTACTTTATATAAAAATACATTCGGCAAATATAATGTAGCAATAGGAAGTGCAGCTTTATTTAACAATACAACCGGAGGGCGAAATACTGCTGTAGGATTAAATGCATTATTTAGTAACACAACCGGTGTATTAAATAATGCATTTGGAATGCAATCTCTAAATAATAATTTAGTTGGTGACAATAATAATGCATTCGGTTATCAAACTCTTTTAAATAATACAACAAGTGGTAATAACGCTTTCGGTAATTTTGCATTAGCAAGTAACACAACCGGACATAGAAACAGTGCATTTGGTCATAGAGCGTTACAAGCTAATACAATTAGTAGCAGTAACAGTGCATTTGGTTATAAAGCACTATATACAAATAGAGGTAAACAAAACAGTGCATTCGGTGACATAGCTTTAGCTAGTAATACTACCGGTAATTTTAACAGTGCATTTGGTCAAGCGGCTTTAATGTTTAATACATTCGGTAATTATAATGTTGCTGTAGGTCTTCAAGCATTACAACAAAATTCAACGGGAACAAATAATACAGCATTAGGTACAAACGCTTTAGTATTTAATACAAGTGGTATTAGAAATGTTGCTGTAGGAAGAAGTGCTTTAACTAATAATACAATTGGTAATAATAATAACGCTGTAGGCTTTCAAGCATTATATAATAATACAACGAGTAATAATAACGCGTTTGGTTATATGGCTCTCCGAAGCAATACAACCGGAACTAAAAATAGTGCATTTGGTCACAGAGCACTTAATGCAAATACAATCAGTGGCAGTAACAGTGCTTTCGGTTATTTAGCACTTTATACAAATAGAGGATATAGTAACAGTGCATTTGGTAGTTTAGCATTAGCAAATAATATAACCGGATATGAAAATGCTGCATTTGGATATTTAGCATTACAACTTAATACAACCGGATATTGGAACAGTGCATTTGGAAGTCATGCTTTAAGACTAAATACATCGGGTAACAACAATATCGCATTTGGACGAGGAGCTTTATATGCAAATACCATTGGTATAAAAAATACAGCTCTAGGCAATTTCGCTTTGGTAACAAATACAGTTGGTAATGGCAACACAGCAGTTGGTTCACAAACTTTAGTAAATAATGTATCGGGTAATAATAACAATGCCTTTGGATTTTATGCTTTAGTAGCTAATACAACCAACAACAATAATGCTTTTGGTTATAAGTCATTAACAAATAATACAACAGGTCATGGTAACAGTGCTTTCGGTCACTTGTCATTAGCAAGTAATACAACTGGTAATGTTAATAGTGCTTTCGGTCATAAAGCATTGCAAAACAATACAATTGGTTTTGGAAATAATGCTTTCGGTTATTTAGCTTTAGCAAGTAATACCACGGGTATAGTCAATAACGCATTTGGTAATTCAGCACTTAGAAATAGTACAAGTGGTGTACAAAATGCAGCGTTCGGTCATTATGCACTGTATAAAAATACTGTAGGTAGTAATAATAATGCTTTCGGAATAAATGCATTACAAAGTAATACGATAGGTGCGAGAAATAATGCGTTTGGTGTAAATACATTAAGATTTAATACAACCGGTGTAAATAACAGTGGATTTGGTTATAGAACATTATATAGTGTTACTATTGGTAACAATAACAATGCATTTGGTTATAGAGCCGGTCATAATATTGTTGACGCTGCTAATAATAATGCTTTTGGTACATTAGCATTAGCATCAAATCAAACCGGTGGTAGTAACAATGCTTTTGGTAGAAATGCTTTACAAGCAAATACCACAAACAATAATAATGCTTTCGGATTTTATGCTTTAGCAAGCAATACAACTGGTACTGCTAATAGTGCTTTTGGTCATCAAGCATTACAAAATAATACAACCGGTGTACAAAATAGTGCATTTGGTTATCAATCTCTAGCAAGTAATACAATCGGTGTTAGAAATAATGCTTTTGGTGATAGAGCTTTAGTAAATAATACAACGGGTACAAGAAATAACGCGTTTGGTACACAAGCTTTAACAAATAATACAAGTGGTCAATATAATAATGCATTTGGCAATGGTGCTTTAAATAGTAATAGTATAGGTAACAATAACAACGCATTTGGTAATGTAGCTTTACAAAATAATACTACGAATAATAATAATGCGTTTGGTGCTTATGCTTTGAGAAGTAATACAACAGGATATCGTAACAGCGCTTTTGGTCATAGAGCATTACAAGCTAATACAATAAGCAGTAGTAACAGTGCATTCGGTTATGGAGCACTATATACGAATATAGCGGGAGGAAATAGTGCATTCGGTGCATTTGCTTTAAGATCAAATACAACCGGTACACAAAACAATGCATTTGGTTATGCCGCATTAAGAAATAATACGATCGGAAGAAACAACAATGCATTTGGTAATGGTGTTTTACAAAATAATACTACTGGTATACTAAACAACGGATTTGGTAATGGTGCTTTACAAAACAATACAATTGGTGACAGCAACAATGCTTTTGGTGATTGGGCTTTGAGAGATAATATTTCCGGTATAAATAACAATGGATTTGGCAGAAGAGCTTTAACAGATAATACAATTGGTAGTAATAATAACGCATTTGGTAGAAGTGCTTTAAGTAGTAATACGACAAATGCTAACAATGCATTTGGTAGTTATGCTCTAGCAAGCAATACTACTGGTGTACAAAACAGTGCCTTTGGTCATTTAACATTACAAAATAATACGACTGGTGCTGGTAATAGTGCTTTTGGTTATAAAGCTTTAATAAGCAATACTACTGGTAATAATAACAATGCATTTGGTATATTAGCATTAGCAAGCAACACATTTGGTTATCAAAATAATGCATTTGGCGTAGCTGCTTTAAGATTTAATACAACTGGTCGTAATAATATTGCAATAGGTAGATCGGCTTTACAAAATAATACTGTAGGTAATAATAATAATGCTGTTGGTACCGCTGCTTTATATAACAATACTACAAGCAATAATAACGCATTCGGTTACTACGCGTTAAAAAATAATACTACCGGTCAAAGAAATAGTGCATTTGGACATAGAGCACTTAACGCGAATACAATAAGCAGTAGTAACAGTGCTTTCGGTTATAAAGCACTCTATACTAATACAGCTGCAAATAATAGTGCATTTGGTAGTTTTGCATTAGCAAGTAATACAAGTGGTAGATATAATACAGCATTTGGTAATTATGCGTTACAAGACAATACAATCGGTACCCGAAATAGTGCATTTGGTTATGCCGCTTTAACAAATAATACGGCGGGTGTAAGAAACAATGCTTTTGGTTTAGCTGCTTTAAGAGATAACACGATTGGTTCTAGAAACAACGCATTCGGCGAGTTGAGTCTTGTTGTAAATACAACGGGTGATAACAATAACGCATTTGGTTATAAAGCTTTAGGTAGTAATACTACAGGTACACAAAATAATGCGTTCGGTCACTTAGCATTAACAAGTAATCAAATCGGTGTAAGAAATAATGCGTTTGGTCATCAAGCATTATATAATAACACCACAAACAATAATAACGCATTTGGTTATAGAGCATTAGCAAGCAATACAACTGGTACTGCTAATAGTGCATTTGGTCATCAAGCATTACAAAATAATATAACCGGAGATAATAATAGTGCATTTGGTCACAGAGCGTTAGCAAGTAACACGACTGGTAGGTATAATACTGCTTTCGGTGCTTATGCTTTAAATAAACACACATCCGGATTATATAATATTGCTATAGGTGGAGCATCACAATTTGATAATTTAACGGGTAATAATAATAATTCAATAGGCTTATCTGCTCTCAGATTAAATACTGCTGGAAATAATAATAATGCATTTGGTATGTATGCTCTCAGAGCAAATACCACTAACAATAACAATGCTTTCGGTTACTTTGCTCTAGCAAGCAATACAACTGGTTATAAAAACAGTGCATTTGGTCATCAAGCATTAGCAAGTAATACAATAGGTAATTTTAACAGTGCTTTTGGTTATCAATCATTAAAAGTTAATACAACAGGTGTAAGAAACAATGCATTTGGTAACAGTGCTCTTCTTAATAATACAACAGGTGTTGACAACAATGCATTTGGTCATTACGCTTCTATATTTAATACAAGTGGTACAAGAAATAGTGCATTTGGTACAAACGCTTTAAGAGCAAATTTAGTCGGTAATTTTAACAGTGCATTTGGTTATGAAGCATTAAAGAATAATACTACAAATAATAATAATGCTTTCGGTTATAGAGCATTAGCAAGTAATACAACTGGTATAAATTCAGCGTTTGGTCATCTAGCATTAAAGAACAATACAATTGGAACCAGAAACAGTGCGTTTGGATATGGTAGTTTAATTGCTAATATAACGGGTAATATTAATAGTGCTTTTGGTCATTTAGCACTTGCAAGTAATGTATTAGGATCAAGTAATAATGGTTTTGGAAGACTGTCTGGATTTAAAAATATAAGTGGAAGTGCTAATAATTCATTTGGTTATAAAGCGCTTTATAATAACATAACAAATAATAATAATGCTTTCGGTAATTATGCTTTAGCAAGTAATACAACTGGAAATAGAAATAGTGCATTTGGAAATCAAGCACTCTACCAAAATACAAGTGGTAGATTAAACAGTGCATTTGGTTATTTCGCATTGAGATTAAATAAAACGGGTGGTGCTAATACAGCATTTGGTAATAAAGCGTTAAATAATAACTCATCCGGCAATCGTAGTAATGCTTTTGGTGCCTATGCATTACTAAATAATACTACCAATAACAATAATGCTTTCGGTTATTTAGCGTTAGCAAGTAATACAACGGGTATACAAAATAGTGCTTTCGGACATCAAGCATTACAAGCTAATACAATTGGTATTGCTAATAGTGCATTTGGATATAATTCTTTAGTAAATAATACGACCGGTAATGATAACAACGCATTCGGTTACGGCGCTTTAGGTACATTAACAAGTGGTCAACGAAATATAGCTGTAGGCGTTGATGCTGGTGATAATATAACGACAGGCAACAGTAATATAATAATAGGACACAATATTGACGCAGGAAAACCTGCTGGTAGTAATCAATTAAATATAGCTAACTTGATATTCGCAAGTGGTAGTGCCTTTGGTCAAGGATTGCAACATAGTACCGGTAGCTTCGTAGGTATAGGCGTATCCGGTAGCTTATCCGCTAAATTACAAGTATATAGAAGCGGTAGTAATTTAAGCGTATTAAGAACAGATGGTGGTACAGGTACACTCTTCAATGTTACAGATACATTGTCAGGTTCACTATTCACTGTAAATGATGTAAGTGGTCTGCCTGTAGTAGATGTTTGGAGTGATGATAGAATATTCATGGGTAAATACAATGCCAATGACTTCGTTATAAGCGGTAGTAGAGTAGGTATAGGTACAAATAAACCATCACAAAAATTGCAAGTATCGGGTAGTATGAGACTAAACGGTGCTTATTATGATGGTAATAATAGTGCTGGTACAAGTGGTAGTGTACTTTATACAACAGGCACAAAAACTGTATGGAAAACTGTTCCAAATAGTTCAAACATTTGGATAGGTGCAGGCGAAATGATTCCAAGATCATTCAGTGGGTCCGGTGTAAATAGCACAGAATTAACAGGCAGTGCTAGAGTAAATTATGATACTCTAGATTTTGACGCAGGTATAATTGAATATGTACAAGTAATGCGAGTACTTCCAAATAATTGGAATGGTTCCAGTACAGTAACAGGCAAATTCTATTGGTCAGCCAACGGTGGTTCAGGCGCAGTTGTTTGGGGATTAAGAGGTAGAATCTATTCGGATGATGATACACTTAATTCTACAGGCAATCTGGGTACAGGTCAAACAGCTACAGATACATTGCTTAAAGCATATGATATGCACATAAGTCCGGCAACAAGTGCAATTACAATAAGCGGTTCATTGGCTAATAGTAAACCAATTATATTTGAAATTTATAGAGATGCGACGAATGCAAGTGATACTTTAGCTGTAGACGCTAGATTATTAGGCGTAGAAATAACTTATACAACAGCGTAATAATATATGCATAGAAGAAATAGACATTTAAACGCAAAATCTTCAGGTGCTATTATAGTTCTAGATTCAAGATTTATAACCGGAGTAAGTAATGGTAGTGCTTTAACAACATGGTCAAATAGAGCTACAACAACTGATTTTACCGAAGCAACAGTTAGACCAACATATTATAGTAGACTTATTAACGGAAATCCAGCGGTAGATTTTAATGGTACTAACACTATTTTAACAAGTACTAGTGGAATAACTACAACTGCTGATCAATCATATGTTATAGTTGGTAAATTAAATAGATCTCCAAATTATGTACATATTACTATTGATGTAATCATAGCAACTGATGGTTTTGTTACTAGATTTCCTCGTCAGGGATTTTTATCTTATTATACAAATACATTTCTCACAACAACTCAACCATTTGCTGCAATAGAAATGCAAGACTCCTCATCAAATAACGTAACTGATGTTAACATAAATGGTAGATATACAGGTGTAACTGCCGGTAACATATCGGTTGGCGTTCCAAATATTTTGTCATCAACAATAAGGAATGGTAACGCTGGTACAAATTTAACACATAGACTAGGATGGCATGGCACGGGTCAAAATTGGTATGGAATGGTAAGTATTTGTTATATTGCTGTATTTGGATCTATTTCCGTTGATTTAAGAAAACGATATGAAAAGTCGGCAGCTTTTACTTTTAAAATTGCTTGTTCTTGAAAAATAATATTTAAATAAAGATATGATTACATTTTTAACATACGATTGTCAATTAAGAACTGAAACTGATCCTGCCGTTATAGAAACATTGACAAGAAAAGGTTGGGTAGAAACTCCACAACCACAATACGATCCAGCAACACAGAATTGTATATGGCAAGATTGTCAATGGGTAATTAATCAAATAATAACACCTGTACCACAAATCATTCCAAATTGGTCATTAAGAGCACAACTACAAATAATGGGTTTATTTGATGATGTACAATCAATGATAGATAATTTGACAGGAACTGAAAAAATAGTAGCTGTACAACAATGGGAGTATGGTAATCAAGTAGAAAGAAATCATCCACTTATTATACAAATAGGTACAGAGTTAGGATTAACGAGTCAACAAATTGATCAAATATTCATTGACGCAAATAATTTGAGTTAAATATAAAAATAGATTTTAACCGCTTAAAAATAGTTATAATCATATGGTAGAAAAAGTGTTTTTCCAAAGTAGCATGCCTCGCGCAGGTTCAACTCTCGTGCAAAATTTGCTTGCTCAAAATCCAGACATATACGGCAGTCCAACAAGCGGTCTTTGTGATCTATTGCTCAATGCAAAAAATAACTATACAAACGCAATAGAATTCAAAGCACAAGATAGTAAGATCATGGACAATGGATTCAAAGGATTTTGTAAAAGTGCTTTATATGGTTTTTATAATAATGTTACTGACAGAAAATATGTTGTAGATAAGTGTAGAGGTTGGAGTGTAACATATGATTTCGTAAATTGGTTTGATCCCAATCCAAAAGTTATCATAATGATACGAGATCTAAGAAGTATCGTAAGCAGTCTAGAAAAGAAGTTTAGAGACAATCAACACCTAGACGCTGGCATGCAAAACTGGAATGAAATGAAAGGTACTACTGTAGATAAAAGAGTAGATATGTATCTAAATGTAGCACCACCACTATGTGCTCCTATTGATGTGATATATGATGTTATAGTAAGAAAGATTGCACAGAAGTGCTTATTCATAAAGTTTGAAGACTTCAGTGCAAATCCAGAACAAGAAGTAAGAAAAATATACAACTATCTTGAAATACCATATTACCAACACGATTTCAATAATATAGCTCAATTTACCAAAGAAAATGATGTCTTCTATAGACCATTTGGCGATCACTTAATAAGAAATAAAATTGAACAGGTACCCGAAGATTATCTTAGTGTATTGGGCAGACACAACTGCAACTATATTACAGAAAAATACAATTGGTTTTATAAAGCTTTTAATTACAACATATGAACGAAAATAAACCTATTACAGTTTTACTAGCAGCACCAAGTTATGATGGTAGATTTGATGTCCGTTTCATGGACAGTCTAATCAATACCATACCACTCTGTGAACAAAACAACATCAAAGTTTTACCATACTTTCTTTGTTTTGATAGTTTGATACAAAGAGCTAGAAATGATTATTTTAGAGTAGCTTATCAAAGTGCTGTGGATGTATTGTTCTTTATTGACAGCGATATTGGTTGGAACCCATCTGATTTTGTAAAGTTAGTTCTAAGTGATAAAGATATGATTGGTGGTACATATCGTAAAAAGAATGACGATGAAGAATTGTATGCTTTTAAAGCACTTGGAGAAAATGCGAGTAATTTCAATATAGTACCTGACGACAACGGTATACTTGAAGTAAATGGATTAGGATGTGGTTTCTTGAAGTTATCAAAGAATTGTGTTAAACAGTTATTTGAAAATGAAAATGAATTTTATGTATCTGAAAAAGAAGGCGCTCCTGAATTAACTAAGAATATTTGTGCATGTACAATTAATGCAAATAATCACTTTGTAAGTGAAGATATCATCATGGGATTCAAGTGGCAACAAATGGGTGGTAAAGTGTTTTTAGATACAAACATTGATTTGGTACATGTAGGTAATAAATCTTATACGGGCGATGTAAGAAAATGGTTGGCTGATTGGAAAACCAAGTTTGAAAATCAAGGTGTAGTTCAACAACCAACTAAAAATGAAGTATTATCCAAATACTTTGTAACACCAACATCACAACAAACTGTAGATGACGATATGTTTAAAGTGTTATGAACGAACTATTTGCTGATATAATACTATTTGACACTGTATGCGTTCCTTATACAGGTGAGGATTTATTGACTAAAGGCATGGGTGGCAGTGAATCGCAAGCAATATTTTTGCTTGAAGAGTTTGCTAAATTGGGTAAGAAAGTAATTTGTTTAAACAATACAACCGTTGAAAAAGAATATAACGGTGTACTTTATTTGCCTAATGTAAGCGTTCAACAATATCAATTTAAGTGTAATCATTTGATATTACTTCGTAATAGCATTATTCCACGCAGAATCAAACATAAGAACTGTTATCATTGGGTGACTGATAATAATAGTCCACAAAATCTACCTTACTATGAATTAATTGATAGTGGTAAATGTAAGTTAGTCACACTAAGCAAATATAGTAATGATCAATATCCATCCGATTGGAATAAACATATTATAAACTTTATGATTCCACAGTGGGTATATGATTATCAATTACCACAAAATAAATCAGATTTTGTATATGCTAGTAGTTTGATGAAAGGTTATGGTTATACATTACAATATTGGATGTATCTTAAGGATAAAAGTCCGTCACTTAAAAATAAATCATTGAATGTTTGTTTGCCTGGTTATGACAATCCCCGGAATGATATTAGTATAGCAAACTATAGCGTAAATTATTTGAATACGCTTACATTTAAACAAGTGGTAGATCTATTAGCTAGATCGGAAGGCATGTTTTATGTCAATGTTATGACCGAAACATTTTGTGTAAGTGCTGTATTAGCAGAAATACTCAAAGCCACACCTTACATCTATTGTACTAATGGTTATGGTGCTTTAAAAGAAGTATTGAACAGCGATACAGTTACAAATGATATTAAACAATTCTTTAGTGATGTAACAACACAAAGAAAATGTAGTGTAGATGCAAAAAAATATTGTGCTGATGTAGTATCAGCACAATGGTTGAAATTGTTTAATGATTAAGGTGTAACTGGTGGATAAGCTGCTTGTACCAAAGGAGTTACAGCAGTTACAAGATCACTGTCGGTCCATTGACCGATTTGATCGTATGATTCTCCACTCCATACGGTGAAGAAATTAATTGCACCTGGTCCTACAGTTACTCTTGCAACAACTGTTTTTTGTACAGGATTGTCGTTTACATCGGTGATTTGATAAGCACTGGATGTTACTTGTTGTTGTGTAATTACCGGAGATGGCAATTCTACTTCTGGATATTGTGAACTTGATAATGGCATAATATTATATCTATATTGTTATTTACATATAAATATAATATTAAACGGGTAAATGTATTAAAAAATTCTTGTATATACCCTATCTATACCTTCATCCTTGAGGAACTTATAACCTCTATTATTTAGAAATAAATTCAATGTATTAGCTGAACTATTCCTATTGATATGACCGTCTAAATGACAGTGTTCAAACTTAAGATATTTAGGTTTTACTTTGTCAAATGGCCAATTAGTGATCAAATCATAATCCAATCCTTCAGCATCAATCTTAAGAAACTCTATATCTGTTATATTATACTTGTTTATTAAGCTTAATGAAGTTATACACTTTAAATTAAGTGTTTCGTATTGAAAGTGTTGATTATTTAAATATTGTTCGTGTTCTTTAATTAGTTCTAGATTTACGCCGCTTATTTCTGGACCCCAATTTTTGTCGGTATTATAATTAAATTCATACTCAACCTCTTTCATACAATGAAATGTACATTCACCGTCATAAGTATGTATAACACTATTATCAAATGATATACGGTTTGGATTGGGTATGTTAACATAATTCTGTTTTAACTTATCAAAGTACCACGGTACGGGTTCAATTAACAAAGCATTTATATTAGGTTCATTGATGATTATTTTATATACATCGTCATTACCTACAAAAGCACCTATTTGTACAATATTATAAAACATTAAATAGGATCACCGTAAATATTGAAGTTCTTTATTTCGGGAATGATTTCTTCTTCAACTGATTTAATCACATATAGTTTACTATCCAACGGTGCCAATCTATATTCACCTTTAAACTTAGTTTCCATAAAATAAGCTTCTAAAGCTTCTGTGAGTGAATTGTGTATAATTTTACGAGTATCATTCACAAGTCGCCATTTATCACCGGGCGGTACTCGTTGCGCTATTAGTTCAAGATGTTCTGTAATTTTCTTTGCCATAAATTATTTGGGTTTTGTAAAAAATATTTTATGCATGCCCGTCGTATATAGAGAGTTCAAATCCATATTTAACGCTCTCGCTTCTAGCTCTCCGGGCCAAAAACCTGTCCAATATGAAAACTGTTTATCATGATTTTCACATCCACAACTGATATATTGTGAACCACATACACTGCAACGTTCTACATCACAATTCTTTTTATGTTTTTTACCCGCGTCAACTTTACAGTCGGGACACTTATCCAGTGTGATGTTTGTACACAAAACATTTTTCTTTTTCATAAATCAACAACAATGACCTTTTTTAGGTGTTTCAACAGATTCGGCTAACTTAGTAACACCTCTCAAAGCATGTAATTCATAGTACATGTCATATATGAGTTTATCTATGTCTTTTACTAGATAAGGTATACTTTTAGTTTTATCAAGTTTTTTAAGTTTCTTACAATAATTTTTAATGATAGAGTCTATCTGAGTTTCCATCTATTTAGTTAGCCTTTCTCAATTTTTAAAAAAATTTATTCACTAAGTTTATGTTCTTCTATTGAATAATTATGACTATCTTTGTACATATTACAATATTTTTCAGCATTTTCTTTTAGAAGATATACCCGTTCAATTGTACGATCGCCTGACCTACTAGATACCACAAAATATACCTTTATAGGTTCTGCAATTGTACTGGCATAAGCAACTGTAATTAGTACAACACTAAATATTAATGACTTCATAGAATCTTTTTTGCTGAAAATTTACCAACTTTTACAACACTGTTTGTTCTTGCAATCTCCAATTTAAGTTCTTCAATTTCTTTACATGCCCATTCAATATCATTATAGATTAGATCACTATAATTTGTATTACCGCCCATTTGTTTTTGAACAGTGTTTATAGTTTTTTGACACTTAATAAAATCTCGTATCCTCTCTAATCTTTCTGAACTATTGAACATAATTAATCCTCATTATCAAAAAATACTGTGACCAAAATCACCAACAGTGTAACTAACAATATTGTGTGAAACAAATTCAGAATGTTCATACAACCAAAAATCTAATAATGTTTAGATCATCATTATTTGTTTTACATTCCACAATCAAATCTGGATGTGGACGGTCACAACTATAGTAGACCTTGATCTCTTTATAATCAAGATCTTTAGCAAACTTTTTATCAATTTGATTTTTCAACCACTCTACAACTTTTGTATTGTCTTTAATCATATTTTAATTATCAATCCAATTTGCTGCCTTCTCAGGCAATCCTTGTGTGTATGTACCAATAAATTTAACTCGTTTCAAATCCAAATCACTCTTAATTCTGTTCCAATCCCACTGAGCCGGATTGTTTAGTTGATGTGGATGTTCAACCCATTCAATTTCAAGTACGATCTTACTAGTGTGTATCTTATCATTCATAACTTTCACGGTCAATATTAATTACAAAAGGGAATCTGGGTATTTCCTCACCAGGCGTCAAATTAAAGTACTTAATTGTAGCCATCTTACCAATGTACTTCTTTTTGTTCTTAAGCAGTTCCTTCAAATATTCACGATCTCCTTTAATATTACTATGGAACAGAATATCCTTGTGATTCCTAAATACCATATATCCAGCCATACCAGACCTATTGCCTTCACCCTCTACAATATCAATAATCTTGTATTCACTGTCTTGAAACTCCTTACGCTTAAGCAAATTCTTACTACGCTTGTTTTCATAAACATTATCAAGACGAACCATCTGACCCTCATATCCTTCAACAATATACTTTTCATAAAGATCATCAAGCTGATTAAGTGTATCAACTCTATGAGTAGGTACCTTACGAATAATATTATTACTTAAAATATTGACATTGATCTGATGTGACCGTTCACCGAAATCATCCGGTAAAATCCAATCATAAACCCAATACTGAATAGTTTTAGCACTTTCAATAAGGTCTTCCTTTGTAGGAACAGTCTTCTTAACCAAGCTACAAATCTTATTGAAATCGTTAGCTAACTTATCACAATAAAGTTCACCATCAAGAATTGCGGTGGGGAACTTATTAAAAAAGTCCTTAAGAGCCTCCAGTACATGAGGAGCTGAAATGATTGGTTTACCATTCCTACTCCACATACCATTCTTTTTAATAATACACCGGATACCATCTAGCTTAGGTTGACTATAGACCGGATACTTAATTTCATCCTTATAGTCATCATAACTCTTAGCGAGCATAGGTTCCGTAAAGATATCATTATCAATATTACCGATGTCATCAAAATAACCGCTCTCTTTCTTCTTCTTCCAAAGAGCATTGGCTTCCTTCAGTGCTTGTTGTTCGCCCGTCGTGGCATTTTTCTTACCAACATTCTTGGCTTCAACAAAGGTCCATTCGGTACTTTGTATGATACCATCAATCTGGCCGAAAAAAGTGCGATACTTATCGCCTACAACTTCAACGGTCCAAGTTTGAACAGCACCAGTATTTGTACGAGAATAAAGAATAGGTAACTTCATATACTATAATCCTATCATGCATTTATAGAAAGTCAACGAATTTTTTTGGGTAAGCATTATCAGGTAGATCACTTCGTTTTCCGCTGTCAAAGCTAAAACAAATGTTTTTCTCTACCAATGGCAAGAACTTTCTCTTGGTATTATAAAACTTTGACACACGATTCTTCTTACATGTCTGATAAAAATCACAACGAACGCTCAAGCATTCATTGTTCTCATTTGTAACTAGTTCTTTCATAAAAAAAGAGGAGTCGTAAACTCCCCTATGTACAAGTTCTTCAGTCATTTTTCAACAAGAAATTGTTACTAATAGCCTTGAAGCTAAAATCCACCATCAATCCACGAATCACTACACCTTCACGGTCAACAGTGTTATTAAAGAAACTCTTGCCATCAGCATAAGCAAGCATCTTCTCTACAAGATTTTCAGAAGGAAGTCTATACAAATCATCTAGTATAGGTACCATTTCAAGTTCTAAATTAGAAATAAGTTCTTTAAGTTCTTCAAAGTGTAATCTACTACCATTATCAATGTCATAAGCTGTAAAGAAATACACCCGTTGATCATTGAAACGATACATATTCTTTTGAATACCCGTACCACATAATTCACCTTGTAGAGCTATATTTCTACCCAAAGCACTCAACTTCTCACGAAGTTTCATCTTATTGGCAACAGACCAATGAGTATTTTCAGCGGTTTCTTTCAATTCAAGATTACGGCTACAAACACCGAATTCACCTTTATTGAAGTAACAAGTAAAACTTGTACCATCAAGTTTTTCAGTAATGTAAACTATTGATCCATAAACATTTAAACCTGTATCAGATTCAAAGTTCTGTACACGAATTTCATCGGTCTTTGGAATAAATGACGGAAATAAACCCTTTACAAGTCCAGCAAGTTGTGCAGGAATCGGTGGTTCATACTTAACAATACCAAGTATTTCAGTAATATCATCGCCCTCTTTAGGATTTACAATAGTATCTGGAATCTTGGTAAGAAGACCTTGACTAAGTTGACCGCGCAACTTGATAGTCTTGAGTCTAAATCCATCATCGCCATTAGGCATTTTCTTGTAACTATTCTTACGAAGAAACTCAAATTCAGGCTTAATAGGAAGAAAGCTGTCAATCTCATAATAAACAACCAAGTCGCCAACGTTGTACTTATTTACAGTGTCAACAACCCACCATCCGCCTACACGATAGACACAAATCTTATCAGCGCCTTGAATAGGCTTGATTTCTTCAATCTTACGAATAGAGGCTAACTTACGATCCATACATACTCCTCATATAAAACCAAATACCAGCAGACACCGATGCTATAGCAGCATGTAAATAACCTAAAAATTTGCTGTTGTTAAAAACAAAATAACAACCCAAACAAGTGTTTATTAGATACGACAGTGTAAGTATAAAAAGCCAATATTCAGTCTTCATATTAAAAGTATACCACAAAATTATAATATGTCAATCCCAAAGATTTTCGTAATATTCGGCAAATAACTGTAAACCCTTTTTCTTTCGTTCTTCTAGTCCTAGAGACTTATTTACATAATTTTTCCAATCTTGTTTTTGTTTCTCAGTTTTACCGGAAACTCTACTTGATGTAAGAATCGCACATGAATATGGAAATGGATTAAATTTGTCAGGATCATTTAAATATTCAAATGTCCAAATAATTTCGTCTAATATGGCATCCCACTTTTCCTCTGTCAAATTTGCTGGATGTGAATGTACATTTACTTTCTTGAAATGTTTTAATCTTGGTAAAATAAACTTGGTGATAGTTTGATCTAGATTCCAACATTCTTTATTACTTACTCCATAACGAAGTTTTTGATAAATTGATACAATCCACGATTTAATGTGATGAGTCTTATGATAGATTCGCCAACCATATGGAATATTGTCAAGCAATTCATCCATAAATTTGTTTATTCTATAAAAGTTAAGGTCAATATCCTTTATCTTAGACATTGCGTCTATGTAATCTTTTTCTCTTTCTTCTTTTGTTCTAAACTCAAATTCAAGTTGATAATGATGCATAAAAAAACCCTATACTTTGAGTATAGGGCATACTGTAGTGTAAGTCAATATTATTTGATATTTTTCATATCAGGCGTAGCCTTGTGCCATGGCACTTCAATAACCGGAACACCTTGACCTTGATTCCATCTACCTTGTGTTTGTTCTGGTTGAGGTTGTTGTTGAGCTTGAGCCATTTGTTGTGCAGCTGCCATTCCGTTTGCAATACCCGGATTTGTGCTGGTAATACCTAATGCTGGATTTTGTGTTTTGATACCTAAATAAATTGGACCTGGCATATTAATAAACCTTTCTCTTTAATATAAGTAGTGTCACTTCTCCTCGTTATATACAAAATCATCACTCATCATGGAATATAAATAATCATTGTGTTGATCATAATTTACATGGTCAGTTAATGGTATAATACGGTTTTCATCACAACAATGACATTGCATACGAATATAACCATTCTTTATAGAAGCAACTGTGTCACAATAATTACAGCGTATATCAATCATACACTATAAAATATCATAAACTTATTTTAAAGTAAAGATACTATTGTGTAGTTCACACAGATGTTACAAATCTTTATAACTTTTTATCTCCATCTTACCGTTTGTAATTGTAAGCCATTGATTTACATTACAATCAATACACAGGTTATTAGCTTCTGTCAGATCACTGAATCCTTCTGTATGATGTTGTTCAATACCTTTACTTCTTCTGTGTGTATGACCAACGATTTGTTTTAAATCCTCAATAGGTTCAAACTCTCTATCAAAGTCTAACCATACAATACCACCATATCTGGCAAATCCGCCTCTTGCTCTACCAGCCTTAAAAAACCAATGATAGTCATTAGTTCTCGCCGCAAGTGTAGCCCGTTCACATTCACTGTCTATATAATTGATTATGTCATCATTATTTTTTGCAGTTGAAGGTATGTAATTTGGATGTATACCAGCATGTGTACACAAATAATCGTCAATTACAAAATACCATTTAAAATAATCTTGTACAGACTTTCTATATCTACCAATTACATCATCTATAGCAAAGTACTTACGGTCTTCGTAACCACTACATTTAGCAACATCACTATTGAACAAGTAGTGAACATCGTGATTACCAAAACAAGTATGTGAGTTTCTAGTATCAAGATATTTCAATAGATAATCAGCGGTTGCTTTATAATCACTATCATAGTCTTTATAAAAACTATCAAACCAATCACCCAAACAAATGTTGATATCAGCAGCTTCATGTTTAATGATATCATCAACCTTATCAATTTCTTGATGAGGATCTGAGAATATCAAAATCTTTTTATCTTTGGAATCAATTTTCATGGTTTGTATAACTATATCACATCTTTTAAATATTGTCAAGTACTGTATAAATTTAACCAAATTGTAGTGTAGATAATTGACCAGTCTATTTTATGGTGAGCATTTTGATCGTATAAAAAGTTATACAAAACTTATACATTAGTTATAAAAGATGTTACATCATATTGTTTCATCTGAAAAAAGAAAGGATAATTAATGAAGAAGATAGAAGCTATAATAAAGCCCTATAAACTTGATGAGGTAAAAGATGCCTTACAACAAATAGGTGTACAAGGAATGACAGTAAGTGAAGTAAAAGGTTTCGGTAGGCAAAAAGGTCATACTGAACTTTACAGAGGCAGTGAATATACTGTCGATTTTTTACCCAAACTTAAACTTGAATTGGTAGTAGAAGAAGAAATGCTTTCTCAAGCTATTGATACAATCATTAAAACAGCTAAGACAGGCAAAATTGGTGACGGTAAGATATTCGTTTATGGTGTAGAACAAGCTATTAGAATTAGAACAAGTGAAACTGGAAAGGATGCAATATGAGATTAATTAAATTATTATGTATGTTATTAACCGCAACAATGTTACTCGGTGCAGACGCACCAACTCCTACAATTGAACAACGAGTAGGTAGCATTGAAGCCTATTTAAGCAACACAGATCCAACCGCACCACTTAAAGATGGTGATGGTAAAATCGCTGAAGGTCTTACAACAGTTGCTGCAAGTAACACTGGTCCTGGTCATAACGGATTTCAAATGATAAGTTCAGCATTGGTATTGTTTATGACATTACCAGGTTTATTCTTATTTTACGGTGGATTGGTTAGACGAAAGAATATGTTGAGTGTTGTGGCTCAATGTTTTGGTATAGCCGGACTGGTTACTATACTATGGTACGCATTTGGTTATAGTGCTGTATTTGCAGATGGTACGGGACCGTGGTGTGGATATAGTGGTAAATTTGCATTCTTTGAAGGTGTGGGTACATCTCCAAACACAAATTATGCTTATTGGATAAGTCACAATATATTTGCTATATTCCAAATGATGTTTGCAATAATTACACCAGCACTTATTATAGGTGCTATTGCTGAAAGAATGAAGTTTAGTGCAATAATGTTATTTACAGCACTTTGGATGTGTATTGTATATTTTCCATTGGCCCACATGGTATGGGGTGTCAATGGCGGTATGAATGGTGTATGGAACGCTGATGCCATAGTCAAATCAATAGACTTTGCTGGTGGTACTGTTGTACATATGAGTAGTGGTTGGAGTGCGTTACTGTTATGCTTATTATTAGGCAAAAGGATTGGATATGGTAAACAACCAATTACACCACACAGTATGACATTATGCGCAATTGGCACGGGTATGTTGTGGGTAGGTTGGTATGGATTTAATGCTGGGTCAGCATTGGCAGCAGACGGTATTGCAGCAACAGCATTTGTTACAACCACTATTGCAGCGGCTGTAGCTTCATTTACGTGGGCTATGATAGAATATATCTTTAAGAAGAAACCAAGTATTCTTGGATTTTGTTCAGGAGCAGTTGCTGGTTTAGTTGTAATTACACCAGCATGTGGTTTCGTTACTACGACGGGTGCATTTATTATAGGAATTTTAGCGGGTATAATTCCTTATTTCGCTTGTAGTTGGTTAAAGCCTAAATTGGGATATGATGATGCATTGGATACATTCGGTGTACATGCTGTAGGAGGTACATTGGGTGCTGTATTGACTGGTGTATTGGCAAGAAACAGTGCAAATGCTAATTTAGCTACTAACTTAAAAGATTATGTTACCGACAGTTTGTTACAACCGCTTGTTTGGGAACAACTTAAAGCTGTTGGTATAACATTGGCACTTTCTTTAATTGGCACATTGATCATTACATATATTGTTAAGTATACTGTAGGATTAAGACCAACTGAAGATGAAGAAAATGTTGGGTTAGATATTGCTGAACATGGTGAGGAAGCTTATCATGGATAATTAACATATATAATAACAAAAAGACCGCCAACTTAATTGTTGGCGGTTTATTTATTGTTCGTGAGCTTTGATTCTACTTTCTAACTCTTTATCTTTTGTCTTAGGTTTTCCCCAGTTAATTGAATCAAAGTTTTTATTATACTGATTCTTGTTCACCGGACGTGGCTTGCTGCCCTTCCCGGCTTGATTCTGATTGCTCATAGAATTGTTGATATCCTTTCTCTACTGTACTAAAAAATATTCCTCGTTGATAAAGATTTTGTGAAGTATCTTTATCACTTCTCATAAATTTAGAATTAGTATTTAATATTTTAATACCACCTACACCCGTAGGATCTTCTTCATAACCTACAAACAAAATGCTGAATAAAATATTGTCAAGTACATCATCAAACATTTTAGCAGCATTTTCATCTTTAATAAAAACTATGTCTTTTTCATTCCATTGTCCATCAACTCTAGGACAGAGACACAATTTATATTCGTTTTCAATTAGTGCTTTAAATACAAAAGCATTTGGTTTAATTAATTCACTCATAGTTTTATATATTTTCTATTATCTACATTATCATAACAAGTTTTACAAAGTTGACCCGCACCCTCGATATAGTTGTCTCTATAATTTATATCAAGATTTTTAGGTACAGTTGTTTCTTTCTCACAAACTATACATTTTTCAAACGGCGTGACCTCAAAATCATTATCTGTTTTAATTATTGTATTATTCATATTTCCAAAAAACTTGTAATAAAACAATTAATCCACTCAAACCAATTAAGGTTATTGTTTTTAGATTAATCCTCTCATTGAAATAAATAGTTGTCAATATTGTAAACATTATTATACCAATACTGAATGTCAATATTCTATTTGGCCACATCTCACCTTCAAAATGTTCAGTGATGTACCTAATAGCATATATTGATATCCATGTACAAGGCACACTTAACAGTATTAAGTATAATTGATACTTTTTATAAAAATTATCTACAAACTGACCATATAATTGATGCCAAGCTATTATATAAACAAATATTAATAATACTATACCAATTAGTAATTTCATTTATATGAATCTCTCATCTCTTTATAGGATACAGTTCTAAATAACAACGCTTCTTTTGTATACAAGAATTGTTCTGTTTTAGTAGCCCAAGGATGTCTGAATGCAAATACTTGCGCAGCAATTGCCCAATATACTATAAACAATAATATTGTCGTTGGTAGTATACTGTATATATTTACAATAATACGATCAGAAACTGTTATTATACGATTCCACATAACTAATAATATTTTTTGCACCAACTGGATTCATGCTGTGAACTGCAAAATCAGGATGTTTAATGACTCTTTTCATACATTCATTTACCAAAAACTTGCAACACTCATATCCGGTCTTTTCAACATATTTGTTATAATCTATGTTGCGTTGGTTTAATGCTTTAACAGGTTGATAGTGTTGATTACACAAATCATGGTCATAAGCAACAAAACTTGGTATGCCTTTGGTTGTAATAGCATTACGAAAATCTTTATAATTTCGTACAACAATCCACTCAGTTTTAGGCAATGATACCCAAGTCACATCTTCTGGATTTCTAATGTCATCCAGAAATAGATAATATTTTTCTTTATTCATTCTTTGATTTTCTCTTCTAAGTATAATGTATATCTAGCAGTTTGTCTACCATTAATTATCTTAGATTCAATAAAATCTACCTTAGTCACACGAACTCCCTCGGAACCATATTCATTCATGATTTTTTCCAATTCGTCGGTTGACTCTACATTGTGAATTTTTACTCTATATTTATACTTCTTCATGTAAAGATTTTATTTTGTTCCAACATGTTGCCTTTGTAACCTTTCCATCCATAGTGAGTCAAATTACAATCGGTTCTTGCATATATAGTACCACCAGCTTTTCTATATAAGTTACAAAAACCATAGTCTTCGCTTTCGTACTTTTTTGTTTCAGGATTTACTTGACATGGAAAAAAATTATACTGATCTTCGCCGTATTCTGAATAACCATCAATATCATTTTTATAAGTTACTTCCGGAAACTTATTCTTTATTTGATTAAATACTTCTCGTTTAATCAACATAAATCCCGTAGCTGCATATTTTACTTCTTCTATATTTTTTAGATCTTTCTTAAATCTAATCTCAGTAGCAAAATCTGTACATAACTCTTCAAAGTTATTCGTTATCGTAGATTTAGATGCTAGAGCTTTAACTTTTGAAGTGGATATATATTTTTTGGGATATAATCCTGAAATCAGTGGTTTATCACTTTCAAGAAGTTTAAGAAAATCATCGGCTGTAAATGATATATCACTATCAATAAACATCATATAATCACAGTTGGTCTTATTTATGAAATTAGAAGCAACTGCATTTCTAGCTCTTGCAATTAAACTTTCAAAATAAATGTTATCAATTAAGAATGATACACCTTTCTTTTGTGTATTGAAAATAGTTTCCATTACACTCATCATAAATTGTGAGTGTACCATTCTGTTATAACAAATTATAGGTAGATATACTTTCATGTCCAACTCAAAGCTTCGCTGATAACTGGAAATTCCTTAATGAATATATTTTTGATACCCACAGCAATTTCTCTATGTTCTTTCTGCGTATCTTCTTTTGCTCTCAGTTCAATATAATGAATCCAACTACGAAGCGTACCAGTCATATACATTGTGGTTTGAGTAGTCAATGGCAATACCATTCTAGCACACTCTTTAGCAACACCGGCTTCAATCAAAGCGTCATATGCTGTTAGACTTGAATTTAGTGCATTGTTTACCAATTCCATTTTTTCAGGTGACAAATCAACTTCAGCATCGCCGACTTGTCTATTGGTTTTGCCTTGTAGACGCCACTGAATGTCTTCAAGTTTTGTAGCTACACTATATCGTTGACTGAACTCTTGAAATGCGAACGATCTGTGTCTTAGAATTTGTGCTGCAATTGCTCTACTTGTGACAATTTCAACTGTAACACTTGCCATTTCAAATGGACTCCAATGTTGATGTTTGATTAAATATTTAAGAAGTCTCGGAGCAGTTTCAGTATTCATCTGATTTGATGGATTACTGACTCTTGCACAATAAGACACAATATCTTCTGCACTGTTAAGTCCCTCAATTTTCGGTGAAGTTACCGCAACAAGTTTTACATTCATAATAAAATATTAACTTATAATTTTTGAACAGTCAATTCGTTTTTCCTAAGTTCAATGCATTTTTCATTAAAACTGTCACAATTACCACCAAATCTTCCACACTTAATAATAGTAACACCAGCAATTTTACTTGACTTTATATCTTCAAGCACTTGTCTGCTTGGAAATGTAGGAATCATTTCGGGATGTTCTTTAAACGAATAAAATTGGGTTTTATTTGTATAACCCGTTAATGTACAATCTGTAAATTGATGTTTATATGACTTCATTTTTATTAACTAAATATGTATGTAACCAGTTGTCTAATAATTACATACAAGTTAATTAAAAAAAAGGAAATAAAACCAGCTAATGCTAATTTTATTTTAGTTTCGTGTCTCATAACATTTTAACTAAACTTTAAATCTTCATTTTGAACATAATCTACACTAGTTGGCTCTTCTTTGACTCCTGAATTGAGAAATTCATAACTATATGAATATTTTCCTATGTGAGATAATTTGACACGCGTATCGCTGTATAATGGTATACCTATTTGTTTTACTCTATGACAAAAAGCAAAGTCCTCACCAAGGTATTCTCCGTCAATTAAGATTGGGAAAAAATATGGATATACATTATATTGACCACCCCAAATCTTTACCTTTTCCATCTTTAGTTCTTTAGCCATCTTTTCATATACACTACGATGTGTATACATAAACCCAGTAGCAGCATAGTTTACTTCATATAAACCACCAGTTTCGCCTAATTTAACATTTTTATCTTTAAATTGTGTAGTTAATACAGGCCATCCTTTAACACTATATGGAGCACTTACAAATTGAAGTTTATGATTGATAATCTTTTCCACATCATACGGCCAAAAAGCAACATCCGCATCAATCCAAAATAAATGTTCAAATCCTCGATCCAAAGCCTCTTGTGCCATAGCACATCTGCCCTGATCAATTGCTGACCAACCATATTTACGCCAAACTGTATATCCAAACGATTCCAACTTTCTCAAGGCATCATCTACAGCGGGTTCAATATGATGTGCAACCGGTACTAAAATAACTACAGATCCGGATTTGACATTTGAATTTTGTGAAAGTATTTGATCAACCTTATTTTTATTTGAAGATCGTAACCGTTTAAATAAAGATATTATATAAGAAAACATAGTTAATAATAAATATTAAGTATTTAGTACATCCAATGTAAATATATATGTTCCCCCTCTAAATTGTGCTACACTTGCAAGTGACCAAAATACATGGTTCATCTCAAGTGCAACAATAATTTCTTCATTACCACTCCATCCGCCTGTATTTACAATAAGCGCTTTAAATGGTTCAATATGAAAGGGTTCCAACTTTTTATAATCATCAATAATATACCAACTACCATAGTGACTATGATAAGCACGATTTGCAAAGTCAACCAAATCAAGTAAATCTTGTTTATTTGCAATCTTCCAAGTGGAAATTTTATTAATAGTATCCTCTGTGGGATAACCGTCTTTGTCAAAAGTAGGTTCGTTCATAACTTAGGCAATTTATAATCGGGTATTTGTCCAACAAACCAAAAGAAATCTTCTTCAAAACTGTAATGAAACTTCATATCGGTTGTAGGGTTATATGCTTCTATGATGGTTCTATCTTTTATAATTTTTGGTTTACCTCTAAATTCAAATTGTGGATATTTGTATTTAATGGCATATGGAACATGAGTGTTCATTTGTCATTGGTTATGACGGTAATTAATTTAACATTTATCTTATCGTTTTGTTTACGCAAATATTCTTGAAGATGTACCTTGAGCTTTTCAGCTTCTTCGGTAGACACTTCAACAGGCAAATTAACTTCCATTACATATTTCTTCACAATTTAACTGATATAATCTATGATTAGCTTTAGTGATTCTGGTATATTAGACTTATCTGTGTCTATAGTCAAGCAATTATTTGTTGGCGGTTCGTAGTAGGAAACCATTTTACCTTCTCTGAATCGTGAACAGTGTAGGTATATTTCTTTTGTTATGATTGACGCATCACTTTTTAGGTTTTCTCGTAGATATTTGAATGGCGATACGAGTGATACGACAACATAATTAGTTGTTTTGTTATAAAGTTTAGCGATTGAGTATGCTGTTTCAATATTTCGTTTACGACCTCTTTCTGAGTAATCAAAGTTTTTGACCATTTCACGGAGGTTATCACCGTCAATCCAATTTACTGTATGACCTTTTAATTTGAGGTATTCTGTAAGTTGTTGGCTGAGAGTGGTTTTGCCACTATTGGGTTGTCCTGTGAATGTTATTATCATAATTTGATAATTTAGTTTCTAGTTCTGTTACTTTGAGTTTAAGTTCTTGATTTTCAAGAAGCATTTGTTCGTAAATTTTACGAATGTCTCGTAACATATCTATTAGATTAGGTTGAGTTTCCATTTAATTATTAATAATTTCTACATATACACCCGCGTCAACAAAGTTATTTCTATGAATTAACAGAGTATTATTGTATATGCTAATATATTCACTAGCTGTATCTTTTAATTGGTTATGAATATCTTGAATGACTGCTTGAAATTCTTTTTTAGATTTATCCACTTCTTCAGTTGTGAGTAGTCCATCACGAAAAGTTTTATAGGTTGACATTCTATCTTCACAATTCCACTTGCGATAATTTATCAATAACGCTATATTGTATGAAGTGTTTTTACAGACAACAGTTTGATCATTAGCTTTTTGTTCTTTTTTAAATAAATTTATCATATTATAAAATATTAGTATACATAATCCATATGACTGCAATTGTTACAGCGAACATTTCGTTTAGGAGGATATGAAGCTAGTACTACACCGGGATTAGAATAATACATTTCTTCACCACACTTTGGACAAGCAAAGCCAGAGTTGAGATGATTGATTGCGGTAAAATTACTTAATGATTCTTTATTATGTTGTTCTAGAGACTTTAGATTCTTCTTTGGAATTTCCGTTTGCTTTTTAACATATTCCTCAATTTGAAGTAATCTATTGTTTAACAGCCTCAATGTTTCAATTATTTCATCAGTATTCATATTACTTTGATAGTTCGGCATCTTCAAATATATTTCCAACTACAACAGATTCGTGGGCGACACTGATTACAAAATGGGTAAATAGTTTTGATTTGTCTTCGTCACTAGGAATGTAATTGTATATACAAGTATAGGCACCACTAATAGCACGGGTTACAACACCTTTTTTGTTTGTATCTACATCATTCATATAGGTAGATAGTATGTCACCCTCGTAAATCGGTATACCATTTTTATCATTCAAGACTGCATATTGTTGAATTGGATATTCTTTACTATGTAAATTTCTATCTGAATAATGAAACTTACTCAAATCCGAGAACTCAAAATTATTCAAATCAAAATACTCAAATCTTTTATATTCTGGAATATAAATTCTAAATTTTAAATTGTTATTCATATTAACTTCACTTTACCCCACACTTTACCCCACACTTTATAACAAAGTCAATAGTTTTTTTGCAAAATTTTATTTGGATTTTTCTATAACAAATTTGTATAATGTTGAGTGTCTATATTTATCTAAATCATTGATATTGGCAATTGGAATTTTGACTGAATTGTCTCTTAATACAGATATTTTGAAACCGGATTCTTTTGCTTTATTTAGTAGTTTTTTCCAATAATTTTCTCCACTGACTGAATGAACTGCATCTGATATTACGCCGTCAAACTTATCTAAATAGTAATTAAACATTACATCTCTAAACAATCCTAATGTTAATGGATTTTGCCATATTGTTATTTCTTGTATAATATTATTATTTAACTTATATTTGAAATATATGTAAGCCAATTCGTTATATATAAATATATCAATAATTTCATTGTTAATAACTAACTGATATATTTTATAATCTTTATAATTACCCACCAACTTTCCATTCTCTATGATGTATTTGGTATATTCATAATTTGAACCATTACTAGCAAATAATTCAGTGGGTATACTATTAACTCTTACAGGAGATTCATTCAATGATTGATTATTATTACACAAAACAAATTCATAATCAATAATTTCTTTAAATATATCCGTCAACTTAATCATATATTCTATAAATATAGACTATAACCACTATGACTAAATTATTTATCATTCCCAAGTTTTTTCTGAAATGCGCTATTTTTATCTCGCCAAGAAAGATCTGGAATACCTCGTTTATCTGCTACAAATTTACTCACACCATTCCATTGTTTTTCTTTATACATCTCAAATAGTTTTGGCAATTCATCATAAGTAACAGACTCAGCATCTGAAGCGGGAACAAAGTAATCATTGATTAAAATATACAATCCCAAACACTCTTTTTGATTACATCTATCAATTGCTGATGTTACAAACAATACACCTTCATCCAATAAATAAGCCGCCATACTTTCATAGTCTGGCTCCATCTTACCATTTATGTCATAATAATATGTGCGGTTATCAGTCATTTAGTTTATCCTTGAATATGCCTGATATTCTCTTCAAACCTTCTTTGTCTGGCTTCTGCATCAGCAGTAGTAGTTGGAGGATCTAATGGCTTAGGCCACGGAATATCTCGTTCACTATCTGTTAGTTCAATATCAAATTCATCAATACGGCACAATTCACCGTCTTCAGCTTCAACGCCATTTTCATAGATATGAATACCTCTTACTAAGATGGATTTAGATTTAAGCCATTCGTGGTATGACTCAAGCGTAATTCGTTTGCCATATTCATCATAATCAAACACTTCTGTTCCGGCCTTAAACCAAGTATCAGGTTTGGCAGTTAATTTAACATACAATTTAGTCATATTATTGAGCGGTAATGTTTTTGTAATTATATTTTAAATCAAAGCGCAAAGTAAACAATATCAATCCTAACTGCAAAGTAATTGCTTTATAAGTGTCATCAATTCCTAAAGCATCATTGCGCCAAATAGTGCGGGGAAACATTATCCTTATTCCTAAAAATAATCCTCCTCCATTTCTTCTACAATGCCATTCAGGATATACACTTAAATACTTTGTAGTCATATTAGTTTTCATTAGGATAATATACATGTAGTGGATAAGAAGACGGATTGGGACCCAATCCAATATTCCCTTTTAAATCAAGACTTAATTTATTATAAAATACTACATCTTTTGCAACAGTATTGTTACTAGAAATATTTGATGTATTGTTTGCTAAAATTAAAGCGGGTACACCAAATAATGATTTTATAAAGTCTTTTCTATTCATTTGTTTTGATGAATATTGTTTGTACAATTACCTTTATGGGTTAATGAGAAACCTCTTCCACCAAAGGTTTTGATATATTGGCAATTATCTATTGTAACTACTTTTCCATCATTTGTAATAATGTAAGTGGTTAGAAATCCAATTATAAATGTTAGAATTAAATAAAATATAGCGTTTGATTGTTTATTCATTTTTCCCCGGAGAATTCTCTTTTAATAGTAGTATCCCACTCTTTGTTGAGTTCGTCAAGTTTATTTGCAATTTCTCTTAAAGTATTTGAAGTCCAAGCTCCATTAATACTTTCATCCATCCAAAAATAAAAATAACCATCAACATCTCGTTCTATACTTGCAATACTAACATTGGTTTTGGTTCGTACTTCAACTTTATAATCTTTTACTTTTTTATACTTAAATGCACTCATAGTTATTTATCCGCACTTTCAATAATTGTTTTTGTTTTCCAATAGCCACCTGATTTTATACATTGATAACCATCTACAGTAATTCTAAGCCCACGATCATTTTGATAAATACTAACTACTGGATGGTCAATAACAACAGATCTATAAATACGAGGAGGGTCGTCTACTGGATAAAAACTAAAAGTTTTATCAATAGTATTATAATCAATATCAATACAATTTTTAGTTATCGTTGAATCAGTATCATAATCATAATATGTAACTTTATATTTCATAATTATTTACTTTTATTCAAAATCGGACAATCTATCAACCAACAATCGCAAATAATACATTCACCATTATGGTCGGGTTTACATGGATATTGAAAAATATTACCCACAACTTCAATTGTTATTAACTGCCAATATTCCCATTGATAACCTTTTTCACTATGCCAATTTATAGGTAGAATTTCTTCCGTGAAACCAGCAGGTCCAAAATCAAACATTCCGCGAATAATATCACCTTCGTAAATTTCTTTACCATTTTTATCTTTTAAGCCTGTATATTGTTGAAAAATACAGTCTTCTATTGGATATTTTAAGCAAGTTGACATTTTATCTGTCCATTGCCATATATCAAAATATACATCCTTAGTTTCTTCATTGATAAAGAATGAATTATTTATTTTATCCCACACTCTAAATTTAAATCGGTTATTCATACTTTATTAATATTTTTTCTAATCCACGGGTCAAGTATATCATCCACTTCGTTTTGAAAATTAATAGCATCATCAGAGTCATATAGGGGAGCATTCCCACTACGAATCATATATAAAATTCTAAGAAGTTTATTTTCTCGTTTCTCCAATTGAACAATATATTCTGCCAAATTGGGATAATCGGCACACAATTCAGTAACACTTTTATTCATATTAACTTAATAATTCTTTGTTCTCAAATATATTGCCAATGATCTCCAAATCACAGTCACAACAATCACAGTGAGTATAATTGTGCAATTCGTTGCTACCAATATATGGTTGAGAAATACAAAATCCCTCGCGTAACCATGTAATAACACCACGGGTATACACTGTATAATTAACGAATATTGCTGATATAGCGTCTTTGTCTAGCGTTTTAACAATATCACCTTCATAAATGTCTTTACCATTTTTATCTTTTAAGCCTGTATATTGTTGTATTTCACTAACACCACCAGCAAGTCCTTGAGGATAACCATCTTCACCATCTCCAATAGAGAAAAAGTAGAAAGACTTCTCTAGAAAAGAATAAATACGAAATTTAAAACGGTCACTCATAAGTTACAATATCATTTAACTTTCTAATTAGTTTTTTCTTGCATCATAACAAAGAATTCTTGTTTGCCAATCCATTTTACCGCACCTTTATCAATGATGCCTACATCACCATATTTGTCGGTTACAACAAAACCTGTAATAACACTGTTGTCTCGTTCTATAATATCCACAGTTTTTTCTGCGGTTAAAACATTGCTGCGTTCTTTATCAGTTACAATCTCCAATAATTGTAAAAACGGTTTGTTAAATGATTTCATATTTAATTCGTTTGTTGTTTACGAGCGTTTTTCTCAAGCATTCGTTGGTATTGATATTCAATCAGCTCGTCAGGAGTAAGAATATCGCCTCCAATGCTAAACCGTGAATAATCACGACTACCTTGAATTAAGATAGCTTCCTCAAGTGTCAATTTACGCTGCTCTTCTTCAGCAGACATTAAAGCTCTAAATGCTAGTGTATTTTTTGTTGGTCCCCGTTTCATTGTTATAACACTTTACCACACACTTTATAACAAGTCAAGTAAAAGATTACACTTTCATTTATTCATTTATGTTACATTCCTTACATAAGTCAAACAAAAGAGACAACGATAATTTTTCATTCATCTTCTCTTCACTTCCAAAATGTTCAATCAAAGTTTTTTCAGCAACAACTTCATCTTCCCAACCCGCCCATTTACCACCATTGGGAAATCCCCCCTTTTCAAGATAATCACACCAAGGAAATTCCACTCCATTTACATTTTCTCGCTTCAAATATGGACACTTATTAATCGTACCACGAAAATTATTCTTTTCACTAGGTAATTCATTCCATGTATAACAATACACACCAACCGGAATAATTGAAGTATCTTTTGTTTCAGTACCGTTCATTTAATCAATTCAGGATGTTCTAATACATTACCAAATTTTTCTAATTCAATCCACGGATAATCCATTGAAGCAGAAATTTCACTGCAAATATACTCGTTCAATGCAACATTTTCAACATAAAAACAGCCATAACTAAAATTAACAATGCCCAACTTAGTTCCATATTTTAATACATCGCCTTCAAAAATCTTCTCACCATTTACATCAGTCAATCCACTAAATTGTTGTACAATATGTGTTTTACGATTGAAATAAGTGGATAAACCGGCAACACCTTCACAACCATAAAGTGCGCCGGTCATTACATATTTTTGAGATTGTTTATCCCAAATTCTAAATACAAAATTACTCATGCAAATTTATACCATAACGATTCAAATCATCATACAACATCTGTCTCACTTTTTCAAGCGCTTCATCAGCACTCTTAAATGAATGGCCATGCTTTAACCAATTTCGCATCTCATTGTCAATATCACGCACAACATTCTTTATATTTACACCTTGACAAGCGCCAATATATAAATCTTGTTCCTCCGGTAAATTATACTCTAATGTCGCTTTCATATTGATAATCAATGATTTGTACACATATGATTGGGAAAACCTGTAGGAGGAAGATTATTTGCAAAAAGACCCCTGTCATGGCGTTCTTTTCGTTCTTCAGCAGTAGCATTATTCCAACTATACTGATTGATAGGAGGAGTGCCTGTTTCTCCATTAGAACAAAGATTCATAGGAGGAGTTTCAGTAGAAGTCACAGGCGGAATACCACGCCAAATATCATACGGAGTATATATAGGATATTTATCCGGAATACTCAATGGCTTATGTAAATTCAAAACAGTACCCAACGCATTATATAATGCATTTGCTTCACCGGATGTTAATGCATATTCAACATCATTAATCTTTACATTAATTGTTTGCGTCACTTTAATATTATTCATATTCATAATTTATATAAATCAGTTAAACACCCTATGACATTCATGCACACTTTCCCATCCATCATACTCTTCAATTTTCCAACATTCCACATCATCAGGTATCTCTACCACCTTAAGCTTGGCATGCGGTCCATTAGCCAATTCACCCAATTCCTCTACAACCTGTACAAGTACTGCGTCAGTCCTATCTTCAAAATCATATACACTAAAATAGTTCTCCTCCTTCACACTGTCAATATAGTAATTACTATATATAGGTTTGCCAGTCATACTATCATACCTAACACCCTCAGTCACTATCTTCAATCCCTTAAGCTCAGCATATCGCATAATAGCTTCGTGACTCAATCCAAATCCACCATATTTTGCATTTATAACAACTTTAATCATAATTACATCATACCATATAATTGTAAACGGTCAATCAAATAGGGTTAGTATTTTTGTTACCAATCAACTTATACTGTTGTTGACTAAATAACATACACCCACCCCTAATTTCATACACCCAAAAACAAAAATGTTGAAACAAAATTCGTGCCTGTACCATCTTCAAACCTAATTTCCATTCAACATAATCTCCTTCATACAAATAGTTGCCGTCAACACACTTGTATCCAGTACACTTCTCTATAATATACTTATCATCATCTACTGGCATCTCATTGATAAGCAAATAACCATTACTATCAATAACTAAAATATTTTGCTTGCTATCAACATAACACTTGTTGACAACATCCCATACCCGAAACATAAAATCAGTATTCATTTTGTCTCACTATGCTAAACCCAAATCCAAATATTGACAAGCTAAAAAAGAAATATCCCTTAGAAGAAACATAACGAATACCCGTTTCAAATAACATCACAACATTTCTATAATCTTCCGTTTCCATCCAACAATCTTCTTTACGAGAAGGTTTGTTAGTACAACAAATATGTGGAAGATTTAGTTCTACCTCAAACTTCTTATAAGGTTCAACATCCTTACTCATTCTACTAAATAATGTCATAATTATGCATTAAATGTATAAGTGTTTGTATGTACACCATTTATGCTAACAGGATTATCTGTATTGATTTGCTTAGTCCAAGCTGGATCATTCCTATAAGCTAATGTAGAGCAATCCGGCCACGGACTAATTGGATATTGTGGTACAGACTGTGCATCATAGTCTAAAACATTAAGTTCACGCTTGAGTGATGTAATCAGTTGACTTGCTTCATCTTTTGAAAGCGTGAACTCATTACCCTTGATGTTGATTTTGATATCGGTTGAAACATTAATTGGCTTTGTCATATTAGATAAACTATACAACAATGTTTCAACCGTGTCAATACTTTTTACAATGCTGGATAGAATGGTTGAGGCCAAAGATGTTTGATCTGACTTGTCCAAGTATCATTAGGCCATTTTGATTTTCTGAAATTAACAAATCTTTGAATTAGACTTGGATCACCGCCCATGTATCTTAAAAAGTTTTCGGACATTGTAAGATTATTATAGTCAGCAATCTGTGGATTTTGTTCTAATACATCTATTTGTATTTTATGTATTTGATTGTACATGCCGACCATCATGTCTTTCTTTTCTTTTGTATGTAACGCATCAATATAATGCATTGTGAACTC